TTTACCTTTCTTATCATTTCAATTTTTTACATTTTACACTCTCTTTTCTCTCTTCTTACATTTTCTTTCTACGGCGACCACGACCACGACGACCACGACGACGACCGGATTATTTAATTCTCCGGCGGGGCAACTACTCCACCTTCTTTCCATCTATTCTACTGACTACAATCCCTCCCTCCATACGACGAGACACTTCATATCCTTTATCCTTTTTGTCAGCCTTCTTAGTTTTTGTCGAACTGGTGGCGACGGAAGCGACGGAAGCGACGGAGGGTGCGATCAGAAAATTTGACGAGTTCATAACTACCTTCTAAGGATGTATACGACTTACTTAATATAGCAATTCCTTTCAATTTTATGCGGATAATGTAGAATTACCACTGGCATCTCTTCGTATCTGTCCACTAATCTGTAGAGATGCGTTGCTTCGAATACTGTGCGCTGGAGAATTAGCATTTGAAACACTAAACCTCTCTTGTAATTGTTGTAATTGTTGCAGTTGACTTATCGGTGACGGCGACGGTGTTACCTTATTGTTGGTCGGTTCGACACTTTCCGCGTCATCAGTAATAATTGCTCCTCCATTCGTATTTGCGTTAAGAGTATGGTCATTGTATTGGTCGTGGTCGTGGTCGTGGTCGTGGTCGTGGTCGGGTCCATTTCCGTTTTCTGATCGCCCAGTAGGACTTTGTTCACGACTTCCCTGACGACTGGCGTAATCATAGTCATCTTCCGCGCTATTTACCTTGACTTCGGTGAGTCCATTTACGAAATTCGGTTTCTTGACGCGTTTAAATCGTCGGTATTTTTGGTTATATTGGTCGATAATATCATCATCGATTAGAGGTGCTATATCTTGTAAATTCTTAATATCAGTCTTAATAATATTCATCATATTTTCGGCAGTCAATCGTTGTTTTCGGTTCAATGTGAGTTCAATCTGTATTTTCTTATAAATCTGTGAAAATTGTAAAGAACAGATACGGTGCGACTCGGCGCGTTTGGCTAATTGAAAATAAGTATCCACCGATTTAATAATACCGACAAACACACTCCCTACACCTAATATTATATTCATCTGTGAATATTGTAAGTCGATACCTGTAATGAACCCTATCGCACTACTCAATATAATAACAGGGATGTTTATGTAGTTCGATCGCTGGTTATATTTTTCATATGACATACGATGGAGAATGGATAAAGACTCGCATTCTTCCGAGTTTTCCTTTAATAATTGCTCTAATTCAGAGTTATACTTAATCATTTCGGAAGACATGATTATTTATTATATTCTATTCTATTTTATGTATATGTATAACATTATATTATGTATATACTAACGACTTGTGTGTCGACGATGAAATATCGGGAGACGGCTATATAATGGAACTATTTGACCGTGGAAGAACGATAACAAATATACCGATGGCTATAAACCACAATAAATAACTGATATAAAAGACATACTCAATATCCAAGAATGTCATAATCTGGACGACAATCGCACTTACGATAAAGAGCATCACGAAATTATATAATTTATTATCAAATATACCCATTGAACGTTATAGTGTGTATATTATGTGTTTATAATATCCGGTTACAATATCCGGTTACAATATCCGGTAATCATTGAACTTGTAATCATATGTTACAGGTATGTCTTTCGTATCTACCTGATAATACGACAACGGTTCGAAATTCTGATGGTTATAGATACACCACACCGGCATTATTGTTTTGTTTGTATGCGTTTGGTGATGTTTTTCTTTAAATTCATAAAATCCATTATAGATTGTGTCATAGTGACTTGTCCAAGAATAATCATAGGAATGAAGACTGGACGTTTTATCTAAATATTCCGAATAGCCCGCAGTGTTGCCCGATGTGGAAGTCTTATGTTTCGAATCGCCGACACCTCCCTCAAACAAACTCTTTTTCAGTTTATATTTTTTCACGATTTCGGGGTCATATTCGTCGTCTAAAAACACCGTTTTCATCCGTTTCGTGAATACTGCATAGCGTGAAATTCCGCCACCTCCGGCGCCACCACCCCCGCTCGTGTATCTATCACCTTCTTTTGACAGTAACTTTACTCTCTCAAATGTAGGACCAAACGATACTACATTTTTATAGTTATAGCACGCCCATCTAAATGATGAATCAAATGTCGTAAAATAGTAAAATGGACCATACCGACTTGTTATTGGTTCACGCTTGAGACCGTATAACGCCGTATTGGCTGTATAACAATAATTCGCACCAGTATATAAAATATTGGGTGCTTCGATATTACACCATCCGGGCGATGACGACGACGACGACGACGACGCGGAACTCTGCAATAATCCAACCATCGGATACGCCGTAAAAAAATCAATTGCCGTATCATCTATTGGAATATTCAAATACATATGCTCGTTGATTATTTCAGTGGAACATACCCATACCCAGTTGAACGGTTTTTGTAATGATATCAATAAGGGTCGCGAATTGGCGTCAAAATACTTCTCGTAGAATACGAAACAACGGTCCGTTTGGGCGTCATAGATATATCCTTTGTACCGAGTCTTCGTTGAAAATAGTTGACCGACAATGTCATCTAAACCGGTTTTGATATGTTTCTTTCCTGTCGAGTAATGTTTCTTGTGGTGATAATATGGAAGTCCACATGTCCCGGCGCTCTTATCATGATAGAATAGAAACTCCAAGAATGGGATATCCTGCCTGGTATTAATTCGGTATATAACTAAACTGAAATCACGTATTTCTTTTTGATTGAATATATCGACGGGTGATTCTTTATGATACCCATCTTCAATATGTTCTATTGAATAATCCAGTTCATTATCTACAAAATAATAGTGATATCGTGATATGACCTGTAAGTCAGATGAAACTGTGGTTACATAATCATTTACTTCGGGTGGTTGAGACGAGTCGTCGTCGTCGTCGTCGGTGTTGTCGGTGTCGTCGGAGTCAGAATCGGTTTTATTGGATGATTTGGAATCTCGTCTTTTATTCGAGATGGACCGCGACCTGGACCGTGACCGCGACCTGGACCGCGACCTGGACCGTGAATCACGCGTGTCTTCTTCTTCTTCTTGTTTTTTTTTTGTGTCATCGACGACTTCATTGGTCGATTTATCTTCTTTCTTCGTATGATGTAATATACGGAGAACTGCTCGCTTTTTTGGAGCACCACCGCTATAAAACATGATTACACGTTACTTCTCTATATAAGTAATGTATAATATCTATTGAATAATTTATTTATGTAGTATCGTACAAAGCCCGCCCTTATATCTTGGGTATTTTCATCTTAATCGACTCATGCGTCTTTTCAACCCGAGTTGACAGTAAAAATTCGGTCAGATTATTGGCTTTATCGGCGTCATCCTTATAATATGTAGTGAGTGCTGAACGAATTTGACCGTTATTGAGAGGTGCGCGACGCTTGACTTTCGAATATACGATTTTACCATTTGCGATATCAAAACAATCGATATCGTTTTTACGCATGACGTCTAAAAGCGACGCTGATAATTGCTGATGAATCAATTTGCGTTTCTTGATTTCGACTGAAAGGGTGCTTATCTCGTTTTCAACCCGAATCCACTGACGTAGATGATCCTTGATTTGTTCCTTGGATATCGTAGTAGACGGTACTACGACTGAAGAAGAGGATGGGTCGGTGAGAGATACTAGTTCCGTTGATATCATCGTTGGTTGCGGCGACGACGCGGACGCGGACGTCGACACATGTGTTTGTGTCATGTGTTGCTGATTCGAATTATTCATAACAATAATATATGTAGTGTATAACTATTAAATATAATAAAATAAACGTATTGCTACACTTTTCGTTTATGTGCTAAACGATACGCTGTTTTACGATGATTACATTCTTTATCGATAATGGAATAATCGACCAATGACGCGTTCCCACCACTAATCGAACTAGCCAATCTCGCCTTCCCCCACGATTGCGGGGTCTGATTCGGTCGTGACCCCGATGAATAATAGGCGCCTTCCCCTTTTCGTATAATCTCTCGTAATCCCTTTATAGAACATCCGGTTGCCTTGGACAACTCCTTCGTTGCGCCGACAGTGTCTACATGATACAACTGTTTCGCACGACTGACATGATTCGACGGTTTTGATGTAAACGATTTCACGGGTTTACGTGTATAGTATCGACCCCGGCGATATAAACGCCGAGATTTTACGATCATTTTTCGTTGACGGGTTTTATCGCGTCTAGATAATGTATTCGGAATATATCTGCGTATTATGTTCATTCCGTCGGCGGGGTGACAGTGGTGGAATAAGTATTTGAATACTGTATATTATTATAATATACAAATTATAATATACGAATAGTATATATACGAATAATATATAACTACTCGTATAATGTTGAAACGTGTGCGATTGACTTTGATGGGTGATGTCCATAATAATCTGAAAAATGCATCATATACTAGCGGTTCTGGTGTAGGTTCATCGTCGATTGCCGTTAGGCGTGCGAAATTGCGTCAATCTAGTAAACCTTCGGCGTCACTGTGCCCACTTCAACCTGTGCCGGGTAACTCACGTGTTAATAATGTGCATATGCCGATGTAATGTATGTATTCATGCATTCATGCATTTATTATGGTGCCGCTTACATGACGGAGGCGTCGTGGACGGCGTGGCATTACAGCCACAGGGTTGCCCTTTACGCGCCCCTGTCAATAATATAAACCCACATTTAGTAGTAGTGGTGTCGGAAATTGTGGTGGTTATTTGAAGTGTAGTAGGATCAATATGTGAAACGATACTATTTACGGGTTTAGTTTTTTTGGGTTTGGGTATATTAGCACCCGATGAGGCAACCTTCTTCATATGTGTTCGGCATAATAATCCATATTGTTCACTGTATGTAGGGGATGAATCACACGTCTTGTCCGTTAATTTGAAATATTCACACGACACACCTTTTAAACATAAATTGCTGGGTGAATTCACATATTTTACCTGATTCACCTCCGGATATGGATAATAAGGCAATAATTTCGGAGTTATATCACGGCAATACGGGCATTTTATTTCATCATAATGTAATTTGGTAGTCTCTAAATTGATCGAACTGTTATACGTCATAGTCTGCACATTCTGGAATGACGTCGACGGCGACGACGATGTGTATCCGATCGAGTTTGGGTTCACCGTTTTTGTATACAGCGCCGTTATTTTAGAGGATATATTTTTAGGCAACGTGGAACATTTCTGAAATAATACATCCTTGTATAGAGGGATATAATTGAAAGAATGTCCGCATTTTAAAGTAACAGCATCAGGGCGCAATAATTCATCGGTTAAGAGACAATATTTTCCTGAATCTGGTTCAGCAGACGCGGATGCGCCGGCGGCGACGGGCGCCATAGAAATATTTTTCAATTCTTTGAAAAAGTCGATTTCACCCTCAACTTCATATTGAATACAATCAAATGACGACGACATTATATATCAATACATCATCATATTTTTTTATATCAATATAAGTATATTTTCATAGTATTCGGTTAAATGGTATCTAAAAGTGTTTGGGGTCCATGTGTCTGGTATTTATTCCATACACTAGCCTACAAGGCCGTCCCTGAAGATTTTCCGAAGATAAAAACCGAATTAATACAGTATATTCAGCGGATTTGTTCGAATTTGCCCTGCCCGGAATGTACACAGCACGCAACGATATATATGACTCAAAATTCACGGAAAATTGCCGCAATACAAACGAAAGAACAATTACAGTATTTTTTGATTGATTTTCATAATGCTGTAAATGTGAGAAAAGGGAAACCGGCGTTTACGTACGAGCAATCCCAGGAGAAATACAAACTAGCCAAAACAAGCGATGTCGTCCAATATTTCTTCAAGATATACGGTGATAAAAATAATGGCGGGAATATAAAAATGTTTGCGAATAACGGGTTTCATAAACAAATATTATTGTCGGAATTTTCGGCGTGGATGGTGCACAATTATGGAAGGTTTTATGGATAAAACCCACCGTGCGGTGCAGTGGTGCCGGGGACGGTTTTATGGATAAAACCTGCCTTACAGGTCCTGAATCACCTGCCCATTCTTATATACTGAACACTTGAACGTCTGATTCGTCGGGCGTTTACAAACCACATTATTGCTTGTTAGATCATTAAAAAACAATAAACTTTCAAAATTGTTGAACTTAAGTAGGAAATACCATATCGAACCTAATGTCAACCCAACGACAGCACCGATTGTTATACCGCGCGGGACTGTACAGAAATACATTAGTTTCACATACGCATCCACCGAGAATATACTTATAATAACACCTACAATCCAGAAATTAATCTGGTTGTTACTCAACATCGGTAATAATAAATACATCAATGTGAATGAAATAAACATACTGTTATAATTAGGAACATTATACCTGGACGGAATGAGAGGGAATTCGACGAGATTACATACGACACCTTCATTGTCGAGAGGTTCGCTCCCAATCACCATACTCACCATATAATTGAGAACTGACGCTATTAGCACACCCCCCAAATAAATAAGACCCTTTATATTTTGATTAAAAACCGATACTAATATTAAAAATGTGCCTAAAAATAAGGGTGCGAATATACTAAATAATTGGATCACATTCGAAAATGTGAGTTGGACCGCCATTATCGTATCGTATCTTCTTTATCTGTTATATAATACGAGTATTATAATATTTCCGGGTGTTTGCTGGGGGGTGTATCGCTATCGATACACGGGTCGGCGAGGTGGCGGACGAATACAGTATAAATACAACTTTGTATAATATGTAACTGATACTTGCTCGCTGAAATGGGTATTCCAAGTTATTTTTCGGATATTGTAAAACGTCATAAGAATATTGTGAAACGGTTGGGGTTGCTTCCACGTATCCATAATCTGTATATGGATACGAATGGTCTAATTTATGATGCAGTTCGTATTGTCGGGTCCAATCGCGGGATGTCGGATGATGAATATGAAACCGTGTTAATCAATATGGTGTGTGAGAAAATCACCGAATATGTGAAAATGATTCGCCCTGAATCGAAAGTGTTTATTGCGTTTGATGGAGTCGCACCGGTTGCTAAATTGAATCAGCAGAGGGAGCGTAGGTATAAGTCGTGGTTTACGACGATTGTTGAGCAGACGATTAATCGTAAGGCGGTGGTGGCGCTGACGGGGGGGACTGGGACGGGCGCGGGGACGGGCGCAGCGAAGGACGTCCAGACCGCACTTCAAAAAGCGTGGAATACATCATCGATTACACCTGGGACACGGTTTATGACAAAACTTAACACGCGGATGCGTGAGTATATCTCAACACAAGCGTATACGGGCGCCGGAAGTGGGACTGGACCTGAGTATATTTATTCCGGAAGCGATACTGCGGGGGAGGGCGAACATAAGATCTTCGAATACATTCGTGCGTTTCCTGAGTATCATAGGGATACAACGACACTGATCTATGGTCTGGATGCGGATTTGATTATGCTTTGTTTGAATCATCTGCATATATCGGAGAATATCTTTCTGTATCGCGATACGCCGGAGTTTATCCAGTCACTGGACAATACGCTTTCGAAAGACGACCATTACTTTTTGGATATCCCGACATTTGCGTGTTCATTGGAGGCGATTATGCGTGAGACGAAGGCGAGTATGAGTACGACACCGGCAACGGGGAGTGTGAGTACGAGTACGACGAGTACGGGAGTTCTAGAGACCCGTATCACACCCAGTGTGGTTGCAGCAATTGATGATTATATCCTTATGACATTTATGCTCGGCAATGATTTTATGCCGCATTTTCCCGCTCTTAATTTGAGAACTATCGGGATGACAATATTACTTCAGACATATGCTGATGTATTTCGCGACTCGAACCAGTATTTGGTTAAACGTTCAAAGGATCATGTAAAAGAGATTGTATGGAAGTCGATGCGCACATTTATTGAGCGATTGGCTGCGAACGAGCATGAGTTATTAATGAATGAGCATAAGACACGGGATAAACAGAGTAAGCGATTCGGCAGCAGTGGCGGCGGCGGTGGCGGCGACCGTAGAGGCAGCAATCATTTCAACAGTAACAAATCAAATATCAATCCACAGACGGGTATGTCGTCGTCATTGTCGTCCGCGAAAGTTGATATGACCGAACTTACCGGTGTTGCCTGCGGGCGTGTTATTCAAATGGTGTCTAGTGTAGATAAATGTCATACGATGTTGGACTTTATGTCGATCCCGATGCAAGAGCGGGCAACTGAAAAGTATATTGACCCATTCCGCGAGAATTGGGAGTATCGGTATTATGATGCACTGTTTGATATTGATTTGTATACTGATCGTACGAAGAGTGGCAGTGACGGTATTTCTACGCGTGGCGTAGACAGGGTGCGTATGATATGCATTAATTATATTGAAGGTCTTGAATGGACGATGCGGTATTATTCATCTGGTTGTGTGGATTGGCGGTGGACGTATAAGTATCCCTATGCACCTCTATTGAAGGACCTGGTGCGTTATATTCCGCATACGGATACCGCGATGTTTACGGAGGGTGCGTTGCCAAACCCTGTACGTGACCTCGTTCAATTGTGTTATGTCTTGCCGATGTCGGGTCACGGACTTTTACCACCGGCAGTCGCCGATAAACTGAAGCGTGAATATTCACATTATTACTGTGATAAACTGGAATTTAAGTGGTCGTACTGTAAATATTTTTGGGAGGCGCATACCGAGTTGCCGCATATCCGGATTTCGGACTTGGAGGAGGTGGTGGCGGGGTGTGTGTAGGTGATTTTATTTTACGCTAAACTATATAAAATAATCTACAGTATATCGTATATTGTAGATGATTGAATTATTGCCATTGGGTACCGTCGCGGTGGTTATTCTATTGACGTGGATATCGGATTATTGGGATGATTAGAGAATGCGAGCATTAAAATGCGGTATTCACCCAATCTCTCGTGACCACCGCATCGACACTTTCTAATGCGCCTTCCACCCATCCCTGGTCGCGGCTCACCATTTCTCCGACGACGACCATTCCTTTCATCGGGTGTTGTGCTTTACGAATGAATTCGCCGCGGGTTTTGAACTCGTCACTGAGAGGCGCATAATAGTGTGTGCCGACAGACCAGTAGATAATTATTAAACCTATCCAGGTTGGGTTGTCGCGACATCCCGACCTTATATATATCTTCGGATGTTCTGATAAACTCTCGTTCGTGTATCAAATATATATAATTTGTAATGCTTTGTTTCATAATTTCCATTGGATTATTTGTGATCTACTGTTATAATATATATGTTAAACCCTGTTTAAGTAAAATTACTACATCAATGTGCCTTTGTTTATTACCGTTTCTCTCGCGATATTTTTAACCACTTTTAATATATTGGTATCATCCGCATCGCTTACGTGTCGACAAATATTCATAAACCTGTCGTTATCTCGACCGTAGCTCTTTTCGCAACCAGGATGTTCGTCGGCCCATTTATTTACAAGTACAGCGTGTTTATGTCCCACAATAAGAACCGCGTTCTTTAATTTCTGACTATTCACATCCTCACGTTCCCAACAATCATCATCCTTCACATATAGAATCTCTCGTTTCTTGTCACTACAGTGGATTGGTCGTTTATTAATTTCGGTGTTCTTTAAATTGTCTATAAAAATACTAGATATTCCTTCGACATATCCACGCTCTCCCACAGTTTCAACACTTTTCATATTTGGTTCAATTGAGTTCACGAAATCAGTCATATTCATTGCGTCCTTACATTTTTCATTAAGAAAAACGTTGATACTAAAGTGATTATTATCACCTTGATGATTGTATATATTATTTGTGACAGAGGCCGAATTGGATTTACATAATTCTAACACTTTATTGGTTGTATCTTGTTGTGATGATAATAATTCTTGGTTACTCTTAAGTATTTCGTTATTCGTTTTCATTACATCCATTATCATTTGTTTGAATTCTTTATTTTCGTGTAAAAGTGTATTAATGATAGTATTCATGTTCGATCCCATTGTATTTGAATTGGTTTCTTGCGTCTTTCCAATACAAATTTTCATATGACGATATAATCCAGATGAATATGAATATCCGAGTCCACAATATTTACATTGTTGTGTCTTGTTATATGTTGGTTTGGTCTTTTTTGGAATACTAAACCGATTATACCCCCGCTTACTATTATTGGATATATCGGTTATATTCAAAACAATTTCATTTTCGGATGAGGTAGATTCACTATTATCATCGCAGGATATATTATCATCGCCAGTTGCGACGCCAACTTTTAATACGTTTTTACAATGTTTCATCGTTTGAATATGTTTCTTATAGTCGGCGCGATTTGGTGTATGTATATCACATATGTCACAAGAGAACAACATTTATAATTACATTATATTTTATATTTATATTCTTAAACACATTGATTTATCATCTTGCGATTTTTTAAAAATATACATCTCCTGCTACGAGACTGTATGATAATGTGTTTTACAGAACGATTGAAGTTTATACTACCCGATTATCCCGCTGTGATATTTTGATATATTTATATATCATTTAAGTATCATTTGACACAAATGTCCGTTTGATGGGAGTCTATGTCATCGGCTTACCCACTTATTCGGGGTCATTTTCAAAAAGTCAGTGTGCGGTTTTTTAATTAATTTTAATGTTTGAGAGCGTGTCAGTCACAAGCACGTTTTTATGTGTTTTTCAAAAGTATTAGCCGCTATGCCCCGATTAGACATTATAAATGTCCGTGTAAAATACGATAAATCTCCTTACTGACATTTACATTGTTAGTATTTCATCACACGACAACTCCCGTCGCGATATTTACATATACCCGAATATACCATCCCCATCCGACACCGCCCACCAACCCGACCACCCAGACTACGAATCATATCAGATGATTACCCAACGATTTTCAAAGGTTTTATATTCCCAAGAATTCCATCCAATACCAAATATTATTCCAATTTCAAACGGAAGATTTTCCAGACTTTTTTCTAATTTCAAACCGAATATTTTCGGTCAACGACCGACTTTCCAAATCTATTTGATTCCGCCAACGGTGGACTTTCCCAAATAATACACATAAACATAAACACAACTCTAATACTATAATTATAAGCGCAACCAAATGTCACTATTCGACATCATCGCCATTTCATTACTAACATCCATTCCATTATTATACGTATTGCCGCTGATTCTCGGTCATTTCATCAAAATCCAAGGGTATAAAATCAACGACCAAACAGAATGTAACCAACTGATCACCAAATTAAACATCAAGCGTTCAGTTTTCTATCATAACGGAAAACCATTCGGGTTATTTTACGGGAAATGGTATATTGGATATATCTACTCGAATGAAACACAGCATAATCAAGGACATACAATGTATCTGATTATAAAGCGGGCTAGGTTCGAGGAGATAACAAACGGCGATAAAATGGTCAAGACCGACGACGGAATGACGATGACCGAAAAGAAAATCATAGATATCCGCGAACGACGCGGGAATCCGTGGTGGTGGGAATATTCTGACCGCAAATATGACGCAACCAAGTTCCTGAAGAAAGAGGCGCGCGAATATCAGCAAGAAATAATCGACGATATCCTGAAAACCGTAAACGGTAAAGCGTCGAGAAGCGGCACATTTTTTATATACGGCAACCCAGGCACAGGTAAGTCGCTACTAACCCTCCTTCTTGCGAAACAAATCGGCGCATATTATTGCGACACATGGAAACCGACCGACCCAGGTGATAACTTATCCAAAGTGTATAGCACGATATCACCAGACGACGATAAACAACTCGTATTGGTATTAGAAGAGTGTGATAAACTTATTGTAAATGTAATCCAAGGCAATATTAAACCGCATCTCTATATACCGATTCCAATGATGGATAAAAGTGACTGGAACTCAATGTTGGATAAAGTCACAGACCTGGGGTTTTATCCGAATCTCATCCTTATCCTCACATCAAATGTTACGATTGACGCCATCCACGAATTGGACGCGTCGATTTTGCGAGATGGGCGAATCGACAAGGCGTATCATATGAAATGACGGGGACCTGATTAATATTTTCGGATTTTACGCCCACGCCTTGTTTTCTTATTACGTCTTGTTCGTTTAGATATATATCTTGAAACACGCTTCGTGTTGCGTTTTCGGTTCCTGGAACGGCGTCTGCCGCCGACTACTACTGCTGGTGCTTGTGCTTCTGGTGCTTCTGTTACCGATGGTGCTGCTTCTTCTGCTACTGTCGACGGGATATCTTCAAACTTAAGTTGATCAAACCCTTTTGTGTTGAATACAACCTTCTTATTCTTACCATATCTTAGAAAATTAGCACCGGTTGTTGAATCTTGTTCATAAAATGGAGTTGTATTCAATGTTAATGGTTCATACATTTCTTTATAATCATCAACATGTCCTTCTCGACCACTAATCTCAATTGGTTTAATCAAAGATTGAATGCCATTTGGATCGAATATAACCATAGTTCCAATCGCAGTATTATTACCAACTTCAAATACTTTTCGATTTCCATTACTTGTATCGTTTGAAATGAAAGTTACACCATCTATTTCTTTTCTCTTATAAATAACCGGAATTGGAAAACAAATAGGTTTATGTCCGTAAGAAACGTGTGTAATACCAGAGTTATTCAATATTTTTACTAACTGTGCTCCATCTTTATCAGTTGTCAATGGGTCATTCGGTCCTTTACACCCATCTTGACTACATGATTGTATCAGTGACTTATATCGGGCGTCTTCATCATCTGGTTTGAGACCGAGTGCTTGGAGAAAAACGAATCTCCAAGTAAATTGGCCAAGGCGTATTTCTTTCAATACATCTCGAAGCAATGTATTGTATACATCGACCGAATATGGAACTTGTTTATTGCCATATTTATTTCTTTTAGACTGGTCATCGCCATAACGCAGTGCAGCTTCCCGGTCACCTCCACTTTGAACAGTAAGGCTTAACTTCCTCCTGAATTCTTCTAACATTATATGATAGTTCTTGCCAGTTACAGCTTCAGTTTTTTCAAATGAATAAACGTACGGTTGATCAAAAAACGCATCTGAATCAAATCCTCCTCCGTGAGCAAGTAGTACTTTTCCGCCTGGTCCATCGAATACGTGAGCAAGTTTACACCTACTGAAAAAATCTAATAAATCAAGTGCGTCTTGCGTGTCATTCCCTCTAGGTTCGATACCCAGTGTCACTTTAAGATATTTAAGTGCTAATTGACTATCTTGTTTTTGCTCTTCTGATAGGGATGACGGAAGAAATGAATGTAGACCAACCAGTTTTGCATTAGGTTTACCATTTGTATCAAATGTTTCCATGTCTATTTTGGCACCCATAGATTCAAATAATATATGATTGACTAATGCAACCTCATCACCGTTTTTCTTTCCCAAATTATCATAAAAATTCCCCCATATTTTCCATCTATTCTTACCATTAGGTATTCCCACTACTGTATCTTTCTTTGTTAATTCAAAACAAAAACGCAATTTGTTTACATCACGATTTCCTAAAATGACAAATACTCTCTCTTTACCGTCTTTATTGAACTCAGTAAGTAATTTATTCAATCCGTTTATTGAATCGTAAACTCCCATTCCTTGGTCAAAGTAATCACCTAAAAACGCAATATTCAGGTTCTCATCATCAAGTAGTCGTTTCTTCATCTCAGTATAAAATGCTGGATTGCAAAGAAAACCAGACTGTTCAAAAGTTCCCTTTTTAGGACCTGCTAAGTTCCACTTTTGACACCCCTCTATGTCTGAAAACATTAGAAGTTTTACATTGCCATCACTCATTTTAAAAGGATAATATAGTAAATATACATTATGACAATAAAATATTCTTATCATAATATTCAATATATAACTTATTAAAACTTAGCGCCGTTTCGTGTATCGTCGTTTGTTTTTATGTGTTCTACGTCCCTTTTGACGCTTCTGTGACTTTCGTGATTTATTTTTACGCCGACGAATTGAACGACGACGCATACCACCGACACTGGCACCCGTAGGGACCTCCTGAGCAACTTCACCATCAAATGTTCCGATTTTTAACGCCTCACCATTATAACCCAATACCTCAAAGGATGTTATTTCTCCAGTGTTTGGTTTAAGTTCAACGGGTTCACTAATAGTGATCGATTTCATTTCTTTTGGAATATTTTTGTTAAAATGACCAACAACATTATCATTAACGAAATCTGGTTTTACATCGGAAAATGAATTCGGTACCACTGCGAATCGTGTTCCTTTCAATGAATAAACAAACTTTATTTTAATATCGGCATTTTCTGGTATTTTAGAATACACATTATTCCAAAGAGCAATACCTTGAAGAAGACTATGCATAACGCATACATTTCCAACAAGTCCACATACAGTTACAGTTATTTCATTTTGACCATCTCTATTCTTTAATATCCATTCCCATAAACCAGTTGAGTTAACTGCATCATTCGGTATAATGTTATCGTGGTTTGTTTCGTTGGGTTTATAATTATCGTAATCAGGACTGTATTGTATATGATAATTGAACGCAGAATAGGCTTCTTTGTCACATCGTTCACCTTTAGTGAGTGAAATATATTTACGACTATCACCATTAATCTGTAACGATTTACCATAATTTATTGTACGTTCATCATCCGTTTTAACGATAACCGTAGGTTTTCCAGTTATTGCTTCGGACGTAGTGTCATTAAGACCAATCTTATTTATACCATTACGATTGCTTATAACTAATTTACGAACTGGTTCCCTAAATTTGTTACTTTTAAAAAACATATATGACAATTCAGTTCCTACCACTTCTAAAAACTTGTTTTTAGCAGAAGGATCATTATTTCTTTCTTGTTTTGTTGTACCCCACTCAGGCGTGCCGTATCGTATAACAGTACCTGTATCAGTGTTTACAAAATTATTATTAACTTCATCTTCATATTGTACTTCCGTAGCACTTGATACTTCCGTATCACTCTTAATACGACTCTTACATTGAAGAGTTTTATTACGACAATGTTTCGGCCAAATACTTACATAATCAATATCTCGTTCTTCATATCCTTCTAAAGAAATGTGATTCACTGGATGAAAATCTCTCGAAAACACGACGTGGGTTTTACCCTCAACTAAGGAGTCTAATTCGTTTACAATATCTGTTGCCACTTGTTCGTCGCTGACGTTTAAAAATGTGCCACCTTTATCTTGATCCATTCCATCTTTATGAAACATAAAACAGTTCTGAACATCGATGACCACTAATACTTCCATTGGTTTATATTATATATTAATTGACTATATTTTATTTTAATTATTTAGGAAATGTAACAAATAATTAAATAATTAATATATATATATATATATATATAACAATACAAACCTAATATATTGTTATGAGTGTACCGAATTTTAATGAACTTATTCCGGATGATGATATAACTATTTCAGAAATACAACGGAAAGCTACAGAGGCTGGTTACGAATTATTAAAACTGATAAATAGTACTGCTGAATGGAACGGTCCAAAAGGTGACCGATATTTACAAATAGCAACTTCGGAAAGTTTGACATGTGGATTAATTATGGCAACTTTAGTTGATATTCCATGGGCTGGATTTATAAAATATGGTGGCTTTGGAGTATACGACACAGACGCAAAAAGAGTTTTCAATCATGTAAGTGTTGATGATGTATATACACATAAATGCGCATCTGAAATGGCTATTGGAATTTTAAAAAATTCAAACGCTACACTAGCGATTGCCGTAACTGGGAATGCAATGCCTTTAAATGACCATGTAGACATGTTAGGAGAAGTTTTTATAGGAATTGCTGGATATAATGCAGATAATCAAATTATCTATGAAACAACTGTAGTAAACATGTGTAATGATGATGATAATAGTTTTAGCTCTTTCAAAGAAACATGCAAAAAATGGTATAATAAGATAAAAGTCGATAAAGCATACAATCCAAGAACGGCAACTGCGACAATTAGTAAGGAAATTAGATATTATACTGTATATAAAGCATATCAACAATGTATTAATTTCATAAACACACACAAACCTTCTGTACCCGATGCAATTTTAGAAAGAAAAAAACAAAATGATACAAAATCTGATCAAGGTACTCATACATCAATACCAAATGACAAATACGATTTTGGTGGTGAAGGTATATGTAAAAATGATCCGTGTCAAGTAAATGGTGACCGGAGTAAAGAACAAACGGCATTGTACTCACCCCCCCCCTCAGTTACGACGAGGGCGGGCGCTGATCAACGCTTACCACTTCGTATAAAACCCATTGATACAAAAGATATAAAGTCAATATTTGGTGCGACCAAAAAATCTATAGGGGGTAAAAAGAGTAAAAAAAACCCAAAAAATAAAAGATCATTTCGTTTACGATCATATAAAAGACATTAATTAATAAAATTATAATATAAAACTAATATAAACATTATGAATAATCCGAAAATAAGTAAACTTTTAGCAACAACAAATAGTGATGATGATACTTCTAATTTAGAAGAAATAAAATCAGTTATGAAAACATATATAGCTTCACCGTGGGACGCTATTAATAAAAAAATTTATAATGGAAATCTATATAATAAATATCGTAAGGAATATAATGATAAGTTTGCATCAAAAATAAATGAAAGTGATTTATGCTCATCGAAAGATCCGGATAGTGAGATAAACCGATATAAAGGTTTATTGTGTAAAAGTCATTCGGGCAATTTATTTGAACATAGTCAATGGGCAGCTCTTCATATATTAAAATGGCATATAGAACACGACGATGTAATGGCTGATTTAAATTTAGAAACAACTTTGATTGCTGCGTTTTTTCATGATATTGGAAAAGGAGGTGATTGTATTAAGACTACTGAGAATGGAGAGACTTGGTTAGATATATATTCTAAAGAAAAATATAATGGAGAAGGAGAGGCTAGTCATCCAATACATTGTAGTAATATGATATTAGGTAATAAGGATTTTATTATAGATTGTGAAACAAAGCACGAAATTAATATTAAAGAATTAATCGAAAAGGAATATCCTGAGGTAAAAATAAAAGAGATAGCATTGGCAGCTTTAATGCATTGGGAATTTGGTAAATTGAATATTCCAGGCGGCACTGCAGATGATAAAGTAAAAACATATCTAACAATATTTAATGAGTCTTGTAAAACTATTGAAATAGAACCAAGCGAACAATTATTAAAATTATGTATAGCAGTTGCATGTGCTGATATAGCCGCAGGAACAAATAAACGACTACTTCCTAATGTTGGTGGTATTACACCTGCAGACGAAGTTTGGTTAGGAATCGACCCCTTTGTAAGTTATGGAATGGATAAAAAATATCTTGTTTATAGGAAAAGTATACTCGACGCATTCGCATCTAACGGAATAATGGGAACGTCGGGCGGAGCGAAACACCGAAGTCCTTCTTTACATTCGACTCGCCACAACGCGGTAGTGCGCCGAACTCGTTCTGCACGTTCTCGCAGACGATCACGGCGTGGTCGCCGCATAGGTGTAAAGAGAATAACACGCGGCAACAACCGAATAAATAAAAGAACAATTAGTTCACGATGAAATAAATGGTCTACGTAATTCTATTATAATATAAAAACTCTTCTGTTTATCTATTATAATTCCACCATCATCATCATCAAATGTCTCTCACCCCCGTCGAACTCACCCGCGAATCATTCAAAGGACTCCTCGAGTTCAATACAAAGCAAGGCAAACATTCGATCTTGAAACTAACCGCGGATTGGTGTCGACCATGCAAAACAATCAAGGATCTCGCCGTTCAGCAAGTTGCCAATCTCTCGAGACGCCCGATAGAATGCTATGAAGTGAACGTAGACGACTCCATTGATTTTTACGCATTTATGAAGCAGAAGCGGATGGTGAATGGAATCCCCGTATTCCTCTTTTACAAGTCGGGGAACACCGAATATATCCCTGATGACTCCATTACAGGCGCAAACCCGCCCGATATCGTCGCCTTCTTCGACCGATGTGCGAAGGTTTAAAATGACTGTGTCGAGAGATTTACACAAGTACCCCGATGTGGAGTTTTATGTTATCGCGTAACAGTAAATAACATAAATTTAGAACATTAAATATAGGAATACATAAGAATAACCATCCATAGCAACCATGGAATCTCTCGACTTGAACATTGACAACTATAATTTACCAGACATTCTGGGATTGTTCAGTCTACCGACCTTATTCAATGAAGACGACCTTAAGGGTGCAAAACTGGCCGTTCTTAAAACACATCCAGATAAAAGTAATCTCCCAAAAGAATATTTCCTATTTTTCACTAAGGCCTATCGCATCATCCATCAGATATATACAATCCGACATCCCGCCATCAATGAGCATTATACGACGCATGTCGAGAGAACACCCAGGACAGGAGAGGTGCCGTCGGTGCGGTGTGTCGCAAAGGATACACCTTATACACCGATCGATGGAGGGATGGCGGCAGCGACCGCGGCGAAATCAGTGGTGGATTACAGTCGCCTGATGCGGTCAGAAGGGTATCGTGGTGACGCCGATGACGAGTATTCGCGGGGGACGCATGAGAGAATGAAAAAGCGCCTGGATGAAATGATGGGGGGCGGTGGTAGCAGCAGCGGCGCAGGAAGCGAACCCGCAAAAGTCAAAGAATTTAACCAATGGTTTAATCAAAAGTTCGAGCAATATCGCCTGAAAGACGATGAAACAGAGACGGGGTATGATGCATGGTTCCGCGATACTGCGGATACGGACGCCGCCATTGCCGACAATAATGCGGCCACGGATGATAGTGGATCGTGGGCGGATAAAGTCGCGCGTCTTAATCAGAAGAAGCATGAATTGCGGAATAAATATGCACTTGTCGAGAGAACAGAACTGGAATACGTGGGCGGTGGCGGTGGCGGTGATGGCGGGGGTTCAGGCGGATACGACCTGACGAGAGAAAGACCCCAAGAGTATTCAAGCGGGATATTCGGTAATTTGCGATATGAAGACTTGAAGAAAGCACACACCGAGACGGTGATTCCTGTTACAGAAGATGATTATTATAAGACCCGTCGGTTTAATTCTATACACGAATTACAGACATTTAGAGACCAATCCCGGCGGGATTTACATACGCAAACGAGCAAAGAAGAGCAAGAACATATTTACCAGAAGGCCCGGATGCGCCAGGAAGAGGAAGATACACGCCGCGCCTTCATTTTAGCCAAACAAGACGAAATCTCTCGAGATATACATAAGAAGTTATACTCGGATATGTTCCGGTTGGAATGAAATGGAGTCCGTCGTCCGTCGTCCATCGTCCATCGTCCATCATCCATCGTCCATCGTCCATCGTCTATTCATCGGATGGATTATATTCTCTCGGGTATATAGATAGAGACCTGAATGCTCGAAAACAAACTCATTAAACTGGCGATAGCCTACCTACTTATTATGATTATCGGTTTCATATATAATAAATACAAGAAAACGATCGAAATTAAAGATCAGTTTGAAGACGGTCAACTTATTCAGAAATACCTCCTTAACGATACCAGTCTTACCAATAACAAGAAACCTATTTTGTGGATCCATATTGAATTCGAGAAGAACGCCCGCGCCTGGGAAAGTTTCGGTTCAAGGACCACCGAAAACCTGAACCAACCCTATCAATATTTAACAATCCGTAGTATTATTGAGAAGTGTGGTGAGAGTTTCAATGTGTGTCTGCTGGATGACGAGTCACTGATCAAGATTATTCCAGAATGGCGCGCCAAGGTGGAAGACCTCCCGCGCCCACTTCGCTCGCATATGCGTGAACTTGCGATGGCGACCATCCTTCATTTATACGGTGGACTTGTCGTACCGAGTTCGTTCATATGTTTCCAGAATCTGAGGAACCTATATGACGCACATTTAGACAACAACAACCAAAGCAATACTAACAACAATACCAAAACAAATGTCGTCATTGGTGAACTCAGGTCAACCTCTAGTATCTCTTCCGAGTCACAATATTCACCATCCACGAAGATTATGGGTTGTCGTCGTTATGACCCCCTAATGAAAGAGTATGTAGAATATCTGACACAACTTATCGCCACGGACCATACAGAGGATATGGATTTTACAGGAGAACCATCACGCTGGTGGATGGCGAAACTGAATCCTCCAACGCCCGAATCATGTGCGTCCGCGGCTGCCGCAGACGTATCTACCGTCCCCGCCTCCGCAGCGTCATCCGCGTCGTCCGCCAAGAACTACAAGGTATCATTAATCCCGGCCGAAGAATTAGGTGCGAAGACGATGAAGAATAAACCCGTCCTTATTGAAGAACTGCTGGCGGATGTAGATATTCATCTATCCCCGACCACTGCAGGTATTTATATTCCCGAAAAGGATATACTCAAGCGACACAAGTTTCAATGGTTTGCACGCCTTTCACCAGCACAAGTCCTAGAATCAAATACGCTTGTAGGCAAGTATATGTTGGCCAAGGCGGTCGGATGTGGCGGGAGTGCGTAAGTCCGGTCGGGTATCAAATGCACCCACCTACCGCCACCACCAATGTAATTACATTATTCGTAAACAACGCCAATTCGATATCATGCTCATGTATGTTATGGAAAATCGTGATATATTTACAAACCAGCGATGTTATTTGATATTTCGAGTCTTCTGAGAAAAGGGACGTATATTTCACAAACAGGAAGTAATTATCGAGTATATCCAGAACGGAATACCCCTGATCGTTTAATTGAAAGAGGATGGCGTTCGCGGCCGTCAAACCGGCAACACCGCGCAACACTTCGCGTGTATAATCTTCAAACAAGTGGAAACTGATATTAGAGCATATTTGATTGGCGATATCGTATGTAATCTCTCGATCAAGCAGTTTTATCTTCTCGGTATAATTGATGAGAGTCCGCACGGACCCATTGGAGATCCGCAAAAGAAAATCCTCCGCATCCTTATGAATGACCAATCCCTCATTATGCTTGATTTTTAGCATGATTTTATGTAGGCACCCATTATTAAGTTGATTGATTTTCATAATAATATTACGAGACTGAAATGTGTCGACGACTTTTTGGATATTCGTACACGACGAAATGAAGTGGACATTGTGACTGTATTTATCGATACAATTACGAAACACCTGTTGCCCCTGTTCGTTGATGAGGTCGATATCATCAAGAAGGACAATTTTCTTCTTATTGGGGATAAGCGAACACGTCTGACAGAATATCTTGACATCGTTACGGTAATACTGTATCCCTTGGTCTTTTAGACTATTTAAGATGAGTATATTCTCACTGATATGCTGTTTATTTTTATAGTATTCGCGAATAATCGCATTTATAATGGATGTTTTCCCCGAACCGGAGTCGCCGTAAAATAGAATATTCAGATTATCCATCTGGATTAAACTATTGATAATCGTGATTGTGTCGGCATCTAATTGTTCGAATTCGCGAATATGTAAAGGTTGGTATTTGGTGATAAAAGGGACTACGGGGGAGAATCCAGCGCTGGTTGCTGGCGCGAGAGTAGTGGTAGGCATCGAATTCGTATTATTGTATAAATACCTTAATAATGTTTAAATATTAAACACAATATTTACGTAAACATATTGTTTAAATAGTCGCATTTATATAGCAACATAACCTATAACGCGCGTGAACAAATGTTTTTCAATTTTGGTGGTGTTCCATTTATGACCGGTGGCGGCGGCGGCCCAGAGATGTTTTTCGAAGACGGCGGCGCCGGTTTCAATGCACCTCCACCAACGCCTAACCCGGACGAGGATTATTATAAGACTTTAGGTGTTGACGAAAAGGCGTCGGAGGATGAACTGAAGAAATCGTATCGAAGATTATCGATGCTTCATCATCCAGATAAAAACGGCAATACGGATGAAAGCAAGCAGAAATTCCAGGAACTGAATAATGCATATGAGACGTTATCGGACGGAAACAAACGCCGAATGTATGACATGATGCGAAAGGGCGGCGGCGGCGGCGGCGGCGGACCCGGAATACCTGGGGGTCATCCATTTGAGCACGTATTTCATTTCGGCGGCGGTGGTGGCGGCGGCGGCGGCATGAGACAGCAATTCCCGCCAGGAATCCCCGAAGAGTTATTACACATGTTATTCGGACAAGGACACGGCGGACCGGGTGGACACGGCGGACCGGGCCCTAAAGTCGTATTCCAAACATTTAATCCGGGTATGCGCGGCAACAACAATAACAGTAACCCATTTCAACAGCAACAGCATCAGTCACAACAACCCCCCCGATTCCAAACGCAACCAGAGTCGATTATCAAAACAGTATCCCTATCTCTCGAACAATGCTTTAATGGATGTACGATTCCACTGGAAATCGACAGACAAATCCCAGACAATGATATTGTCAGAATCGAAAAAGAAACGATTCATGCACAAATCCCGAAGGGTGTTCTTCAAGGCGATACGATTATATTGAATGAATGCGGTCATATGAACGAATATGGAATGAAGGGCGATATCCGTATTATAGTAAACATTCTTCAACATCCGGTGTTCAAAGTCGAACACCTCGATCTTTATATTGAGAAAAACATCCCATTAAAGTTGGCGTTATGCGGTTTTGATTTTGAAATCAACCATCTTAATGGGAAGGTCTTTAAATTGGCGAATAAACCAGGAAACGTAATTAAACCGGGTAGTATTAAAACAATACCTGGTTTAGGTCTTGAAAAGAATGGGGAAACCGGTTCATTGAAAATCAAATTCAATGTAGAGTTTCCAGATACGCTGACGAGTGAGCAAATCCATGCGTTATCCAACGGATTGTAGGACCACAGGGCGACCGGGCGACCGGGTCTTAGATAGGAATAATCGATACTGATGAATAATCTGTATATGACAATGTCGGGTTTGGATAGGGTTCGGTAATACCAGTAATTTTACCAAGCAAGCGCACCCGTATCGCGTAAGACAATACAACATTTTTACACGATATCCTAGAATTAAACAATGCGCCAATAGATGTATTAATTTCAAGTTTTAGTTCTGATGACAAAATCAATAAGTTAGAACTGGTATCAGCTATACCTTTAACAGAATCAAATATGTCGACCCATTCACTCGAAACATCACGATAATATTCAATATAACATTCATATTTCGTCGCGTTACCGGAATATGACGGTTGATTGAATTCAACAGATAACAAACGCGGTTCTGGACGAGAAGCGTATAAAGATGTAACCACAGAAGGTTTATAAGGATACTGCGATGCGTATATTGTATTATTCTCATTCTCCACAATAGCGTCATTATTTACCTTTGTGATATATGTATAATTAGAATAGGCCATCTGTGAATTAAACCCATTTTGAATTATTGTTTGAACACGAAACTGAAAATTACGTTCATTTATTATACCATTCGATACATCTATCGACATGGTATATCCTTGACTCGCACCCGCAGGTATTGGTATTGTATTAGAGATGACAGTCCAGGCGCCACCGCCACCGCCACCGCTACCCACGGTATCGCGAATTTCCAGTGAGTAATAGCGATATGTATAATATGATGAAACCGCGTCAGTTATATAATAATTGGGATCATTTTCCAAACTAGGCAATTTCCAAGATAATGATATATAATCCTTATATCCAACTGCAAATAGAGATGTCGGGCGCAACGGCGCCATAAAAGGAACGATATATGAGGTACTACTCGAATTAATTGAAACCGACGGTGCAACTAAATTTTTAGTGTTTCCATCAACTTCCGCAATTTTAACAGCAGATATGGTTATGATATAAGCGCGTCCCGGTCTTAAATAACGTTGAGCATTTCCACTGAGAATATCATCGGATTCAACAGACGGTATAGAATAAGTAACATTAAAACTAGTATCCGGCGATAAATTCGGTGTTAATATTGAACGAGACGTCCCGTCTGGTTGCTGAATTGACGGATATTCTTCCGGATAATCAGAATCCTTGTAATCAGACGGAACACTAATTACAACATAATAAATTGATGGTGGAGTATATTTCCAACGTAAAATAACTTTCCCACCGCCCGATTCTTGAACCAGTGAATATGCGGGATTTGTAATCGATGAAGAATTTAATATACCCATCGTGACATCACACGTGTTTAAGGCGTATGTTGGAAAGTAATCCGCGATATTGAATGGCGTTATGGTAAATCTGTATGTCTTATCATTATTCAATGGTGATAAATTATTTTGCACCAATTTCATAGTAAATGTGGTGTTCATTGATACATCTGTGCGAACGGGGGAGGAACCATTTATTACAATCGGTCCGGAATAAAGAATAAATTTATTATTGGTTATGTCTGGTAGTATCGAATTAATCGTAAACACGACAGTTAGTTTGTACCGTTTCGACTCTTTATACGAGTCGATACGAGGTAATGTCGGAACAAATACTTTCGGAGTTTCACCACCGCTAATTACGCTATCCGTTTTATAATCAATATATTTATACGCCCCCTCTACCGATAATCGGTCTTTTGTTACAGTACAGAATGTATCGGGAATATAAAAAATGTCGTATATATTCAATGACGGATCACTTACGTGTGTCAAATGACCGCGAATCGATATGTTAAATGTAACAGGTTCAGTATCAATATTTCCATTAAAATAATACCATTTCAATTGTATATTTGAAATATCAAATACATTTTGTGTCAATTCATAACTAGTATATGTATAACTGCGATTATTGTAAGTAAGAACGACGTTTTTACTAGGATCGGTAAGTCCATTTATATCGGGATCTAATAATGTAATGGGGGATGGGGGGATAATGTATTTCGTGAGATCGTTTTTGGACGCGTCGACCGCACTTAATTCGGCAGTCGACATTGTATATCGATTTTTCAGAGAATTATATACAGCAACGAGTTCATCTTTCGGATATGTGGATCTGACAGGTTCGGTCGCATTTTGATTATATCTATATATGGTTCCAACCAATTTTCCGGTAGTTTTTTCAACTTCCTGATAGTCAATAATGTAATTTAAGATAGGCGCACCACCATCACTCGGCGGTATTTTCCATGTAAGATAAACCAGATTATCACCTATAACGGTTTTATCTCTGAAAAATACGGCGGGGGAGTTATCGGGGCGTGTAATCGGAATACCAGTCAAAATAGATGAATAAGTCGCGATTCCAAGTTCGTTCGCAGAAGAAACTCGCAGATAGTATTTGTTTCCATTGATTAGCGAACCATATTGTTGTGCAGGAATGCCGGTTTGTTGCGTATAGGATTGCGCCAATTCAAGTGACCGATATGACACATTACTAATATCATAACGATAATTGTTCGGTTCATCTTTTACGTGTTCGGTCGCTGGTACATAAAGGTCATTAAACGCGTCAAATGTAACTGTATTTAACGACAAATCCGGAGTATATTCCAAATTATTGACCCATCGCCCAGATATATCCACATTGATTTGAATGATGAAATTCTGTATTTCATACCCACTAAATTCGGGTTTGGACCATAAAACCGAGATTTTGTTCGATAAACGCTCTGATTCGGAAAAATAATACTTGGTTAAACTTCCGGGAACATTTACGATCATATTCGGAACAGAACCGCATCTTTTCGTGTATAACTGCGAAAACGCACCAGTCCCGACCATATTATTGGCCGCGATTTTATAGGAATAATAATTCCCGCTTGTCAAATTATAAAACCGATAAAAGGGTGTGGAATCCTGATAATACGGAGTATTGATATTATAAATCGTTTTCGTCGGACTAGTGAGTATATTCGACGAAGCAATCGTCGGGTCCGGCGCTGAAAACCGGTAGAATTGATGGGGGGTAAGTGTGTGCGATAACATATTTAATTTAAATGGATTCGTTTGAAATACCGCATTGTAACTAGGGTCAGTGATGACCAACGAGAATACATAGACGATTTGAGTGTGCGCCGGATCATTTATGACCAAAGATAATGGAAACGACAATGCATCCAATACATCAAATGTTGCAGATATAATAGGTAATGCATTTGTCGATGGATCTATTATGATATTTTCATAAGATGCGTTGTAATTCCGCGAAATATCGAATAATAAATATGTATTATAACTTGGGTCACTTACAGTAGATAAGAAATCGGAAACAGATGACGTATTATAACTCGCATCGGGTATTGCCGAGTATATTTGTTTGAATGAACGCGAATAACACCGGACGCGTAATTGAAATGGTGCGTTGAAACTCGTAATCGGCAATGGCGACAACAGTGTCTGTGCATTCGAAATATCAACGATATAATTCCACGAAAGGTCGATTTTTAATTCATTAAAATTGGCGAGAGGTCTGGTCATTTTTCGTAAATAATGAACCGAACTGCTGGTGATCATATCGGTTGCACTCACATTGACGCCACTGAAATCCTGTATAATCGGAAATCGATAAGGCGCCACGCGCACCCCCAACACTATAATACTGTAGAATTTTTTATATGCGTCATCGTCAGTTAATGCGGTAGCCGTTGCTGGGTAATAAAACAACTCCGAAAATTTGATAGTCCCTTCAATGACATCATCCTTTTTAAAATATAACAGTTCACGGTCTTCAATATTATCAAAGGTAACACTGAATATATCCGTCATTATTTTGTCGTTATTTTGTGGTATAGCCCCGAGTCCATTTGTAAACGAGTCATAGGTTCGTTGATAACTACGTAATAAATCAATCCGGGAAGTAGAATCAATAGTATTTCTCTTATAAAGAGACAACGTCATCGTTGTTTTAGAAACTGAATTCGCACATATATCTACAATTGGATTATCCGAATGATATTTCCAACTCAGTTCAACCTCTGCATTGTAACTCAAATCAAAATAATTAGTCGATGAATCGGCAATTGAAGGTAATAGTATTATAGATGTATTAACCGAATTGACATCAAATCCCGTTGGAAGTAGAGTGCTTGATAGAAATGGTGCCGAATATGGGACCGGTTTCAAATAAGAGTCATAACTGGATGATACTATATCTGACGCTAATTCTGACGTGGTTCGTTCTTCTGAATAAAAAAAGTAGTTTTTTATGGTCGACCCATTATTAATTGGTGCGTTCCACGATAAATCGAGTTGGTTTTGGACTCCGGCGCGAACAATAGATGAACCAACCGTAAATTCGGTTGAAATCGTAGTCGAACCATAATTTCCGTAGGTTTCTTGTCTTGCATATATTATTGTAGTCCCGATCGCGTGTATTGTTACTAGACGCCCGGATATAGTGGCTACATTCGTATTACTACTTTCATAAGTAAATGAACCGGTACTATTTGACGATGGATCCGTTAAGTTGAATGAAATATCATTAAATTCCTTTTTCGGAATAATAAAGTTAGTGAGGGTTGGGAGGATAACACTGACAGTGAATAGCACAGCAACTGCTTTGGAAGTATATATACCATACGCTTCTTGTGTCGCAGTAATACTGGTAGTTCCAGCACCTAATATAGTTACTGTATTTCCGCTGATTGTCGCAATATTTGTATTATTAATGATGTATGTAAATGCACCGCCGGAATTATCGCTGACCGGGTCTATTAAATTAAATGAAGGATCTCCGTATTTTTTCGTAGAAGGAACGACAAAATTCGTCGACCATGTCGGTATTGTCGTCATTTGTATATTAGACATACCGAAAAGAAATAAAATAAAAAACCGCCCGTCGCCCGTCGCCCGTCGTCGCCCGTCGCCGCCCGACGCCACCGCCACCGCATTATCGTTGTTCGATAACAACACTAGGTATTGTCATCGGTCGCACATTTTTATTGAACGTTATATTTTCATATGATGTTTTTAATGAACTTGGGACATTTACTACATTGCGTAATTCGTGTAATTTTACCTTATCGCCTGTATTCGTATAACCGACAAAATTTTCAGCAAAAAGAAGGATTTCATAACTATCGCTGTTTGTAGCCGGATTTTGACTTATATTATTATCTAAACCGATGACTGTTACCGAAAAATAGGCCGTCGTGGCGTCCTTATACAATAGACTGTTGAAATAGTCGAAAGATTGTCGCAAATATGGGGCGCCAAGTACAGAACCAAAAATACGATAGTCTACATGAAATCGTATAACATTCTGCGAATTACTGATATCGCTACTATTCCATACAATTTGAATTTGTTTGCTTAGATTCGTAAATACCACATTTGTTAAACGAGGCGGAACCAACCCAATAATGATCGGATGTTGTAAATATGGACTGGCGTCATCGATAACCTGTAATAAACCGATCATCTTACGGCGAAGACGGTCAACTGTTACAGCCGCGACTCGAAAGACATACGGTTTATTATTTATTAGATCTGTAATCGTAAAAGATCGATTTAAACTATTTGTAAATTTTTCAGAGGTTGTGGTTGATAATCTACCCCATAATGTGTCATCTACTAAAATCGAATTCATATCCTGGATCGTGTTTCCAATTGTTGTCGTACTTGTAATTTGTCCGACAATGTTCTCCGGCGGAATAAGAGGAACACTATAAATATCATAAATGCGATACTGAATATAATATTGATTAATCGGCATTTCATCGTCAATATCGGCCGGTTCTGACCATTCTAATGTAATTTGATTATTCCCCACCGAAGCCACGACATTATTGACGATATCGGATTTACGAGAAGGGATCGCAGTTACAGTAGTAAACCCGGTAGAATAACCAAAATTTGTTCGTGTATAGACATAATATTTGAATTCACCGCCATTTTCACGTAAATCATATGTATCTTCGTAATAAGGACCGATCAGATTATTAAATGATATCTCAAATTGTTCGTTGTATACGCCATTATTGCGGGTCACTTTAAATCGGTCAATCCGATAGTCGATAATCGGATATCCACCAGTAAGGTCTAAACTTGGCGGGTTTGTAATCGAATTTAATTCCACGGTCCAATTAAAATAGAGGCGAACTAAACGATCATCCACAGAAGCATAAAAAATAGGTGGCGGGTTAGGAGGTTTTCCTGGAATAACCGACGTTTTATCCAGGTTCGTGTCGGTTATTTGTGTATATGGACTGGTATCACCACTTGCGTCAACCACGCAATATCGGACATAATATCGTCGACCATTTATAACACATGCACTAATATCAAATGTATATATTCCACTCGCGTCTGTGACTGCATTATACGCAACAGTATATTCGGGGTAACAGGTCACACCCGACGGATAATACCAGTAGTCTTTATTATCGGTGTATTGAATACGATACACCCATCCTGTATAGACCGGCGCCGGTGCGTTATTGGATGTGTCGATGTATTTATACCATCTAAACCGGAATGCGGTGTCAAGAGGCGTGATACTATAAATATCGCCATTGGGCAGTCCTGATGAGGGGGCGGGCGATACTGGCGGGCGATACGCGAAAGATGGTGCGATAACAGACGACTCCAGAGGTAAATCCATGTCAAAATATGTATCGGATACGGTCGATGTTCCGTAAATGTTCGTACTAGATACAGTGAATCGGTATCTCCCCGGAACAACACTGCCGCTGCCAGCGCCGCCATCCGGAATAATAACTTCTTTACGAATAAAGTTGCCTTTCACACCATTTGCGTTTAAAGGTGTATTATTCGACGCATCCTTTATTTCTTCGTATGTTTGGACGCTTTCGATTTGAGTATACGATATATCAGTTGATACCAAGTTCCTGTATTTAATCGTAAATGTAAGGGGTGCTTTACCATTATTATTAATAGGAGGCGTAAATTCAATGCCGACTTTTTGTGGAGATGCGTGATAGGACCGGCGTACTATTTTGATCGGTGTTGGCGCTGATCCTGCAGTAGACGAAACTGTCGATGATAACGGACTTTCCCCAAACCGATTTTTGGCAGAAACCCAGAAACTGTATAATACCCCGTTCTCTAGATTCGGAACAATGAATGTAGGAAGAAATACGGTGAATATTCCGATTATGATATTACTAGGTGCACCGTATTTTCCATAACGAACGATATATGATTCAACGATGACTTCGCCTGAATTAGGTGGTAACGACCATTCTAATCGGATCGACTGGTTCAACGGGTATGTCGAAACATTCGCGATTCGTCCTGGTGCACCCAATGTTGTATAAAGTGGCGTACAATCACTTAAAAAAATAAGGGTCGGCGTCGGCGTCGGCGCCGTCATAATAGATATACTGTAATACTAATAATAATACTAATACTAATACTAATACTTGTACTTGTCTCTTATAATAGTTTGATGTATACACTATGATAAGAAAGATTCGATGCGACACGACACTACACGACGAATGAGTTAATTAATGCGCCTGGTGCTGATTTCAGAAGAGACCAAGTAGATGGAATTGGCCGTGACGATGATATACTCAGTATCCACCTTATAGATTTTTGCGATGGGACTGGTATACTCGTCTTCACTTTTCACAAGTAATTTCTCATTGTTCTGACGAACACCAATAAGACAAGTTTTATCCAAAGAACTCGTCCAATAATCAAGAATAATCGGTTTATCTTCTAAAATAGCCACCTTGGTGGCGTGTTGAAAGCATGCGTATGAAGGAACACGACTCACTGTCTGGTTGTCGCCTGGACCGGCGCCGGCGCTAACCGCAACATTTCCGTTGCCCGAAGTAGTGGATGACATGAAGAGTGAAATAAAGAAGGTATATAGAATACTCAATTTTTAAATCTTTATATTCTTTACGAATTGTATTCCCTAAATAACTAATCACCCGTTTCTACATAATATTTGATGGCTGTCATATATAATTTCTTTTTGCGTATCGTTCGAACACTACTTTTTCCTAAACTTACGCAGACCGCCGCCGCTCCTCCGTCGCCATCGCCATCGACGTGATTGGCGACTAGACCCTTTTGAAGAACAAGTCCCATTTGTATTCCCGAAAATTCGGTTTCTAGGATTTTCTTAATAAACCGGTAGATCACGTTCAATATTTCCTCATTACATTTCCCGACAATCAAGATACTCCCCGTTCTAAAGATCATAAACGACACTTCGTAATAATTATTATCTTCCAGATGGACGGGTTGTTGTCCTGTTTGCGGTCCTTCCTTGTTTGGAATATAGTAAAACTTGCACTGGATTCCCGGATAAGAGCACGAGTCATAGTTGGTATTAATGCCATATTTATACTTCATCAAATGGAACAACTTATCACGGTCGATGAAGAACCCGCAGTTGAAATTTGAATTAATCAATGCAGTCTCGCATCGGTCTTTTAAATACGACAAATCGTCGCCTAACAATGGACGAAGTGTCGATACGAGTAAATCAAGAACTTGAACCAGGGTTTTATCTTCCTGAATCCCCGGAATTTCTAACTTGCCGGTGTTGAACACTTTCACATGCATTTCCTTGTATAAAATATCGTCTTCTGGTGCACGTTCTTCCGAGTTTTCGCATACACCGCCATTGATGCGTAAAATCAACACAAAACAGTTGAAGAATGCTCTCTTCTTTTTGTGATTTCCTCCGATGAGATCTTTTTTACACAAACCGATACTTATTTTGCGTTGGTCCTTGTAGGGTATGCGTCCGGTTGGATTGTCGATATGCTCGATAATGTGCTCTTCATAGAATAGTGGTTGTTGTTGTAGTTTTTCTTTGATTCCGGCCACAACTGCGGGGTCGATAGTCTGAAACTTGATTTGTTTTTTGATAACACCCTCGCGCCTCTTATAATAATGCTGGACGGGTACATCCCAAAACAGTTTGTATATATCAACCGGTTTGGTTAAATAGGCAATTTTCGTTTTGGTTGAAATGTAAATAGGTGTAGCGTATGGACAACCGGTTTCGGATGGTGCGGCAACTTCAGATGGCAGTGCTGTGGCAGCTGCGAGTCCTACTACAGCATCCTTCGATAAATCATCCACAAAAGAATATGACTTCCGCTGCTGTTTTTTTGAAATACATGACCGTTTTTGTTTAATGGGGGTGACTGTGGCTACTTCTTGTAACCGTTTACCCTGACCCGCACCCGCACCCGCACCCGCACCGTGCGGTTGTTTGAGAGATTTGTTATTGTTACTTCGTTCGTGTTTATTCATTTCCGTCTCATTGTATTCATCATCACCGCCATCTTCTTCGTCTTCGTCTTCGTAGTCGCAATCTTGCTGACGATTAAGACGCGCCATAAATTTGGTCCATTCAGAGTCAAGTGTCGGTTCCATAATAATCGATAATCGATACAATGATACCAGATGTTATTATGAGTTATTTAAATCAATTTAACGGCGTTTGACGGGGTTAAATGCTTATTCGCTCTTATTTACTATTCTCTATCTTCTTCGGTTTCACCTTTATGATTCGTTTCTTAACAACCGCCACCGGCGTAGTAGTAGGTGGCGACATGAAATATTTACGAATATTTAATATGAAATATTGGACGATATATTCACTACGTATATTGTGTAAATGGATAATGTGTTCAACGCTATTCAAAAATGCAGGATTCACGAATTCAGGTCGATTTCGAATAATATAGTAAAAATACAATTTTATAATAGTTCGTGGTTCGACACAATACTTTATACTGACATCTCTAAAATAGTTTATTAGGTCGTCGTCGCCAGCGACGGTATTATCTGCTGCGATAAAGAGGTCAGTCATCCGACTCCATACGTCATTGGTTATAACATTAATTTGCCGTATATTATCCTGATTCGTCTGCATATAATTTATCATACTGCGTATATCCGAATTGAATTGACGCTGTATTGACACCAAATTCGTATCCGATAACGTCAGTTTTTCGCTGTCGCGGATCTTCTTAAGAAATGATAAAATATCAGGTTCAGGCAACTGATTGAACCGCATCCGCACGAATTCGGTTTGAAGAGACTCGTCGATTCGTGACACATAATTACAAATCAGGCAAAATCGCACATTATTATCCGTGTAACTTGTCAGGAGGTATCGCAGTGCTATTTGTGCATTGGTCGTCATATAATCCACCTCATCTAAGATAACAAATTTAATCCCATTTCCAAACATGGATTTGGTGCTTACAAAACTGTTGATTTGGTTGCGGATAATATCGATACCGCGTTCATCGGATGCGTTTAAATGAATCATCAGTCCGCGATTCCGCATATTTAGTTTGGACTGATATGCATTCACCAGATTTATAATTGTCGTTGTTTTCCCGGTTCCAGGCGGTCCATAAAATAGTAGGTTCGGAAAATAGTTTGTTTTAAGGATATTAGACAAAATGATGCGATTATAGGGATCTAATACGATTTCTTCGAAGCATGAGGGGCGGTATTTTTCAACCCAAGGCATGGATTCATTTACAAGATGTGGTTGTTCCATGACAATTAAATTATTATATACGGATACATTTATGTGTTTTTCTGTTCAAATCTTAACCGGTATATAATTGAAACGTTTTGCGTATATACTCCGATATTATATTCAATTCATTTAATATACATCGTATGTCGCATCCGTCGTCATTGTCGTTACCGTCGTTACCGTCGTTACCGTCGTCGTCGCCACCGCCACCGCCACCGCCCCGTTCGCCGTCTTCACCTTCATCCGCCTCCGGATATCTGGAACTCATTTTGGGTTCGATGTTTTCAGGTAAAACGTCATATTTGTTGGAAATATACAAGAAATCAATATTTTGTAATATACCCATCGCGGTTATTAATTACGCGGCCGATAATCGATACACGACTGAGTCGATGATGTCAACCCATGACAAACAAATGATTCCTTGTATACTTGCCAATACAATATATGATGCAATCAGCAATAATCTCGAACTCATCACAAGTGCGGATATTATTCTCATCAATGAAGGTCAGTTCTTCCCAGATATCGAGGAGCAGGTGCGTATCCTGGTAGAGCAGTCGCATAAACGCGTTCATATTTGCGGTCTAGACGGGGATTTCGAGAGAAAACCAATCGGGAAACTTCTTCAACTTATCCCGTTTTGCGACGAGGTAATCAAATTAAAATCATTGTGCAGTATTTGTCGTGATGGAACACCTGGCATCTTCAGTTTCCGGACGACACGTGAAATGAACCAGGTGGTCATCGGGTCGTCGAATTACATCCCGCTTTGTCGGAAGTGTTATGATACGGAGGCTGCGGCGCGTGTGACGACGGCGGCGTCCTCCCAAATATAGACTATACGCCGTTCTTTAAGTGGTTTTATACACGCAATCCCGCGCCAAAAGGGTTTAAACTTAATTACATATATTATGACATACTGATTGCTCTCGCTTGCTTTTCTTTTTTTCCTGTATAAAATGCCTTCTGCGTCGCGTAAATCCAATAAAACCGCGCCCGCTGCTGCGCCTGAACCCGTGGCACCCGTCGAACCTACAGCGCCCATCGTCATACCCCCGAAACCATCCAAAAAGAAACCGGCGAAAGCACCCGCACCTGAACCAGAACCCGAATATGCACCCACATTTCCAAATATTGTAATTTTGAAGCAAACCGAACACAATTATATTGTGAAGCATAATATCGACCCTAGATCAAAACCGGTGGTAAATACGCGTCGCAAGGACGGCGACGGCGACGACGGTTCACAGAAAGACGATAATGGCGCAGCAGCAGCAGCAACCGATGCGGACGCGGATGATCTTGTAACCCCCAACCAAATACATAAAAACCAGATAAACAAAAAACGCGGTCGTAAACCCAAAGCTGGTCTTATGTCGAATACGACCTCTAATTTATCCGATATCACTGAAGTTCCGAATATCATTCTTCATTTGAAGTGTCATATGTCAGACCTGAAAACCAATGACTCGATTTCAAATTACGGTTATACACCGGCAATTGAAGAAGTCGAATCGTATAATATCTCAAATACAAGCATACATAGTAGCGATATTGCCAATATGAATAAAGACGATGACGAATATGAACAATCGGGTGAATATAATGACGACGGTGATGACAAAAACTACAACAATAACAATAACAACAGTTTCGAATCTAACAACAGTAGTTATTCTGCGTCGGCGTCGGCAGCCGTGTCAGGGTCAGTCGTGTCATGTGCATCGACTTTCACATTACCAGTTTCTAGTGCGTGCGCATCCGCATCAGCGTCAGCGACCATGTCATCAATTACCGCCAGGAATATTAACATTATTCAAGAAAGAAACAGCAAGGAAATCATGAAAAAACTAAACCGGTTAAAGTTTTCATTTCATAATGGCGAACCACTTCAATCGAAGATCAACCACAAATCCGCGTGTTTTTGGGATACATGTGATTTCGATACCCAAATGTATTATATCCCGGTTATGATTGTAAATGACATTTTTCAAGTTTATGGATGTTTCTGTAGTGCCGAATGTGCAGTTGCATTTTTATTGAAGGAACCGATTGATACCTCGACTAAATTCGAGCGTCTTCATCTTATCCAATTATTATATGGAAACCCTAATGGACGCGGAATTAAACCGGCGCCAAACCCGTATTATTTGCTAGATAAATATTACGGCAATTTAACAATCCAAGAATATCGTCAATTGTTGAAAGGACCTCAATTGATTCATATCGTGAATAAACCGCTGACGCATATCTTACCTGAACTATACGAAGATAATAACGACTTTTTAGTGAATAGCAAAGTTATTCCTACGAATAATCTGAAATTGAAGAAACGATATAAGACGATGGTAGTTCAGAACAGTGATGCGTAATGGACGATGGACGACCGACGACCGACGGATGCCGGACACATCGATACACGTAATATATAATAATATCATTGTATTATATATTATTATGGCTACGCCACCAAAGACTCCACCCAAAGGCAGTGAAACCGACGACAACAATAAAATCGTCCTATACATCAAAAAAACTAAAAACGCTACATATCCTACCAAATACGGAATCCAATTTGAATGTGTCGAATTGATTCGCAGGTTCTTTTGTATACACAAAGGACTTACATTTCCTGATGTAGTTGATGCGGTGGATCTATTCAAACGTATCAATGAATTCACGCCGGTGTCTGCATCGACTAGTCCGAAACGTGCACCATCGGCGTCGTCGACCGCTGCCGCGACCGCGATCCATACCTACCAATACCCATACCAACATAAAGCGTCATATTATCTGAAACCCGGCGTTATTTTATTCTGGAAGTATAAAAAAATAGACTACCCCTATGGACACGTAGCGATCATCTGGAAAAGCAATGCGAACGAAACCCTGATTATCCAGCAAAACTTGAACCCTCCTATAAAAATGTATAACACTGACGAATTATTCGAAAAAATGAATTGCCGGACGAGCAAATTTGCTGGAGTTAAAATATTACCATCAAATATTATTTCAGGGGTCCAAAATATGGAATGTGAAATAAAGCGATTATAGTTTCGATATAATTTCATCGACGTCTGTGATGGCGACGGCAGCCTGCTGTTTCTTTTTCTCCATAACTTGTTGATGGATACGCGTAATTTCTTGGTTACGCCGAAATGTTTCAGCAGATTTATCCATAAAGTTCCGGATCTCCGAAAATCGAAGTTGATTCGTAGACGCAGCACTCGTACTCGTACTCGTACTCGTACTCGCACCCGAAGTCATATACTCGCGAATAACCTTCTTCAAGTCATATTGAGTTCGTTCTAACGCAGAGATCACTTCATCGTGAGTCATATCGGTTTGCGACATAATAATCCGGACCATCATATCTAATGCAGCCGGACTAGGAACCGGTGCGTTCGTCAGTGTATTTTGGTTCATTACAATACAATACGACAAAAACTTTATATACTTATAACGGATAAATTAGATTCTAATTTTATCCGAATGAATGAAATTAGAATTAGATAAATGAAAATTGAAATAAATACATTAGAATATAAAGATACAACACGGTGTATTTTCATACAACAAGACAACGATGTCTTCTACTTCTACTTCTACTTCTGGTTCCGGTTCGATCGACAAACTCACAATAGACATCAGACCGCTACTTGAGGATGTATCACAAGTTATGACGAAACATATAACATCCATATTGAGTGGTGTTGTTGGCGAATATACCGTATATAAAGAGACCCACGAGACAATTATGGGATTGCCGTGTGTGCGGAAACTTCAAGACCGCATTTCAGAGTTGGAAAATCAATTAAATGGTGGTGATACTGCGTCCTCTGCGTCTGCACCTCCAACAGAGATATCTGAACTTCAATCCGCAATCGTCGATTTGAATCGGTATATTAAAGTACTGGAATCACGGGAGTCGCAGCAACTGCATGAAGAAGCAATTCGACTTGAAGTTCAGGAAAACGACGACGCATCATGTGATGCGAATGAACCGGATGTCATTATTCCACCGTCGGTTCATATGAATCGGATTATAGAGACATCGATAATGTATGAGGATACCGAGGCGACTGAGGAGGAAACCGAGGCGACTGAAGAGGAAACCGAGGCGACTGAGGAGGAAACCGAGACACCCGAGGAGACTGCCGAAGAAGAAGAAGAAGAAACCGAGGAGACTGCCGAGGAGACTGCCGAGGAGACTGCCGAGGTCGATGCCGAGGAGACTGCCGAGGAGACTGCCGAGGAGACTGCCGAGGAGACTGCCGAGGAGACTGCCGAGGAGACTGCCGAGGAGACTGCTGAGGAGACTGCCGAGGAGACTGCCGAGGAGGAAGAAACCGATGACGCCGAAGAGGAAGAAACCGAGGAAACCGAGGCGACTGAACAGGACGCCGAGGTCGAGGTCGAGGAAGAAACCGAGGACGCCGAAGAGGAAGAAACCGAGGCATCCGAGGCACCCGAGGACGCCGAAGAGGAAGAAACCGAGGCATCCGAGGCACCCGAGGTCGAGGAAGCAACTCCCGAGGACGCGGAAGAAGAGATTGAGGTCTCCGAAATCAAAATCAAGGGTGTCACATATTTCACGACCAGCGCCCAAAACGGCATCATTTATGCATGCGTAGATGATGATGTTGGCGATGAAGTTGGTGTGTTCAAGAACGGTGTCGCATTATTCAAGAGTAAGACTGCGAAGAAATAGACGTGTTCCACTAAGCAACATAAGAAAACAACACAACGTTTAGTATATATTCTGGCTATAATATATACTATATAATATTTTTTATTGTATTCATAAAACGATGATAGAGAAAATATGTTCACCTGCTCTACTTTATTTAGGTTTCTCGATGATACAAATAACGATTGATTTATTTCAAGGCGATTATTCAACCTCATTATTAAAATTCATTGTTATGCTTATTTTCACCACGATTTTGAATTTGCTTTGTTTGAATGGATTTACAAAATTAGTATGGTTTATTGTGCTTATCCCGATTCTGTTACTGACATATATCAGTTCGGTTTTATTCTATGTTTTCGGAATCAACCCTGAAAAGGCAAATATTAATGTCCGGAAGCAACCCGGGTCCGGGTCCGGAGAGGCGCCACCCGCATCAGGATCAGCACCGTCTGCACAACCCGCAGGACCGAAAATGTAATTATGACATAAAAACAAATAGTGTAGGTATTATATAATACACTATTTGTGATGTATTGTGACGTCAATAACGATAAATATAATCCTTACAATGAAACCCGACTACCGAGTTTCGTACAAATACGCCCCGGGATGATCAACAATATATCGACTCCGTATTATACCGAAATTGAGTTGACATGTGACACTATCTATTTCGCATTTGTTATGTCCTATCTTATTTTACCGATACTATATATTATATTAACAACTGGTGATTTTAATACTATAATGTTGTTATGGTCATTTATTCAGACCGGTATATTTGATGCATTCCAAGGTGTTAAACAATTTTTGACGAACACCGTTATATATACTATGCGGGTGTTTGGTTATTATACGTTTAGCACATATACCGTAGTAAAGGATGGTCGCGAACTCTTTTCTTCAAGGTCCGACTATTTTTATATGAAAAGCACCCGGGATAATATTAAACTTGTTGATCCGGCCAAATATCGGATTTGTAAATGGATCGATAATGAGTGTCGTATATACCGAAGCGTAAATAACAGTGAAGAACCCGAATTGACCGAAACGCATAACGATATTTACGATTTTATTCTACATACGTTTGATTCTGAGACGCACGCACGGATTCATCGTGGCGATTTTAGAATATCGACGCATACATTGTTGGTTAATAATTACCGTAAATTTTGCAAATCTTACCAATTTTGCGATACAATTGAGTTACGTGTATCAGTTGCTGATATCACTGACGGTTCGTCCTCGACCACGACCGCTACCTCGACCAATTCCGCTACATCGACCTCGACCTCGACCTCGACCTCGACCTCGACCTCGACATTGACCTCGACCGCTTCCGCTTCCGCTTCCGCTACAGAAGTTATTTTCATCGATATGAAACGCCCTTTTAATTTTTATATTGAAAAGAATATACTATTGGATAAGAAGTTTCTGCGTTGGTATTTGTATAGTCAACTTGGACGAAAGGATTTAGCCAATTATATCGGATTGCCATATTCCAAATATGAGTTAAATATGTATTATAATGATTTTATGAAGGATGTTGGCGTTACAGTAAAACCTAATCCATCAGAGCGTATATTGTCTGCACTTGCAGGCGTTGCCGGCGCCGAGACCATGGCGGCAGTATCACAACGGATTCGTGCATTTACAGTAAACGACAACCAGTTTATTCTTATCGGAAATAGATACATGGTAAAAGTAGATGCGATTTTAGGTTGTCCTGTGTTTGAATCAGGTGACAAGGACGTATTACAAATAGAGGATGTCCTTACGAATTATTATGAAGACTCCGTCGTTTCGGATACTGACGTCGACGAGGACGCTGACGAGGGCGACGCTGACGAGGGCGACGCTGACGAGGGCGACGCTGACGAGGGCGACGAGGATGCTGACGACCAGGAGGACGACGAATCTGCTGTCACTGATTACATGACCGACGCAGACGCAGACACTGATGCTCACGACGCTACCGACGCCGTTAATGAGATTGAAACGAAACCTGAATCACCAGACACAGAATTCGAACTTATTGATCCATCGATATACTAATGTTATAAACGGTATAAAAAAAATTGATTATATAATATACGGTGTGTATTATCCCATCCACATCATTAACAAGAAATTCTTGTGAAACAACAATGACTACAACAACGCCTGTATCCGTATCCGCGCCCGTGACCACGACCACGACGGATACTCAATTTCATAAACTATCTGACAAATGGACCTTGTGGGCGCATTTGCCTCACGATACGAATTGGTCGGCGTCAAGTTATAAGAAGATCTACGAGTTTGATACAGCAGAGCAGGCAATCGCACTGATTGAAATGCTCCCACCAAAACTCGTTATGAATTGTATGTTGTTTCTGATGCGAACAGGTATTGTCCCAATGTGGGAAGACGCACAGAACAGGAATGGCGGTTGTTTCTCGTATAAGGTTGCAAATAAAGAAGTCAATCAGGCGTGGAAACAGTTGTCATATGTTACTGTAGGCGAAACCATTTCGACGAATCTAAATGTCATTCCTCATGTAAATGGGATAACTATTTCGCCGAAGAAGAATTTCTGTATTATTAAAATCTGGATGGCGAATTGTAATTTCCAAAACGCAGGCGTTGTCCGCGAATTGGAAGGAATTACAGCACACGGGTGTTTGTTTAAGAAGCATACACCTGAATACTGAGCTCGTGTTCGAGGCGTTGCGTGGTTGGTCCACGAGTGTGGACCAACACTCCACTTCTCGGACACTCGCGCTTCGCCCGCTCGAGTTGGGGTGGGTAGTAGTAAATAATAATGCGACTTTGATTGCTTTATTATTTTTTTGATTGGAGCGGCGAAGCAGCGGAGGACGGAATCGCAGAGTTCGTGCAGCGGACGGAGCGATGAAGGGAGGAGCGGAGGGAGGAGCGATGATAGTTACGCACTCGGGAGCGGTGACAAACATAATTTAATCGTCCCAAGTGACGCCACATAATATTTAACAACCAACGGCATATCATTATCCAAGTACATCTCGATTTGATTACAAAGATTTGTGCACTTAATAAAATACCCTAGATTTTTCAGCGAGAATTCCCCCTGGATGATTTTCCCCGAATCCTTTTTATGAAGAAACTCCATACTCCCGTCGGATTCAACACGCCGCACCTCCGCCGTCGCGAACTGACCTGAACACCTGAATATCAATTCATTACCTACCGATTTAATCTCCAATTTCTCGGAAATACACGAGAGGTCACGAATAATCTTCTGGAAATCCCCGGAGGGGAGATTAATGACGCTTGAAAACGCGACTTGTGGTTCAACCAACTCTTCGGGATCAGGTTCAATCAGGCGCAACTTCTGTGTCTTACACTGCTTGATATCGCCGTTCTCGAACTTCAAACCCAGATAAGAAACAACCCCGTCATTGTAATCCTTCTTCTCAATATAAATCGTGAGTGTATCATCATTGTCGATCGAGTTGATGAGTTTAAACAGATGGAACATATTCACGCCGATGATGATCTTATCCAACGCACATTCATAAAGTTCGAAATTCACGGATTCTAGGAACAGATGCGCCAACATCGTGTGTGACTTATCCATATTAATAATACGCATTCCATCCTTTTGAAACGTGATATTTGTCTCGATAAGAATCTCTTTCATAGCGCACATCAATGTACGAAAGGGTGCGATTTGAACCGTCTTTATAGTAAGGACATTATCTTGAAGCGATGGGTGCGAGTGGACGATGGTATTCGTGGATGCGGATGCACCACCACCGCCAGCGCTTTGTTGTGCGTTTGAATTCATAAAAATCCCTTTTATACTTTAGAAAAGCAAATCCTTTATATTGATTTGCTGATAATACACGTATATTGATAATACATCTAATATATAATATGACCACACGTCGACCGAAAAAAGTACCGCGAACGCCGCGAAATAAAAATACACGGCGGAAAAGAACTGCCGGTGCCGATGCCGCGCCCGCGACCGAAGAATGGATCCGCATAACCATCCGAGGCGCACCTTATGAGCGCGGTGTTTCCCACGGAAAGCAAGTAATCGCGGCCGACCCCGAACGATTCAAATATATGTTCTCCGTCTTCGATTTCATCTTTCGGCAAGGGTATGGTCGCGATATCGACTTTTTCTACGGATTATGCGAAGATTTCTACCACGGGATAATCAAAAAACGATTCCCGAAGATATTTAAGGAAATGTCGGGGATTGCGGCGGGGGCGAATCTCCGCGTCTGTCAAGTGATTCTCATCAATGTCTTTATGTCGCTCCCCTATTTCTACGCACACCTTCTTCGTTATATTGATACACCGAAATACCGTAAGAAATACGCCGACGTGATACGCGACGAACTCGCCATTTCCGCCAACCCTGCTGCACTCGCCGCCCGCGCCCACCGCCTCGATGACATGAAAGATCGGTGTTCTCTCGTTATGGCGGTCGGGGAGGACTGGACCAAAGACGGCGGGATTGTATGCGGGCATTCATCCTTTAGCAATTTCCTGGACGCCCAATTCTGCAATGTCCTTCTTCGAATCGAACCAGAGGCGGGGGATGGCGTCCCGATGGTGATGCAGAGTATGCCCGGTGGCGTATTTAGTATGACTGACTTCTTCGTGACAGGCGCGGGAATCGTGGGCAGCGAAACGACGATACGCGGGTTTAATGCATTCAAGCTGCGCGACCCGATTTGTTGCCGAATCCGTGAATGTATGCAATATGGAAGAACTTTAGAAGATTACGCCGAGAGATTACAAAAACGGAACTCGGGGGATTATGCGTGTTCGTGGATGTTTGGGGACATTGGACGTGGACACGGACATGGACATGGACACGGCGGCGCACCGCGTATTATGCGTGTTGAACTCGGATTGAATTATGTCAATGTAGAAACAACGAAGAATGGGGTGTTTCTTGGGTTTAATTCGACGTATGACGAGAGAATTCGTAATATAGAATGCTCTGCATCCTTGTCGGATAAGGCGTCAAACGACGCGACGGGGGCGGGGATGGTTGATGGGGGCGGCAGTGGTGGGAGCGGATTTCGCGACGTTTCATCAAGTATAGGCAATCGTCGTATACAACTGGAGAAACTTACAGAGAAGTATCGCGGCCGGATAGATACGGACGTTATGAAACGGATCCTCGCGGATCATTATGACAATCATTTAGGAAAAACGGCGCCGAATTCACGGACGATTTGTAAACATGGCTACGCCGATGGAGGTGAAGGCGGCGGCGGCGGCGTTCCATTCAAACCGGTGGGTGCGTATGACACGAAAGTTGCGGATAGTGCGTCTATTCGACGGATGTCGTTTTTAGCGCACTGGGGGGCGCCGTGTGGGACGTCTTTTTCGGTGAAGGAGCATATGAAAAAACACCCGGAATGGAAAGATTGGGCGGAATATTTAGTGGATTTTCCGCGGAGGGGGTGGGTCGAGGTTTAGTAAGGGGTAAAATTAAAATATAAATTATTGTATATTACAATAAGTTACAATGCCATTAAAACGAACCGGAACCATTGTCGATGGTTATAGTCGATCTCAAGGCGAATCGGGTCTTGACCATGAGAGAAATAGTCAAAGTATGCCCCTTAATCCTGGAAAAACTTTTGAGGAGTGGAATCAGATAAACGAATCCAATAAGAATAACAAAAGAGATGATATAGTGGCTCGAGAACGGTATTTGGTTAATCGTGGGCCAGACCCTGGCCCGAGACCCGGCGGTGGTTCCCGTCGCCACCGCCGTTCCTCGCGTAAATACAAGAAATCATCCAAACGCGTATTTAGGAAAAGGTCGCGGGCGACTCGCAGGCGCTGAAAAATGGGGTTGTTTTATTCTCAATATATAATATTTTGAATATGTATAAGAGAATAGACGATGGTTAGTAAGAAATCGAATAGGAATAGAATAAGGAATAAGAGAGGTGGGGGTGGGGACGGAGCACCAGCAGAGTCAGCACCAGCAGAGTCAGCACCAGCAGAGTCAGCACCAACAGATACTGAGACGAAAAATGTGGATGAAGTTATCGACTTGATAAAAAACGATCCTGAAACGAAACAGAATTTTCAGGATGTTGTTCACAAAATGATGGAAAAAATGAAGACAGGTTCTGCTGCCGCTGTTGCACCCCCACCCCCACCCGTTGCCGACGCCGACGCCGATGCTGCCGCTGCCGCCGAAGCTGCTGCTGCTGCCGACGCCGCCCCACCCGATGCCGACGCCGAAGCTGCTGCTGCTGCTGACAACGAGACCGCTGTTGCACCCGTTGCCGACGCCGACGCCGAAGCTGCTGCTGCCGCCGAAGCTGCTGCTGCCGCCGAAGCTGCCGCTGCCGCCGAAGCCGCCCCACCCCCACCCGCTGCCGAAGGCCAAGGCGGCGGTCGCCATCGTTCCCGACGCCGCGCCGGTAAGAAATCCAAGAAGAACTCCAAGAAGAGCAGTGCTCGCAAGTCCAAGAAGGGTGGACGTTCTCGCAGGAATGGTTCCAAGCGTCGCGCCCACAGGAAGCACTAAATCGCGGATTCATTTATTGATTGATTCCATTATTTTTCGCAATTTAGGCAAAATAATGGTATGTATGATTCTATAACTTATATTTTTAACGTGCGTTTCTTTTTCCGTAATGAATATTTCTTATCTTTTTTAGATTTGCGTCTGTTCTTTTTGGGTTTACTGCCTCCACTTTTAAATTTTGAAAACATTTTTTCAATACAATCATTTATGGATAATTTAGGATTTTGGGTTTTACACTCTTTCACATGTCCGTAATCGATCATAACAATTTGCCCGATCCTTTCACCAAATGTCCTTATATAAAAATGGTTATACGGATCAACATCATTATACAGTTGCGTGTCAGCAACAAATTTCATTATAATGTTCTTGGTTATTTCTATCGGTTTCATATTACGCCACTGTTCTGGGTTTAAATAATCCATAACAATAACATATACATCATATTCAGTTTCATTTATCGTAATTTGGGTTCTGAAGTTTCTATAAATAGTTGGAGCAAACCCATTGGCATTTGAAATGTTTTGAAGTCGTACTTCATTTACATATCGTTGTGTTATTGTCTCTTTATCATCATCAGAAATTCTTGGTGGATATAATATCAATTTAATACAATTATTTGATGGTTCATTTACATAAACAACCCCACTAGAACCTCTATCACGCATAGTATATTCTTGTTGATTTGTGTGACCAGATGTTCGTTCTAACGAAATATCACTATCATCGTCGGTAATATCAAAATAAATTCTGCCTGGGTATTCGAACGCCATAACAATATAAATGATTTATCGTATTTATTTATATTCATAAATTTAAAATATCAAAACTATGTCCGCGCCACCCCCTGCCGCAGCGTCACTCCCCGACACCATCGCCATTCTCTCGGCGATATGGAATACAAACGCGGCCATACCCGACAATGAACCTATCCTCGAGCGAATCCATGCATATGTCAAGACCCAACTCCCGCAATCGATCAAGAACTACCAGACCGCACACGCCGAACGCGAAACACGGAAGAAATCTCTCGAACTACTGGCTGATGAAATCACGGAGACATTCCTAAATAAGACCAAATATTTCTACTGTCAGCATTCCGAATTGTATTTTACATATAATAACCAGGTGCGGTATGCGGTGATACATGAGGATGAAATACATCATCGTATACTGTGTTTCACCTCGTCCGCACCCAGCACCTTTGGTGCTTCCGCGGACTCGGTGACTATCTCGGCGCCTGTATCGGAAGCCTCCGGTGCCGAAGGCACCTCCGCATCCTTAACAGTTGCCTCGTATGGTGGTGTGATTAGCGGTGCGAGCATTAGCGGTGCACTTGGCGGTGCGATAAAGTATAAGATAAAGAATCGCATCATCAAAAGCATCCAAAATCGTGATATTCTCTCGTCGATCCCTGAATCATGCACTATCCAAAATGTCATCGGGCACCTCTACCCCGCGCTTTTCCGCACTCGCGACCACGCCAAGTATTTCCTCACCATTCTCGGAGATGTTCTGCTCAAAAAATCCGCACCGCTTATCTACTTCATCCCGCCGCTAGCAAAGGAGTTTATCAAAGATCTAGGTGGTGAATGTTACGGTCTATTCGGGTCTGGTTCTAATGCATTCGCAACGGCATTCAAGTTCAAATATTATGAGCATCAGTATAAGGATTGCCGGATTGTGGATATTCACGCTCCCGCCTCGTCCATGGCGTCGTCATCTGTCTCCGTGGCGCACCACCGCCCCACACTCCTCCGTCTCTCGCATACACCCGAACTGAAATCATCCATTATCGATTTATTCTGTGTCTCCGCACATTATTCGCACCGGTTCGGGAGTGCAGACGGTTTTTTAGAGCATCATTGTAAAACACCGGAAGTCGCTACCCAAGCGTGGTTTTTCCGCGGGAGAACCGAGCAACAAATAATAAGCGAGTTCGTGGATTATTCGACTGAACCTGCATCATCCGAACACGGGATTACAATGCCGAATATGTTATATTTATGGAAACTGTATCTCTCGGAATTTCGATTACCGAGTATGATTTTCGCGGCGTCACTGCGGTCCAAACTCGCGGATTATGCGTCGGCGTCCACGCCCTCAGACATATTCCCAAACCGCACAAGTCGATATCTCCCCATCGTCAGTCAGTTTCGCCGATTTTGGGGGGAGCAATGTTTCATAAATGACACCGAAATAGAGTTGGAAATAGATGAACTTTCAACACTATTCAATGAATACACCGGAACGACGACGGCAGCGGCAGCGGCAGCGACGGGTGCGGCATCCGATGCGACCTTGCTCGGTATTCTCCGCCATTTTTACCCTGATGTCATGATCGAAGACGATAAATATATTCTAAATGTGGGGTGCCTTCTTTGGGATAAGAATACCGAAATCAACGATTATTTAGAGCAATTTAAGCACCAGTGTGTCACACATAATCTCTCGTTCCCTCAACCGTTATACAATGCGTATGAATATTATTGTGGGAAGTGCTACTTGGCCGCGAAGCGTCGTATTATCAGTAAACGGTATTTCGAGAAGTATTTCGTCGAGGAATATGCAGAATACCTGGATGAAAATGGGATGATTACGATAAAGTGGTGGGTCGCGTCGCCGGATTCACCGATGCAGTCGATGAATTATGGCGAATCCGACGAATGCGACGAACCGGAGTCGTGAAGACAAACCCTGTCATAAAAGTTATAAAGGATCGACCATGAACTTTCTTTCGCCTCTGGATGGAACATGAACCCATATACGCGGTCTTTTTCAAATTCAAACGCACATGCGTGTCGAATATTGTCGCGGTATGATGTCAACCATGCAATCTCTCGGACGCCTCGACCCGCCGCCGCCTTCCTTTTCGGCGCGATAGGTAAATCACGGAAATAAACCTCCAATTGTTGAATTCGTTCTTCTCCGTGAAATAGATTATCGACCGTCAGGTCCAGTTCGATTTCTTTACCGCCAATCCAAAATGTGTCATATTTCATAAGTTGACATCCATAATAAACTGATAAAAACTGACATCCATGGCATAACCCGAGAACAGGCAATTTCGGAAAATGGTATAAATAATACAATTCCAACTCTAATTCAGGTTGAATTTCATACGGTATAATCCGATAATGGTTCGTTCCGGGAATAATAATCCCGCGAATATCCTTTCGTTTAATAATCTGCGGGTCACGTGACAGAGTAAGTATGTACGGAATTTTACGAGCGTCAAATGCTTTTACTACATTACTCAAATTGTTGATTGGGTCGGGTTTTTCTCTCGCAACAATCAACAACATTGTAAATATATAATAATAATAATAACACGAATGATTCGTTATTATTATATATATACCAGTGATTATTATTAGTGGTAGATGTAAATACTCAACAGTATAATTATGCATAACTAAACGGTGTCACGCCTGCGCCGCCACCGCCACCGCCACCGCCGACGACCTTTGTGATTTTGCCCGATTCAAGATATATCTTCATCGGAAATGATGCCGCATATTCAGCGTCATGTGTTACGACAATAACTGTCGACCTTTTCGACATTTCATTAATCATCTCCATTACATATTTTTTATGGAATGCGTCGACTGCAGCAGTCGGTTCATCCATAATCGTGATTGGTTTATTACTCAAATAACTCCGCAACAAGTAAATAATCTGACGCTGACCGCCACTTAAATTCTCGCCACGAGACCCAGCCATTGTTTCAAGACCTTGCGGCAGTTTCTTAAACACATTCATCACTTTCAGTTTGTTAAGGATGGTTATCGCCTCTTCTTTCGGAATATTGGTTCCATAGTATATATTATCGATGATAGACCGATTAAACAAAACGACTTTTTGTGAAACAATCGACAATTTACTTCGCAAATATTCGCGTTTAATTTCGGAGATATCTACACCATTAAATAAAATCTGGCCTTCGGTTGGTTTAAAAAACCCGGACATCAGTTTTATAATCGTGGATTTCCCGCTACCATTTGTCCCGATGATTGCAGTGCGTCGGAGTGGTTGGATTTTGAAAGAGACATTATCGAGTATTTTTTTGACTTCACTTTCTTGTCCACCGCCACCCGCACGCGCACGCGCAGCGTATTCAAACGACACATTCTTGAACTCTATATCGCCCGTTATAGGAATATCGGTTTCTTTTCCGTCGTCATTTTTATCAACTATAAGTTTTCGAATATTGGCTTCATTTTCGGTGATTTTACCGTATTCCGCAATAACACCGATGCTTCGCAATGAGGCAGTTTTGATATACTTTACAAAGAATAATATGATGAAAATCAGTTTTATAGTTATCTTGCTGTCGATTTTCCGCCTCTTGTACATGATCAAAATGACATATACATGAAAAACAAGCACAATTATAATAACAATCGATAATGCAAACCCGCCGATGGACGAATTCCATAATTGATCTTCATGTGCATGGTCGTATACATCATGTTTGGTCGTTAAATATTCCATTTCATCATCCACCTTTTTCGTGGATATGATACTCAATGAATTACTTAATACATCATCGATGTTGGATAATAAAGTATTCTCTTCATTTTCGCGATATTCCGACGTATTTTTAGACCTTAACAGAATATAATAATACAAAATAAAAAATAGAGTAAATACACCTATCGTTAATAATCCAATCCCGGTGTTTAAATATAATATATACCCCAAAATTACAATTGTTGTTAATACAAACGTAACAACCCAATAAATAAATCGACCAGTGAATGATGTGACTATATTGGGGATTTTCAATGTTTTTACGATATGGTTCGAGATATCCTCCTTGTCATAATTCACCTCAATGTTTTTGAATATAACGTCGATGAGTTTAAACCTGATAAATTTCTCCATTTTGGGAAAATACACTTTATCATAATAATTGCCGATCATGTAGACGCTGTCGACTAAAACATTTACGGCAGCAATTTTCCAAAGAATCGAAATCGAGTTATCATATTCGAGGTTATTTATTGCTGTTGTAAAATTCGTAAATAGGTCGGACAACCATATCATTTCGATGGGATTACATAATAATGTAACTGCTATTGTTATGATAAGCCATATCTTGTTTTCTTTTAAAAAATCAAATATATATCCTATAATAATGTTGTCGGTCTCCATTATAGTACCGTAATATAATACTAATGTTATATTACCGTAATATTATATTGCCGTAATGTGCCGTAATGTGCCGTAATGTGCCGTGACGCATTTAACGCCTCTTGGGAGTATTCACGAGACGGTGCTGCTTACCAGTCTTGGCGTTAATCTTAATAGCGCCGAACTTCCCCTTGCGTGCAGTGTAACCAAACTTACGCAGACGATTCTCCTTCTTAGCAGTCGCGTGCTTCTTGGCCGAGACAACGCGACCATGCTTGTTAAACATCAATGCACTCTTGACGAGACCACCGGGGGTCTTGTAGGCCGTTCCGTGCCACACCTGGGCGCGAGACCCTTCCAACATCTGGTATTTCTGACCATGCATATGGTAGTAACCATCTTCACTGCGATCGCAACGTTTCACCATTTTACTAAATATGACAATAAATAGTCGTTATAATACATCATTAGAAAAAAAGGTGGAGGATACGGTCGGTCCGTCGGTCCTAAAACGAGTTCGTCACCGGCGCGCCATACCCCCCAGGAGCCCCTGACCAACGACCGAATCTATTGATACTATTCACCGCATATACCTTTTTCACATTTTTCGTTTCAGTTGCTACGCGTATTAGTTGTGCGTAACGCATCTTCTTCGTAATATTCGTATTATTGGTAGATGTCGCCATTCCAGCAGTAGGATTTGTCAGCGTGGGGCATTTTAAATACGGGATACGAACATTAGGGTCGTCACTATTTATTACAGTCGGGTCTCCAGACGCATCATATTGGACCAGTGCGTTATTTATGCGAAATATATCGCTACATGTGAGACCGAATCCGGTTTTGGTTCGGTAGCGAGGTGCAATAGACATCCTTAATCAAGCGTGTGTGTGCGTGCGTGTGCGTATTGCTAACGATACATATATCCCGCAAAATAAAATTGAAAAAGAGTTAAACATATATTCGTATTACACATTACTCGTAGGATCTCAATGCCTCCCAAATCGTCTAAATCTACCAATGAAGGCGGCGCTGCTGCGACCGCGACCGAAAATCTCAACAAATACCAAAAGATGACCGACCGTGAACATATCCTTAAAAAACCAGACACATATATCGGAACGATTGAACCGGCAGAGACGACAGAATATGTGATGGACGCAGTTGCAGTCGCGGCTGCTGAAGGTGTCGTCGCGACCGCCGCAACAGTCGCACCAATGTTGACCCGCCGAGGTGTCACATACATCCCAGGATTATACAAACTTTTCGACGAAGGGATGGTGAATATGCGTGACCATGTTGTTCGTCAAGCACAAGCAGTTGCCGACGGAAAACCCGATGCACTCCCCGTGACGACTCTCGAAGTTGAAATCGACGCTGTGGATGGAACGATTCATATGACGAACGACGGTAACGGGATCGATGTCGCCCAGCATCCCGAACATAAACTCTGGATTCCTGAGATGATTTTCGGTCATCTTCGCACATCGACCAACTATGACGAGAACAAAAAAGAGAAAATCGTTGGCGGGAAGAACGGATTCGGATTCAAACTCGTCCTCATTTGGTCAGTGTGGGGACGCGTAGAAACCGTCGATCATGTCCGCGGACTAAAGTATATCCAAGAATTCCGGAATAATCTGTCCGAGATTTCACCGCCGATTGTGACCAAGACCAAAGTCAAACCATATACCCGCGTCAGTTTCCGCCCGGATTACGCCAGGTTTGGTCTTCCGAACAACAATCTCACCGCGGATATGCTCGCACTGTTTCTCAAGCGCACATATGATATTGCCGCAGTCACCGACAAGACCGTGAAAGTTAAATACAATGGAGGAATTGTTCCTGTCAGACATTTTCAGCAGTATGTTGACCTGTATATTGGCGCGAAGAGTGCAGCAAGCGAAGCCGGCGCCGCCGGCGGAGTCAAGCGCATCTATGAGAATCCAGATCCCCGCTGGGAGTACGTGGTTTGCCTCACCACCAGCGACGAATTCGCACATGTATCATTCGTAAATGGGATTTACACGCCGAGGGGCGGCAAACACGTTGAATATATCACCAACCAAATCGTCCGCAAGTTGGCGGAGGTTATCAAGAAGAAGAAGAAGGTAGATGTCAAACCGAATACAATCAAGGAGCAACTGATGCTGTTTCTGCGATGTGATATCGAGAATCCGTCCTTCTCTAGTCAAACAAAAGACGAACTTGGGACTGCCGTCGCGAATTTCGGGTCGAGTTGTAAAGTGAGCGACGAATTCATCGAGAAACTCGCTAAAATGGGAGTGATGGATGCAGCGTGTGCGCTAACAGAAGTCAAGGATACGAAGGCCGCGAAAAAGACGGATGGCGCGAAAACCAGGACGATTCGCGGTATTCCTAAACTTATCGATGCGAATTATGCGGGATCACCAGACAAATCCGCGCAATGCACGATCATCTTATGCGAGGGTGATTCAGCCAAGGCGGGTATTGTGAGTGGGTTGAGTAAAGAAGACCGGAATTTCATCGGGGTGTATCCGATGAAGGGCAAACTCTTCAATGTTCATGGCGAGACGACGAAACGTATCTCTGAGAACCGCGAGATTGCGGAAATCAAACAGATTCTAGGTCTTGAAACGGGGAAGACATATACGCCCGCGGATATCGCCACACGACTGCGTTATGGTAATGTTCTCTTCATGACGGATCAGGATTTAGATGGTGCGCATATTCAGGGACTCGGTATTAACTTGTTCCAGATCGAGTGGCCGTCACTTACGAAGATTCCTGGTTTCATCGGGTTTATGAATACGCCGATTCTGAAAGCCCGCCGCGGCGCACAGGAGGTCCTCTTCTACAATGATGGCGAGTTTGAGCACTGGAAGAAACAATTCCCGGGCGACGCCGTTCCTTCGGGATGGTCGACTAAATATTATAAAGGTTTAGGCACGAGTACGGGGAAGGAGTTCAAGGAATATTTCGAGCATAAGAAGATGGTCTCATTCGTCCATACCGGGAAAGAAAGCGACGACCGCTTGGATATGGCGTTCAATAAGAAGCGCGCGGATGATCGGAAAGAGTGGTTGTCGACATATTCGCGTGATGCGTATCTGGATACATCAAAACCGGCCATCCCGTATGAAGAGTTCATTGACCGCGGTCTTATCCACTTCTCCATCTACGACAACGAGCGTTCGATTCCGAACCTGATGGATGGGTTGAAAATCTCGCTGCGTAAAATCTTGTTTGCGGCGTTCAAGAAAGGGGGTCTGAAAACGGAAATCAAGGTGGCGCAATTCAGTGGATATGTATCGGAGCATGCAGCGTACCACCATGGCGAGGCCAGTTTGAATGCGGCAATTGTCGGGATGGCGCAGAACTTCGTCGGCAGCAACAATGTTAATCTGTTCGAACCCAATGGTCAGTTTGGCTCACGTCTTCAAGGCGGCGCCGACTCTGCAAGTGAAAGGTATATCTTCACGCAACTTAACCGTCTGACGCGACTTATCTATCGCCAAGAAGATGACCCGGTATTGACCTATATCGATGATGACGGGCAGATGGTGGAACCAATGTATTATGCACCGGCAATTCCGATGATTCTCGTCAATGGAAGCAAGGGTATCGGAACGGGATTTAGCACGGATATCATGCCGCATAATCTGCTTCAAATCATTCAGTATATTCGTGCGATGCTTACGGAAACTGACCGTCCTACGATTGAACCTTACTTCAAGGGGTTTAAAGGGACGATACGGAATATTGGGTCTTCTGCTCCGACGGTTAACGCATCCTCCGCTTCCGCGATTTTGCCTGCGGGTTCGCCTGCAGGTGCTTTCACAGCCTCCGCGAAGTATCTCATCAAAGGAACCTACGAAATCATTGCTGACCGTAAAGTCCGCATCACCGAGCTCCCGATTGGAACATGGACAGATGATTATAAGCAGTTCCTGGAAAAGTTGATGGACCTCCCGGTGGCGGACAAGGACAAGGACAAAGGTGGAGGAGCCGGATCCGTCCCTGTCCTTAAAGAGTATACGGATATGTCAACCGACGCGGTCGTGGATATCACCGTTACATTTCATCCCGCATATCCACACACACCGAAGGACCTTCAAGCCGCAATCATTGACGCCGATGCTGGGACTAACAAACTGGAGAAAATCCTCGGATTATTCACGACGCAAAGTACTACGAATATGAATCTCTTCGACGCACGCGAGAAACTGCGTAAATACGCGAACATCTACGACATCATTGAAGACTACTACGTGGAACGTCTGGCTCTCTATTCGAAACGCAAAACGGCAATGTTGGCGCAACTCGGGAATGAATTGCGTGTACTCACGAATCGCGCTCGATATATCCAGGAGATTCTGGATGACAAATTGGAGTTGCGACGCCAATCAAAAGACGCGATTCAAGCAAAGATGACAGCGCACGGTTACGAACACATCGATGGAGACACTGAATATAAATACTTGCTGAAGATGCCGATGGATAGTGTCACGGATGAAAATGTCAGGCACCTTCTTGGCGAACGTGACTCCAAGCAGGCGCAACATCAGCAACTTACAGATACATCGATTCAGACGTTGTGGATCAAGGACTTGGATGAATTGGAATCGGAGTATCGAAAGTGGGCGGCGGCGGCGGATATGGCGTCGACGGCAAGCGGTGTAGGAGGAGGCGCAGCAAGCAAGAAGAAGATGGTAATCAAGCGTAACTAATGCTCGGGGGCGTTTCATTTCGCTTTGCTTTGCTCGGCTGCGTCTCATTTCGCGTTGCTCCATTCGTCTCGCCTCGCCCTCTATTATATGATGCCATATACGGAGCCATATACGGATCCACACACACACACACACACACACACACACACACACACACACACCCAATAATAAAAAACAACACATTTTTTATTATTATTGAGTCAAAATCGTCCCGGGCGAAAGGAGGCGAAGCCGAGTGGAGCCAAATCGTGCCAGGCGAGCTCGGGTTCCAGGATGCGAAGCATTCTTTCACCCGGGCGGGCGAGCAATTAGAACCAAGGTTTCAATTCCAATGTCTTATGCTTGTAATCCGAGAAATTCGGGCGTGCAATCGGAGTATACATACTACTAACATCCCGCTTATACTGGATATAACCCTCCGCCTCGCCGTGTATTCTAGGAACACAATATTCAAATACTAATTCATTCAATTCAATAATCTGCTGGCGGATTTCAGTCGGAGCATTTGTCGCATTTTGGAGAAAGATGGTGCGCATAATGATACGCAATGTATCGCAATCCTGCTCTCCAATAACGTATTTTCCATTGGAACGCTTATATACACCAGCGCGAACTCCGTTCTGGATAATCTGCATATTCTCTTTACTAAAAAATGCGTTGGATAGATGTGTATTTTCCCATATCCCGTTTAAAGCGTCGCGGTAGGTGACACACTGATGGACCGGGTTTTTATCATAAAGCGCGAATTGGTCTTGTGTGGGGGGTGTTACAATATCAAGACGTCCATTTTTGGGTTGACCTATGAATGTATGTTCTGGAACTGCGTTGTAGTTCATGTCTTCTGTATATTCTTCTGTATATTCTTATACTATTAATATACTATTAATATACTAATATATACATAATATTTCTCTAAATACAATACAATACAATACAATACAATACAATACGGTACAATTCTTTTTATATTTATAATATATAGTCGTAGACAAAACTAAACAAATCATGGATTTCATTTCAGGAACTAAAAATGTAGGTTCAGCAGCAGGTATAGGTAGTTCCGGGTCTGATGCAGGTTCTGGTAGTGACGGAGGCAGTGGGATGTTTAGCAGTTTTTCCAATTTATCTCTACAGAAGATGGTTATGTTATTAGCGATGATTGCCTTTGTTATTTCGGTAGGAACAGTCGCTATTTTGTTGTGGAAATCGAAGAGTTCGCAGAAATGGCCGCCTGAAATATCGAAATGCCCGGACAGGATGAAGTTTGATGGAACAAAATGTACCGATCCTTATGGATTAGGTGCGGCCGAGCATACTCCAGGTGCCGATAATTGTGCTAATTACAACGCCTTTAAAGGTACCGACAAGGTCTATTCGAATGTACCCGGATCAGATGGATATATACCGTGGGAAGGAATCTTGGACGGAAAGGCTTCAAAAAGTGCATCGTTGAAGTGTTTATAATGGAATGGAATAGAATATGTAATGTAATCACAGCAGTATTTACATTACAGCGAACGACCCGGCGAACGACACGGAAAACGACCAGGTGAGTGAGTGAACCGTTCGCACGCGAACGAGTGAACGAACGAACAATTAGAACCGATACGCCCCGGGTGAAGCACCAGACGCCTGGGTAGCCACAGCCGGAAGAGAGTCAGATGCGGAAAATGAACCAGCCTTCATATTTCCAGTGACGCACATGGAGTAAAACAGGCGACTCTGAAAATACATAAGCGCATAGACCAAGATCATCAAAAAGGAATAAAATGTGCTCATTATTGTGACCTTCCCCCTAAATAGCATAACAAGTGCAGATATGAATCCTAGACCGGCAACCGCCAAAAATATGAAATTAACAACGGTAAGCCAATAAAAAAGGAGACAATAATCCTTATCAAGAGGAGCAAATAAACTTTGAATAGAATCCATTGATTGATTGATTGATTAACTGGTTATAATATATAAAAAGAAAAAACATATGATAATAACCAAAGAAATATAACAACAATCGTAATAAAATAAATGTCTTTATCGGGTGCCGCAGGCGCATCCGCAGCTGGCGCATCTACGTCCACGAATTATAATACGTACCTAGGTCGCGAGACCATATACAATAATATACGCGACTTTCTCGCATTATTTCAAAAAAACAAGAGCGACCTTACATTTAAGCGTGGGGTCTATATCTACGGCGCACCTGGATCAGGTAAAACCGAGTTCGTTGTCCGTCTTCTAAAAGAACTAAACTACGACATTATTAAATACGATGCGGGAGATATCCGTAATAAGTCTATTATTGACTCCATCACTCAGCACAATATTTCCGATAAAAATATAATGTCGATCTTCCAGCGTAAAATCCAGAAAATCGTCATTGTAATGGACGAGTTAGACGGAATGAATAATGGGGATAAAGGCGGAATTACGTCACTGATTAAACTCATTCGTCCTAAAAAGACGAAAAAACAGAAACAGGAAGAGATAACGATGAATCCCATTATATGTATCGGAAATTACCACATCGACAAGAAAATCAAGGAACTCATGAAAGTCTGCCACGTATATGAGTTGAAAACGCCCACCCCGACACAAATGTCGCAATTGGTGGATATGACGATGCCTAACCTTGATATCGGGTTACGTAAAAGCGTCATAACATTTATCCAAGGTAATTTACGCAAATTGAATGCCGTCGCGGAAATGAATAAAACCCCAAACACCATTATATCCAATAATATTCTTCACGCGATTTTCCAACCAAAGACGTATAATGAGGATATTAAGAAAGTCACGCAGAAATTATTCAATACAGCGTACCCCATCTGCGACCACAATACACTGATCAATGAGACTGACCGAACCACGATCGGTCTCTTATGGCATGAGAATGTGATCGACGTGCTTGAAAAAATGCCTGTCTCAGTGTCGGTTCCCTTTTATCAATTGTTACTGGATAATATTTGTATGGCCGATTATTTCGACCGTATCACGTTTCAGAACCAGATTTGGTTATTTAATGAATTATGTTCACTCATTAAGACGTTTTACAATCACCATTTATACCATCAATCATTCCCGAAAAAGACGAGGTTTAACCCTACAGAGGTTCGATTTACGAAAGTTCTCACCAAATATAGCACTGAATACAATAACCTGCTTTTTATACAGAATTTATGTATTCAATTATCGATGGACCAAAAGGATCTCTTCGCATTCTTTTTGACGCTTCGGAATCAGTATCCCGAGGATGAAATCCCGCGGATCCTTGAAACGTATGATATATCCAAATTGGATGTGAATCGTATTTACCGTTATTTAGATAAATATATGGCGAAACCGGAACAGTCGTCGGCGTCGTCGTCTGCGTCGTCGTTGTCGTTGTCGTTGTCGGCAGGAACGATGGCAGTAGCAGGAGATAATTTGATGAATGATGATAATACGGATTTACTAGACTAGTTGTTCCGGCCCGGTCGGCGCTACCGCGTTTGATATGTATCAAAAAGATATAAGAAATATTTAGAAACATATTTAGGTAATGGGCGCTTCTATTTCATTTGATTCAAAATATAAACTTATCCTTGACGCCGAAGTAGAGTGTATTTCGAATACCAAACCGTCCGCGTCTAAGTCTAAGTCTAAGACGGCGTCAGATTCCGGGTCAGGGTCAGAGTCCGGGTCTGGGTCTGATTCTGGATCCGGATCCGGATCTGACAGTGAGGATGAGACCAAGATATTCACAGTAAAACTCACCCCGGAAATCATCGGTTATATTCGCACATATATTCGCGACAATGATTTCCTGGATATCATGGATACAATAACCGAAATCGAACTGAATGAATATGGTCACGGTCCGGATTCAGCGCTTGTATTTGATTCACAATCTGTAATCTATAATATCAATGATAATAAGATTGAGGCGTCTGGTGAATGGGAGTATATCGCGGCTACACCTATCAAATCAGTCCCCACCATTTCTATGAAGAGTAGTCGCAAACATAAATCAAAGGGAGGTAGTAGTAATAGTCGCAGTCACGACGACAACAACGACAACGACGACAATGACTCACGTTCAAAGAATAATAACAATAATGGATTTAAGACGAAGGATGATGAGTTGGCACTTTCAGAGATTGAAAACATCATTTCCGATAGATTTAAGGAGTATAGCAAACATCGGGATTTCGTCATTCACGAATCAAAAACGAGTACGCTTATTTTGAATATTCATAGTGTTGAAATTGTCAAGGATTGAGCGTGCGTATGTGACTGCATGCATGCGTTATTATTATTATTATTATTATCATTATTTGTGAAATATTCGCATATAATAATATTTATTTATGTTTCATTGATTTATGTTTCATTGATTTATGTTTCATTAATCTACATCATTACAACTTCAGTAACAGAGTAACTGTTGTCGTCGTCATGTCCGTCGTCGTGTCCGCCACCGTCGAGTTGTCTACGTAATTCACGGTTTTCTTGCAATAATTCCTCATATCGTTCTAAAATATCCTTTTCAACAATACTAGTTCTGATACCACTATTCGATTGTTTCAATGAATTTAGTTCGGTCATCATTTCATTAATCTGATTATCACGAGAACTTACTTCTGACTGTAAATTCTGAATAATCTGAATAACTTGTTCGTTTGTCAATGTAACCGGGTCTTTACCTGGTTGCTGTAATATAATTTGCCCGCCGCCGCCCCCCCCTTGACCTTTCGCGGTCGCATCCGCCATCATCTTTTCTCGATCAATCTCTAATTGACGCGTCTGTGCGATAACATCCGGTTTCATTTCAGGTCGTCCCGGCGCATAATCCTCCAATAATTTCTCCAAATCTACCATATAAAACCGGCGAAGATCATTATCCTTAATGAAATCCATCACTTTCTTCGGTGAATCGCGGACAATATCCGGGTTGGCGTTAACAAGCAATTTGCGTTTATCAAATGTATTATGTTCATGCGAAAAAACGAGAATCACCTTCATCGGATTCAATTGGACGAACGGGACAGTATAATCCTTCAAAAATGCACGCTCTTCCGCCAAACACGCATCATCATTATATCGGTTGTTCTTCAACAACTTGCGCTTGAACGCGAATGTTCCGGCCGTTGCATGATTCGGACCATACGGTCCAAAACGCTTCATTTGCCCGATATGCTTGAAATAAATATAGATCTCGCTTGAACCAGCGCACAATGCTTCAGGATGACTAACGAGCATCTCTACCGCGTGCGATACACGCTGTGGGGGATAATAATCATCGTCATCCATATATACCAGAATCTCACCACGGGACTTATCATGCAGCAAGTTGCGTTTCTTCCCCAGAGTCATTTTCGTATCATACTTGAAATACTTGACTCGCGGATGATGCGCCACCATATCCTCCACGGGGTCGGTTCCGTCGTCGATAATAATCCACTCCATTCTATCATGCGGGTAATCCTGATGATCAAAACACTTTATCATGGCGTTAATAAACGGGCGACGATTAAATGTGGGGGTGCATACACTCACAAAAGGGTATTTTTTAAAATATTCAGGGGATGATTTGACAGGTCCTGCGGATGATGATGCGGCGGTCATTGCAGCGTTCTTGTTTTTACCGCCCATATTGTATATAATTTATTACAATATAATCGTTTATGTCGTTTATACGCAGATTATACGCACGCCGCGCCACGCCGCGCCGGACTATGCACCCCAGTTTTTGATTTTATCGATAAACTCCATTATTCCCTTCCAATATGTGGTTAAGTAAAGTGTCAATAGAACAAGAATTACAATTGCAGCGACATTAATATCAAGACCTTCGAACGCGTAAAACATCAACACTAAATTAAAGAAGAAGAAGATAATCGGGACATATTTCGCATATAATAAGCGATACTCGTCCCAATGAAGAAACGGATATATAAAGAAAGTTCCAAAAAATTGGATAAGTTGTATGATATATACAACAATCGGTAAAATCCCTATAAATCCGAATCCAGTAAATAACGACCATAAAAAACCGCCGATAAATTCTTTACGATGTTCGGTCGGATTCAAAACCATACCAAGAAAGGTCATAAATAATGGACCACCGCCTATCGCAAAAAACGCGAATAACAAAAACACAAACGGCGTCAATAAAATCATCAACGGTGATACGACGTCGTATAGTTCTCTCGGGATACTGTTCGTGAGTTTTGTTATGTAGTTTAGTACATACAATATCATTGCACGGTCTGATGCAAACGTGAAAATAAATGCGTTGTTAACCCATTGCTTAAAACGTGCTTTAATGAAATCCCCATTCAGAAGATTTACCTTAGTTACACCTTCATCCACACTTTCTTTCACCATATTTACCTCATCTTTTGTTAAACAAAACCATTTAAAAATATAAGTATCCAAAATAATCGCGATCTTCAGATATATCTTTTTAGCACTTGAAATTTTAGGGTCGTCTGCAATACCGCCGAATTTATCTTGACAGTCGATTTCACATTCCGTATATTCACTCGTATAACAATATGGCCATTCGCGTCGTTCAGTCGGGAAGAGTTTCGGCAAATTTAAATTATTAATTCGGATACTCTTGGGGTCGGTATAAAAGAGGATATTCACACAAATAATCGAAATAATTACGGTTTCGATGAAAAGGGAAAGCACGTTTATCCCGAATTCCTTTAATGCAGCAATGTCAAATAATGATTTTGGAGCAGCCTTTTGTTTCTTGTCCTTGTCCTTGTCCTTGTCCTTGTCCTTGTCCTTGTCCTTGTCCTTGTCCTTGTCCTTGTCATTGTCCTTGTCCTTGTCCTTGTCGTCCCCCCCATCAGGAAGCATTCCGCCCACTTTGCTAAATGTGCCTCCGATGCCGCCTTCGCCATCTTCGCCTTCACCGTCTTCACCTCCGTCTTTCTTTACTTCTTCTTCGTCATCGGCCATGTTATTATTCAAATACTAGTTATAATAATAACATATAATAATCGCGCGGCACTTATCGCGCATCGCTTAGGTCGCGCGCCCGCTTTAGCGTGCATCGCTCTTTCCTACCCGCGGCGCTTATCGCGCATACATCAATCCGCAATTCCCCGAAACAAATGTCAACACATTATATCTCTCTTCTAAAATATGAAAATCGTAGCTATAATGATAAATATTAACATTCGGTTTATTCATTCCGATGATTTCCTTCGTATTCGGATTACAGATCATTTTCACTTCGGCCGAGGGATCCAGTGGCGGGTATATCGTCGTCAATTCAAGTTCGATTTGGTTAAACTTACTCATATTGATTGCACCGCTTGGTTGTAGGTCATACGGGTCAGAATTCAGGCAGAAATTATAACAGTAAATCCCTGGTTTCGCACACCCGCGGGTGCGTGTATATTTCTCTACATAATTATAGACTCCTGCATCCAGCAAATTCTCTCGGTATTTACCATTCAAAGAGATACCCAACATCTGTAAAATGTCGCGTTCGTTCTCTGACTGAAAATCCCCTGTAATATGAAGACCAGTGAGGCGTTTATCGCCCGGATTGATGCCCGGTCCAATACCGTTCTTAGGTCCATTTTTGTCATAATAATACTGGTCAAATGGATAAGACGTCGTCCACACTGTGGTACTAATATCACTCGTCTTTGAAACATTCTCGTCAAATGCGGTGGGTTTCCAATCATCATCCGTCGGCGCAGGAATGATATCATACGGGAGGTAATTATAAGGCCAGTTCGTATAATTGCTCCATTCATTTCGCAAATTCACATCACTCCGTTGAAAAAACATCGTCCATGATGCGACCATCCCCATCGAATTCTCTATCTTGATTTTCCGATTTCCAGTAACATCATTAAACGTCCAATCATAATGCGACTTAATCAGATACTTCTGCTGGTTGGCCGCAAAGACTTTAGACTCATCATCCGAGAGAAAGCAGTAGGTCGCCATTAAATGGACATCCGCATTCCAATCCGCGCGAATACTAGGATATGAATTCAGACTCAAGTCAATACTTGGTGGCGGGTATAAAAAATGCCACATTTGATGAAGAGGATTCGTGAAATCGGGTTGGACGACGGGCCAATAATTGACCGAATCGCCTACATCACGTATAGTGAATAGGTCCTTTACGGGCCGCAATGTAACATCGATTTGAAGTTGGTTATACTGAAGACACACAAGGGGGAACGCCATTTTGGAAGAAAGCGTGAACCATGCGTTAATCGGGATATACAATTTCCGACCGCGGATAGACGGTTCGGCGCCGGCAATATTCGACGTTCTATATGCGTTCGGATACTGGTTAAGACGTGCACCCGAACAACCTGGATTGTATAATTCAGGGACATGACCGGTCATCTGGTTATATAATTCGCGCTTGGTTTTATCCATATCACGTTCTACAATCGCCATCAAGTTATTTCCGGTGAACCTTTGAAGGGTCATACCACCGACAGAAATCACGATTTCTTTAATCATTTGTGTACCCAAATTTTCAATCCACCTGAACTCATACGGCGCCCACATATCTCCCGCAGTCGTCGGCGGGTTTATCGGACTCCATATTGTGGGAAGAGTGACACAGACATACGTATCCATAAGTAACTCCGCATATCGTGGCACATAAAACGTGAATTTGGATTCTTCAGATAAACGGAGTTTTTTCTGTCCGTCGAAATCAAGTCTAAACTTTTGAAGACCGAAATTCGTATATTTAAGATAAGTACTCTTGAAAAACGATTTTTTGGGGTTACCGTTCAAAATAACATTTTGATTGCCAGTTGCGACCAGGTTTAGTAATCCACCTGTCATTTAGTATTTATATTATCTCTTTGTATTATCTGTTTGTAATATCTTTGTATATCTCTTTGTAATATCTTTATATAAAATATATAACCTTATATACAAAATAAAGAGATACATATATCTCGTTTATCCATGTCGTTAATAAGATCCATTTCCATAGAAGTTCTCTTTATTTCATTTATTATATTGTTCATCGCAATATGGCAGGTGTCGGGGTTAATACAATCACGTAGTATTTCGCGCAACAATGAAATATATAAGATACGTGAAGGTCTGCAGAATGAGGATGCTGTCGTGGCGTCAGCAGCAGCACCGGCAGCGGCATCGAAAAATGACAATCCACTAGATAAAGCAATGTCTATTTTAAACAGTTCCGGTGGATCCTTTTTAAATAAACTACCGGATTTGCAGTTATCTACAGAAGGGTTTACACCGAGCACAAGCGAGAATGAGATGACAATAAACCAACGTCGTCAAGTGCGGACTGCATTGGATGGTGCATCGGCACCTGCTGTACCCGTACCCACACCACCCGCACCCGCACCCACACCGACCGTCAGCAGTGTAAAGGAAGGTCTCGATAATCCCGACCAGGAATCCAAAAAAATGATAGACAATAAACTGACATCTATGAATCCAGAAGATAGTCAAAGTCGGTTCAAACTCCGGGACTATTACATCAAGTCGGCCTATAATGCGTTTAATCCAGATAAATTCAAGAATTCGACAGTGAGTATGGATGCGTGCCTCTATGTTCTCGCACGTGGTTGCCGCGTTATTGATTTTGAGGTGTTTTCAGTGGAGAACCAACCCGTTATTTCGTCATCATCCGTGAATTCATTTAATTATAAGGAGACATATAATCACATTCCTGTTTCAGAAGCGTTTGAAGTATTAGGCAGTTATGCATTCTCCGGTTCAAAATGCCCCAATCCCAACGATCCATTTATTATTCATATGCGTATTATGTCACGCAATGTGACGATGTACGACAATCTCGCGAAAATCATCTCGCAAAGCAAGACGATGGCGCGTAATCTACTGGGTTCAAAATACGGGCGCGAATACCATTCCAAGGATTTAGGTGACGAGGATGTAACTTCATTCATGGGAAAGGTTATCTTGATGGTGGATGGAACGAATGACGTATATCGCAATACCAAATTATTCGAGTTGATGAATATGAGTTCAAATTCGATGTTTCTCTCGAAATATACATTTTTCGGCGTGAAAAATGTCGGCGATCCACAAGCATTTAAGGATGCGAATAAGAAGAATATGTGCCTCGTAGTTCCAGATAAAAGCGGTCGTCCACAAAATGACGGACATAACGGTCCATTTACATGGGGGTGTCAAATAGTGACAATGTGCTTTCAAGAAGAGGCGCGTGACGAGAAACTGAAAGCTTACGAGGATAAATTCGCGTCGGTTGGTTATGGATTCATATTGAAACCAGAGGATTTACGGTATGTCCCGATTACAATTGCCCCTCCCGCACCGCCCGATCCGAAATCGTCGATGGAGGCGAGACCAGCCCAAGCAGCCGGAGGGTTCAAATTCACGATGTAACCGGAACCGGGCGGGGCGGACCGACCGCCAATATTATATTGTATATCATTATTATATCACTCTATTGTAAGTATAATAATGCCAGGGAAATACAAACACGTCGATAAAGACCAAACATATGAAGAAAAAGAATTAGAAATATTGCGTCAGGCTGTCGATGTTGTTGAAAACCGAAAAGGTGGCGAAGTTATGCGTGACCCCGAAGTAAAGAAAATCATATCGATTGTAGAGGATTTTATTGCCAAAAAGAAACTTGTTTGTTATGGAGGGACCGCTATCAACAATATCTTACCTGAAGACTCGCAGTTTTACAATAAGGATATTGAATTACCGGATTACGACTTTTATTCAGACAATGCACTTGACCACGCGAAGGAGTTGGCCGATATTTATTATAAAGCCGGGTATGAAGATGTTGAGGCGAAATCCGGCGTCCATCATGGAACATATAAAGTCTTCGTGAATTTCACCGGGATTGCGGATATCACCCAAATGGAATCTGACCTGTTCAAGGCGATCTCAAAGGACGCTATTATTAAAAGTGAAATACGGTATGCTCCACCCGACTTTCTTCGGATGGCAATGTATTTAGAATTATCACGACCGGATGGCGATGTATCACGATGGGAGAAGGTCCAGAAACGATTGACGCTTTTGAATACGCATTATCCTCTTAAGGGGTATCAATGTGATAAAATAGAGTATCAGAGAGGGTTTGAAGGTTCGACGGATAAAAATACGGGGGAGATCAGTGTCTCGCGAACGAGGTCTCGGTCACATGTCAAATCTGCGTCCCGGTCCCGGTCCCGGTCCCGGTCGAAGTCCGAGTCAGTGAAAACAGGCGGCGGAATATTCAAAAGTGAAACTAGCGTAAAACGGAAGGCTATCACTCAAGTCAAACGCAAGTATCATACTCTGGCGACGTATATGCGATATTTGTTTCATACGGCAAATAAACACGAAGAAACCATCGGGGATTATACATATACGATTGAAGAAGATAAGGTGACTCATCGGTATAACCTAAATGTAAAATACGAGAGATTCCTTCAAGACGATGATGAATTTGTTATTTATTCTATGTCGTCGAGTGATATTAAAAAGGATGCACCGTCGAAAAAGGGTCATCGGGATGAGGGCGATGACGACGATGATGACGATAGTGTAAGCGATGACAGTGATGACGAGGACGATGACGAGGACGATGACGAGGACGATGACGACGAGTCCCGGTCCAAGTCCAAGTCCAAGTCCAAATCCCGGTCCAAGTCCCGGTCCAAGTCCCGGTCCAAGTCCCGGTCCAAGTCCCGGTCCAAGTCGTCCGACACGCATTATTCCGTAAGTAAATCCAATATTTCATATTCTACCAACCGAGAGATGCTTCTTGATCAAACAGATATCTATAATATTGTGCGCGACGTATTTATCAAGAATCGCGCAGTATTTTTCGGCGGGTATGCGAATATCCTATATTCCCGTTATATGCCAAAACAACAACGACGTATCATCCATAAAATCCCCGATTTCGATATTCTCTCGGAAGACCCTCGTTCATTGTGCGAGGAGGTTGTCCGTGAACTAACGGCGCACAAATACACCGGCGTCAAATATACGAAGCATAAGGGCGTCGGTGAAGTCATATCCGAGCATTATGATATCCGCGTTGGTGAAGAAGTAATTGCGTTCTTATACAAACCTCTTGCATGTCATAGTTATAATACAATACGGATTGACGGTGGTGGTGATGACGACCACTCATCTAAGAATGATTCGTCTAAGAGTCATACAATCCGTATTGCGACGATAGATACAATGTTGAGTTTTTACTTGGCATTTATTTATGCAGACCGAGTGTACTACGACATCAACCGTATTTTATGCATGTCACAGTTTCTCTTCGATGTCCAGCAACATAACCGCCTCAAACAGACCGGATTATTACGGCGTTTCAGTATCAATTGTTATGGAAAGCAACCGACGCTGGAATCCATGCGATTTGAGAAGACGAAGAAATATGAAGAATTGAAGAATAAGCGGGATTCACGGGAATACGAGGAGTGGTTCTTGCGGTATATTCCGTTGGAGAATTCGAAGACAAAGGCGACCGGGAAAGGAGCGACCGGGAAGAAGAAGACGCAGAAGGTTGCTGTGACTAAGAAAAGTGCCAAAGGGACGCGGCAACGCGATAAAAAGAAGGATGAATAGATATTTTATTTTTTGGTTCGAATACGTTTCTTGATATTACGTGATTTATTTCTACGGGCTCTTGATTTATTTCTACGGGCTCTTGATTTACCTCCGCCTATAGATAGTAGGCGTGGACATACCCCTCCAATTAATTTTTTTATTTGCATCAGATATTCTTTAACGTTTTTTATCATATCAATATTATATTGGTCGTTGTGCACCTGTTGTTGTAATATAGGTAACAATCTATCAAAATACGTCTTTGAATTAAATAACATATTGCGCGCTCGTTCCGATAATTCCGGATTATCAATATATTTTTTGTGAAATAAAAAATACATAATTCCTATACTATATAAGATATTCGTATCATCGGGTTTACTCACGAGTTCACCTTCATAATATGTAATAGCTGGTATAAATTGGGGTATAAGTAAAATCAATGATATTTTATTTACATGTTGGATTATTTCAATATTTTCAAATCCGGAGTCTCGTTCAAACAACATATCAAGAGTTTGTTTTTGAGTATCCGATTTATCGTGATAATTATATTCCCATACTAAACCATTATAATAAATCATGTTTAATTGTAAGTATGCACGTCTTACAGTCTCAATTTCCTGAAGTTCGCTATTTATTGACCGAATAACATGTTTAATTTCTCTAATTCCTTGATCAAACAACTGTTGCGCCATTAGTATACGTGTTTTTACATCATCTTTTTCGAGAAACATGTCAAATTGTTCAGGTTTTAATTGTTTTGCTTTTAAAACTGATATATGCGCCATCCATAATCCGGCTTCTTTATATCCATCGCCATTCCAATAAGATTCAGAATACAATTCATACGCATCATCAAACTCACCTGCTTCGTATTTCGTATAAGCATCCGCACTAAGAAGTTCAAGACGCGTGATTCTTTGTTGCGGTGTTTCATCTTCATATTCTTCAAGTTGTGGTGGTCTTTCTTGTAGTGATTGATAACCACCTTTGCATGTCGCAGGTCTATACTGAACTGAAGGTGGATTTAGTGGTTTATATCCTCCTCTATCGAGTGTAGCATCCGTAAAAGGAGCAAATCTAAACATTATTACATTATCCCTATATAATAATGATTCCTACCTCAAACCTTCACCCAATTTATTGAATATCTTCATAATCACGAAGAATGAACTTGCAAACATAGCACTAGTTCCGATAAGTCCGATCATTTTGAAGTTACCGTCTTCGCCGAATAAGGATGGCAAAAAATGAAGCAGTTGGGCGCGAAAAACAGGCATCTGAAAAATGAAATAGAGAACTCCGAGAAGTATCGGCATTTGAAGATCATAATAAATCGCCTCGATTGTATCAAGTTGGTTGGACTGGCGAGCGTTGGCGCGCACGATATTTTCCATAGATGTGTGTTCGCGGATATAGTCGCCGCCACCGCCTCCGCCCGTACCTCCGCCACCCCCACCACCTTCAAATGGCGGCACATAATTCGGTCTCGCCTGGTCGTCATGCGTAAATGAATTCGGATTCATCGGAATATCTCTCGTAGGTATCATTGTCATTCCATTCGCACTGGCGCGCTGGACGCCTTGAAGCACTTCATTCATTACATTCCCGGGGATTTGTTGCGAATGTTGCTGATTTTGAAATGACGGGTCGGCGCTTACATTTGGAGAGTAGATGAGTGGTGCTCCACCTCCGCCTCCACCGCCCCCATAATTTCCGCCTAAACCGGCTGTTTGACTACTTAAAGGCAAATCGTCAATACTAGTTGTATCGCTCATCGCGTAGATTAGGATGAATAATAAGAATAATAATTAGAATATATTTATAACAAGATTGATATCATAAATATATTACGCACATTCCATTTCATTCCATTCCATTGGTGCTTCAATATGTACGAAACCCGAGCGGAGCAGAGCGTGTGGAGTGGAGCAGAGCGCAACGAAACGAGCGGCGACGCGAGAACTACTTATGCAACTGCACATCCCTCTTCCCTGCATCACACTTCACCGTTTTCGGTGTGTATTGATAACATTTGTCGTCCAATTTATACGTGTCTTTCTCTAAATCCTTGAGTGGTGGAGCCCGAAAAGCAATACACGATCTGTCTTTACACGCCTTCCGAAATAGCGATGCGATACCTAAACCAAGTATAATAGATATAATAGTGCGTCCGGTTTCTGTATGGAGAAGTCTTTGAAACCCCATTCTTGTTTTTGTTATATAAGTATTCTAATATATACAGTAGATATAAATTAGACTGCGTGTGTGTGCATGCGTGCATCTTACTGAACAGGAATCCTCTTCACAGCACCCTTCGCCTTTGCACAACTCACCTCCTTTGCATCAAATGTGAAGCAGTTGTCGGCGTTATCTTTATACTGAAATTTATCAATATTATCGGGTGTCGGATACACGTAAATCACCTTGGGGTTAGGAACCGAGATATAGACATAAAATAGTCCGATAGAAAGACTGATAAGGAAAATGGGAAAATTGATGTGATTAAATATATTCATTATTGCTATATTATACTGCGATAATAATCGCGTCGGCGTGCATTGTGCACCGGCGTGCATCGGTGTATTTACGGCGGAGATTAGGGTGCCGGTCGTCCTCGTGCGGCTCCACCGCCACCGCCACCAGCACTACCAGGCGCAGCAACCACCCCCACCGGTTTCGTTATCACCCGATTATCCGCAATCCAATTCGGCATAATCACCGGCATAAATAACTCATGATGGCTATATCTCTTCTGTGACAAGTAAAATTCGGTGTCGTTATACATTTCAACCAATGCACCATTAGGATTTTCACATGTCTCTACTTGCGAATAAACGTATTTCGTTTCTCGCATCTTCAAGAACGCAGGTTCAATATCCTGCTGATAAAGCACAAGAATATCATCAATAATACTGCGGTTTTTCCATTCTGATTCCCGGAACTCGACCATATACGTCTTAATCTGCGCGATTTTCTCGGCAATAACACGCGTATGTATATCTGTATCACGCTGGATGTCATCATTATCAGTCACGCTTAAATAATACGTGCGAAACTCGGCATACATTTTCAATTGCTCCTGTAATTTATGTTGGACGATCTCGAATTGCTTGACAAGTTCGTCCTCACTTATAAAACTGAATAGGAGATCCAACTTCATCCGGATGATTTCATCCTTCGTCGCGCGAACTTCATCCAACGACTCGTTCATCAATGACTCTAAACTGATATATTTACCGCGCATGACTTCGATATGAAACCCGCATGGTTGAGAGATATTCCCGCAAATCGCCTTTAATTTCCCGTCGGTTTCGGTGAAAATAGACCCGCCTTCTTGCTTGCACACAATACACGCGGGTTTGATAATTGCTAGACGTTTGGTCTTTTGTTGTGCAGACAAGGTGTCCCATTTGATAAGGGGGTCATTCATTAGACGTTGCCGACGTTTCTCAAGTGCGGAATTGTATTTTTCTTTCATCGAATAATAACCGTGGATTGCATTGTTGATTTTCACTTGGTCTTCTTCGGGGATGAGTTGGTAGGGGTAGATGAGTCCGCGGAACTCATTTGGGTCGGCTGCACGCTGGATATGCTTTTTAAGCGCATCTTCTTGCTTGCGCGACATTTCAAGAAGGACACGGGTCGCCTTTTTCAGATTATCGCGAGTATCCTGGGTCTTTTTCTGGGCGATAATGCGGGATGCTGCACTACTACTTCTACCGTTACCTGCGATGGCACTCCCCGCACCTCCCCTTTGCCAACTTCGCTCTTGTATCGCCTCATGTAGGTCTTGGTATATTGATGCCGATGCAGACATTGTTATTGTATTGTAGGTATTTATTTACACGATTTAATATTTAAGCGTGATATAATTATATAACAAATATATAATTTATTCATTATTCATTATCATAAAATGACTACACGTAATCTTATCAATTTCTAGTCGTTTTTTATATTCGTTCCACGTTAGACGTTTTGTTATAGTATTCGGTTTCGCCATCAATATTTCTTTCGTTATATCATCGTGGTGCTTCCATAATTCATAGATAAGGTGTATTCTACTCTGTAATTTCGTATTGTTTTTAACGACGGATTTATACCATAACAAAGAATGACTCATGCATTCCCTACACGGAACTGACCTTATTATCATTACGATTGCCGTACACACTCTTTCAAAATCTTCATTCGTCAATTTGGGAGTTTTTATAGATTCAACTAAATTGTGTAATACGTACCATATTTTACTTCCGTTTTTTTTGATATTATTGGTGCATCCTTGACTTCGGTGTAAATTACATGAGATACAACTATCGGCAATCGGTTTAATTTTAGTTATTATATGACTATTATTACGGTTGTCGTATGTATTAATATCCGGTAATTTAATTGACTCCATAGACGATTGTCGCATCAACATCGGTTTTAGTATCGGCGATACTTTCGGTGTCTCCGATTGCGAAACATTCGATAATATTCTTTGATTTTTATTTTGACCCATTAGGTAATTAAACATCCCGACTATATTATTACGCGAATTGTTTTTATGTATTACGTGTACTTACGCACCCTTACGTGTACTTACGTGTATAATAGTCCTCTTCGGGTCCTTTCCACGCCGGCAGATTGGTAAGTGTCCCCATTCCATTCCCCGCAGGGTGTGTGCGACAATCCATCGGGATGCCCTTACTTTGTGCATAATGCGTGGCGTTTACCATCTTTAGTTTCGAGAGAATATATTCTTGCTTCTGTCGATTCTTCGCGTCTACTTCTTCCGGGGTAGGTTTGCCTTTATACCTAATATATAGTAATACGCCTAAACATACAAAGAACGCCACCCCCATCATAAAATTAAACGATCGTGCATTGTAAAATTCTTTGACATTATGACACTGTTCGAGAGATTTACTTAAAAAATACCGCACACCTGGTTCGGTGAGGGAAGGGGCTGGTGCATTATGATCCATACTGCACTGTCACTGGTTCGCTCTATCGCTCTCTACTATACACTAAAAAAGAAAGAAGTCACGTTTAACGAATACACGACCTCGGGTACCTCGGGTAAATACTCGCATATAATAATCGCCGTATATTGTAATTAGTCGACGTCAATAACGCAATAATCATGGCGGAATTAAGTTCATCTGTAGCTATCGGTTTCTTTTTGGTATTATTTGCCGGTTACTGTTATTATAAATTCACCAAAAATGGGAATTTGAGCGCGGGGATCACCTTCCTATTCTTCCTCGTGTTGTTAATCGGCGAATATTTCATCAATCTCGCAATGTCGAAAGATGTATGCGGGTTCGACCAAGACAAAACGGCGTTATGGGCGACTGTGTTACCTTGGTTTCTTGTATTAGGCGTATTGAAGGCTGCACTTGTCGTATTCCCCGGATGGTTGTCACCATTCAGTAATACATTCGGTTATATTTTTGTGTCAGTAGCGACCGATTTGAAGGATGTATTTAACAATATATTAACTCCGCAATTTGATTTAGAACCAAAACCGGCGGGCAGCAGTGGTAAACAGACCGGCGGCGGTGGCGCCGAAAATAGCGCAGATATCCCCAAAGATGATGTCGCCAATAAACGCGATATCGGGCGCGCTTTAGAACAAATATATACCGATCAGTCCATTTTATTAAACGAACTCAATTTAGATAATCTTGACCGGTTCTGGGATAGTTTTAAAGAGTCTAAACTTCTTCGCCCGTCAGCAAAAATAGAAGACCTAGATAAAATCCGGAAATTCTTATTGATGAAAAATATCGTCGGCGAATTCGTCTGGTTGGTACTATGCGGTCTTTTAGTGGTTTCGATTAGTTATAATTATATACTGAATATTGGTTGTTCTTTTACACCTGAACAACAGAAGATACGCGCACAGGTGCTTAAAGAGAAGCAAGCGACGGTGGCGGCGGAGGCGGAGAAGAAGAAGAATAATGTGATGACGATCACTAGTTAAACGTCGCGATGTCGTTCCATTTCGCACATTCGTTGAACCTCCATTTCATTTCGGTTCCACTCATATGCTTCACGCCACTCCCTCGCTCCGTTCCTAGACTCGCGTCGCTACAGTCGTTTCACCTCCGCGTTGCTTCGGTTCCACTCCTTCCCACTCCGCTCGTATCTCTCGCGATATCGGACGGGAATTATGAAAATGTAATAAAATCGAAACCGGCCACGAGCGGGAGCGGAGCGGGAGCGGAGCGATTGGAGTCGAAGACGCAAAGAGCAAAGCGACGCGAGACAGGGTGAAAACGAAGCGAGTGGAACCGAAGCATCGCGAAGGTGAAACAAGCGAAGTTTGAACAAAGCGCAAGTCGGTAGCGAGGTTACAAAAAGATGCGCACCATCGGTCTAGATACATAATACACGGCGAGATATGAGAGAATTCCTAATATGATGGCCACCAACCAAATCGGAAGCACCGTCTTGCTCGAATATCCTACACCGAACTCCCGAAGACTGCCGTCGTCATTGTAGATGAAACTTGGATTGGCGTATTGAACAAGCATAAATACGATAGTATATAAAACAATGGCGGTACCTGCTAGATTATTCCGAATAAATGGTTTTATGGCGAACATGTTTCTTATTCTATTATACGATACTACTAATATAATGATACTACTTTTTATTCAGATTTTGTCCTGAATAAAAGGTATGCGGATGAAGCACTACTTTTTATTCAGATTTTGTCCTGAATAAAAGGTATGCGAGTGAGTATCTACTTTTTATTCAGATTTTGTCCTGAATAAAAGGTATGCGAGTGAGTATCTACTTTTTATTCAGATTTTGTCCTGAATAAAAGGTATGCGGATGAAGCACTACTTTTTATTCAGATTTTGTCCTGAATAAAAGGTATGCGAAAGCCGCGGTGATATCCGCGGATAGTATCTACTTTTTATTATTCATCATCCTCTGCGTCTTCTTCTTTCTTCGCCTTCGCCTTCTTCTTCTTTTTCGGTTTCTCTTCTTCGTCTCCTGCGTCGTCACCGCCACCACCATCGGCAGTTGCTTTTTGTATATTCTTCCATAGAGAAATAAAATGTTTAACTGCACAAATACCAACAGATAATAATTTCTTGGCTTCTTTATCGGCCTCTTTCATTTCATCTGATTTTTGTATTTTATTAAGAATCTCTAGTATTATTGACCCTCCTTTTAATACCAATACAATTGGAACTTTGCCGTTATCGTCTTTCTTATTGAATATACCCAAGTTTTCTACCGCCACATCCTTTTCCTTTTCTGAAGGATCTAGAATATAAGGGTGACAAAGTCCGAACATTGTCCCGAACCCAAAACTCATTACATACTCTTGATTTTCTTTATTCTTATTTAATTTTTCCATTTCCGACTTTAATATATCAAATCCTCCTATTGATTTGGCAGTTTCATTGTATTCTTCCTTTATTCCTGTGTTTTTTCCATCAAATTTAATATATTTACTCGCTACCGTTTTAATATTCTTCATCACCTTTTCTAAACTACCCTTTATATCCTTCTTATCAATCTTCGGTTCTTTAAATCCCATCTTAGCACACGCATCATCACCGCCACCCAACCCGAATCCTTCAGCGCCGCCCTTGAATATCAGCGTCGATCCGACAACAACCATAAACGCCGCAAATATGGTGATATCCCGTCGACGGTAATACAAATAAAGTAGGATCGCCGAGAGAATAATATAAATAATAATGCGTTGGTTCATTCTTTCGTTCTTTCGTTCTTTCGCACTGTGTGTCTTTATATTATTCAATGATTAAAAATATAGCGTCCACCATTAATCGTCGCCGCCACCGCCTTCACCGCCGCCACCCTCATCGCCTTCATCGTCATGTCGGTGGATATACGCTGTGTCATCATCCCCCGCCTCATCATCCTCTGGAATACCCGTCGACATATCCAATTCATGCGCCTCGATTTCGGCGCCGATCCGGTCTTGTTCCAAAGCATCCATTACATAAATCTCTCGGTTCATATCCGTGACATAGTCCCGGCGACCTAGTAGGCGCTCCTTTTGTGCGATCTTCTCCATTTCATCACGTTCTTCATCATAATAATCCTGGTCATAGATTACAACACCTGTTTGCGACGTTCCGCGACTCCATATTCCCATCTTGTGTGTCTTCATCATATTCTCGAGTTGACGCTCGCCTACCGACATCGCCCCGATTCTCTCGACAACCCCATCCTTCTCTTTATCTTTCACACGGGTGAGTTTCTCCTTGATATTGGCTAAATTAAAATCGATTGCCGTCTTGTCTTTTTCAATCATACGCAAATACGCGATAAGTAGTTCCGCCACGCGTTGTCCGAGTGCTTTCTTATCCCCCATCACTGCATCCATATCACTAACAAGTTGGCGTTTATCTAATGTTCCAGCATCGGATGAATAGAGGCGGGATTGTGGATCGATTTCATCTTCGACCTCATCTTCGTCTTCATCATATGCGGTCGTGCGCGAGATTTCACCGGCTTCGCCGCCGCCGCCGGCGGCGCCACCCCCCGCTGCTGCACCTGATCGCCTACCCGTCTTCGTCTTCGTCTTCGCTGTCGTCGCCTTCTTCGACGCTGCCGTCGACGCCTTCGTTCCGGATTTACGAATCATGCGGGTTGGTTCCGACTGATAAATAGTAATCGGGGTTTCAATGACGAGATGAATATAGGTGCGCATAAATGAAAAGAAGTAGAACATATATAAATTACGGACTATATCGCGGTCAAACACCGAATACATGGAGAAGATATTTTTACGGGTAGAATGTGGGACACGTTCACCTAGTTCTTTTTCAATATCTACTTCGCGTGGGATCGCCGCTCCTGCGGCACCCTGACTCTGGACGGAAAGTGCTGCTGCCGTAGCCGCAATCTTCGCGTCTTTCTCTTCATCGAAAAACACCTCCGCCATAAACGGCGTATTTTCCATCATGATTTTAAGGTCGCGAACATGGGTTTCCGCGTGACGTATCACTTCTTTAATAACCCGGTCATTATAAAATGTCTTCAAGGATGTATAATGCGACGAAATGATCGTCTTGACATCTTTCATATGCGTTGGTGAGAACCCCCAATGTTTCGGGATATTCGTATCATCAAAATCGACCCCGTTATGTATAATCGACGGGAGAATGTCGATAAGACGCGTCAGTGTACTCCTCATAAATTGGATACTTTTGGTCGCGGTTTCGTCTGTAGCCGACATCAATACTGTACTGCTTTTATTGATTTCAAATCGCATCATTGTTTCTATTATTTTCTCAATCTCTCGGAACTTGGTTTTGGTTTGTTTACTATTCTGTTGGAGAAACCCGAGAATCGACGTTTTCATCTCCAGATTCGTCGTATGTAAATAATTCTTCAGGTCGCGCATTTCCTCGGTATCTTCCTGGACGAATGCCGGGTTGGGTGAATTAATAATCGCCATAAGAAGAGTGCGTAACTCTCTTGGGATAATACATTGATCAAGGAGTGAGACAGTCGCAGTTGCCGCGCCCCCAGTAGCACTTGATTCGGCGGGGTCTCTGGCGTCGGCTGCTGCTGCGTCTTTTCTCTCGAGATGCAGAATCGCGTCCTGGAATTTCTGGAAGTGGTTAGGTTCAATTGGACGCGTCTTACTCGCAACGGCGTATTTGGCGTCGGTCATCGTATGACCATTTACAATACGGAGCAGTCTCGCGAGACTGGATGAATCGAAAATATTAGAATCACGTTTCAGTTTACGGATTTTATCTTCAATAATATCGGTAGGACTCCAGTCTTGGGGGTGTGGGGGGCAAATCTCTCGCAACTCTGGATATAAATACAATGCGGTGGCGACTGGGTTGCCTTCTCCTGCGTCGCCCGCGTCGCCTCCTGTGACATGTGACACCGAGGTTGAGACTGCCGACGCCTGATTCATCCGACAGTATTGAATAAATGCACGATAAATCGTTTGTTCATTGAACTCTGCGGGGATATTCGGATACTGAAACCGTGTATTCCGATTATCCATAATCGTCGTGGCGCGTGTAATAACCGACATTTCTCTCGACGTTTTCATTAAAAATCCGATAATCCGATTATGATGGTGGATATTCTGTTCACGACCCATAAAATAATCGATAGTGCGTTGACTACGTCTATCGACGGGTTCATTACAGCATGCATTCTCCAGGAAGGGTTCGCTCGCCATATTCAGGAGAAGGGGGCTACTGTTCTTCACGACGGAGTGTATCATCTGTTGGATAGATAAAGAAAAATAGAGACATTTACTTTCAAGGACGGAGAGTTTAACGTGTTGACCGTCATAACCACGTTTCATATCTGTGATAAGTTGGTTCGCGAAATCTTCTGAGACGTTTTGCGGTGTCGGCATATTATCGAGAGATTTCATAGGCGGCATAAAATTCACCCAACGAAGAACGGATAATTCATCTGGGACTGCTTCGCTCCCCCCCGCGCCCCCCGCACGCAGATTCCGCAAATACTCGCGTTTCGTCTCCATCCGCTCCTTCATCGCCGGTTTCGTGATAATAAGCGTATCAATAAGCGTCTTCAACTTCGCGAGAATATCGCCCTCTTTCTTGAATGATTTCAGTGTATTCCAGGGTTCAATACTCGTCTTTATTTTATACGCAATACATGCAATATACATCATCCCTGATGTATCGCCCTCACCGTCAAGCGGATACCCGGAAAATGAACGTATACATCCGGCGTGGGTCTTCCGCGTCTTCGGGGTCGGAATGGCGCACTGGATTGCGAATGTGAGATACGCAAGTGTAAGAAGAAGAAGTGTCTGAAAAAACGTCTCTTTATAGGGCGGAAGATGCTTGCCTTTCTCTCGGAATAGTTTCTCGGAACGCAGGCGATACGTTTCTTCCGGGGGAACCGATGTATCCAGTAGCGTGAGAGTACTCTGGATAATAAATTCGCGTTCTTGGTGTAATTCAATTCCCATATATCCGGTCATTGTGGTTATTATATTGTTGATGATTTTCGCATTAGGGGTATCGTATTTTTCCACGATACTCATTCCGTGAAGACCACCGCCGCCAGACGCTGATCCCGCTGCCGTCGCCGCCGGTTTCGCTACTTTTAATACCCCCTCGCCAATATCAGCTTCGATCATATCTCTCGTCACTAATTTAAACCCTGCATCATCGAATCCTTCTTCGGTCTCGTGTTCGATTTTCTTGATAACCGCACCGCTGAATTTATCAACCCACGCCTCGCCGTCGTCGCTTATCGTTCCGCGTTCTTTACAAATCGTGTCGATGACCACATTGAGACTACCGACGCCGCCCGTCGCGCCACCCTGTGACTGGATAAACGCAATCGCGATAGCCTCATAAAATGATGGAAGCAATTTCGCATTGGATTTAATACAGTATAACCAGTGTGGATCCTCGTCCATGATTTCGTTGGCTTTGCGTGTAAAACTGGTGATAAACTGCATGAGGTCGTATTGTCGTTTCACAAAATCGGTTTGGGCGATAATCTTGTCTTTCAATGGTTCCATCGGTGAAATAATTGCGTCGAAATCATCGTCGTCGTCGGCGCCGGCGTCACCTGCTGCCGCGTCGCCCGCATGAACACCGAGTTTGTATTTACGATCATTGTATTTATAGAATTCCTTATGCTGTATCTCCGTAATCCGCCCGATATTTTTCAGGTCATATTCGAATTTCTTATTCACGAATTCCGTGAAATTCTCTCGAGTCACTTGATATTTCGCATCAAACTCGGACTTCATTTTATCCAGGAACGCCTTCTTGATTGCATCACCGCCTTCCTTACTCGTGATATGTGCGACTGACTGCGGTCCGGCATCGCCGCCTCCGCCGACGGCGTCCTCTTGCGCCATCAAATTCTTCGCAGCCTCCATCGCAAAAGGAAGACAATCTCGGTCTACATTACAGAAATAATTCCGGTCACTGCTCGGGATAACTGCCGGAATACTTGTATCACGCACCCATTTACCTCCTTCGCGTTTATAATACAGGAATTTGGTTTCGGTTTCACCGAGCAAATCGCCCTGATAACCATGTTTCGACATATCTGGTTCGACGTATTCATCCACTTCAACTACTGCATAATCCCCGTCGTTTACAGGTCGCATTCCTGGTCCGACCATTATGGCGACCGCCTCCTTTTTGGCGTCATCAAATGTCATTTTCTTATTCTTGATTAATTCATCCACGATGAACATCTCGAATTCGGAACTGCTCATTTTTTCTTGATGGTCACGGTATGATTCTATAAATGCATAATCCGTGGTATCATATTTCTTATCGAAATAAACCGGAATATCGCTGTCGTTATCTTCTTGGACTGCTTCTTCATTGGGATAGTTCTTCGAGAGAACAAGACCGAATCTCTTCGGACCGGTCTCGCCGGCGGCTGCGCCACCGCCTCCTGCTGCCGCGCCGCCACCGCCACCACCGCCACCGCCACCACCGCCACGCATCGCACCCATATTTCGCAATTGCTCGCTTTGTTCTCCCAACACCATATTAAAATCAAAAGGAGTTATAAGTTCAGTCGTTGTTATCGCGACAGCGTCCATATATAACTTCGCATAATCAAGTGCCAACATCCGGGATAGAAGTTCAGATGATGAGAGAAGGTTGTCATTATACTCGGTTTGTTCGGTCAATCCGGTAGCATAGGACCGACCGCGCATTTGTTGACGCTGTTTATCGTCCATCGCGGCAGCTACACCACCTCCGGCACCCGCCGCCCCCCCTGATCGAACTTGAACATCCTGGAATCCATACGCTTTAAATACATCCGCGTCCATCATTTTACCAGATACAATCAGTTTATAGATCAGCGAGACGCCAAGATAACGAACATGATACTGGAATGAACGCAGACGCCCGAATTTACGGAAATTCGTCGCATAATTACGCTTATATTCAAGAACACGCTCATATAAAAACGCGACAATCTCATCATATTGTTTCACATTCAGGTCCTCCTGATATATCAAAAAAGGTTCAATAAATGCGAGGACATCTTGCAGTGTAAGTCGCCCGTGGATATACTGACGCATCATTTCGAATATATTACGGGTTTTCGGTATAATAACATCCAGGAACTTGCGGTATTTATCGCGTTCATTGACGCCGGGTTCTAGAATAAATTGCTTGACCTCGCGGAGGAAATTGTGTGCATTGAGATCGAGTGGAGTATTCAGGTCGGTGACTTCGTGCGTTGTGAGTGTCATCATCTGGCGCAACATATCCCAATAATGAACCTGCTTGGTGTTGAGGTCGGATTTATCCATGATGTTAATACTGGGGAGTGTGATACGCGAATAATAAATAACGGGGTCCGGGAATGTCATAAATCCGGTGATATTCATTCGGTCATGGGGGGTGAGAGGTGTGAACTCGGTGATTCGTTTTAAGACGGGGGCAGTGCCGGCGCCGCCGGCGTCACCAGAATTGCCGCGCCCGGCACCAGGTACCAATTGGAGTTTCGAGAGACCGAGATTATATTTCTGGATAACGAATCTGCGACGTTTGATTTCCTCGCCCGCGACAACTGATGAATAAAAGTCGTCGAGATTGTCGATTATCGCGGTTATATTCTCATTCACTTGTTGGGTGCTTATAACATCATGAGTATAACGCGGTGCATCCTGGGGTGTAAAATGCCGCGCCGAGAGACCTGTCATATACTGTGCGTAAGTAATCGTTCCATCGCACCATTGCCGTTGGAGTTCATTTTCGGCCTCGCGTTCATCCTGAATAAGTCGTGGTGCGATATCCATTTCCGCGGCAGTTCTCTCGTCGATTGGTATATCGTAAATAACTTTCCGGGTTTTCACGATGGGTACAATCCAACGAAGTGCGCGGTCCATCCGCATAAGTGAATTAACGAGTGGGCGGAAAAGGGCGCTTTTGGGGGGTGGGATGGATGGGCTACCGTTTGCATCAAATGTCGAGAATTTATGTCTGAGTTCTTTAAATCTCTCGACCATCTTCTGAATATTGGAAAGAACTGACCGGGATTTATCGGATGACGGCACATTTGTGATAAGTGTATCCAGGAGATCGTCACACTGCTTCTCTAAATTGAACCGGCGATTTTCATCGGGGATATCAACTGTTTGAACAAGGACGTCTAATTCCTCGCCGACCTGGATTTGATCAGCGTCGATAAGGATTGCCCTCAATTTCTCTCGGAGTGCCGCAGTGCCTCCGCCGCCGGCGGCACCTGAACCAGCACCTGAACCAGCACCAGCACCAGCAGCAGCACCAGCAGCAGCAGCAATCGGATCGTTCGTATATTCAGACATTCCAACGGGTTGTTCTGTTGCGTCTTCTCCCACACCAAATGAATTAGTAGACTCCCGGGCCAATTTGCGTTGTTTGCGTCGTTCTTCTAATGTTCGTGGAGTCCCGGTCCCGACCGACTCGACGGCATCCATTCCCATCGTTAAAAAACCGGCTTCGCCAGCCTCGCCACCCTCGCCAGCCTCGCCACCCTCGGCGGTAGCTGCCTGACCGAATGACGACGGGGGTGCACGTATCTTAATCTCTTCAATCGGAAGATTCTCTGGAACACCCATATACCCGAAATTAATATAGATCATCTCATCTTCCGGATATGTCCGGATTTCGATCATATCCTCTTCCAGATTCGTAATTAATCCCGTGATAATCGTCGGAATATCACCGCCAAAACGGATATCTACCCATGTAGAAACGACTAAATTGTTCTGTCTTGCATATCCCTTTTCTTCAGCGCGACTCAATAATTCAATTGTGGTTATACTTTCATCGGTGAGTTTTCCGGTTGCGTCAAGTTTCAAAATCACCTCTCCGAGAGATTCTGTATCGATGAGTTTGAATTTACGTGAAGATAAATAATCAACCAAAAACACATGGTCGTGTATGTCACTGTTTGATGGTGCGAGAACCTTAATAATATCTCCGAGTTCAATAGATAATGATACGATTTCTTGCATCTCTGGGTTTTCTACTTCTTCGCCGCCGTCACCGCCTTCTTCGACGCCTTCTTCTACGCCTTCTTCTACGCCTTCTTCTTCGACATTCGGCATTGAAGAAGGATCTGCTGGGGGTGGTAGTGTTGCTTCCATTATTGATAGTTATGTAATTGTATTTATTATGAAACCCGGGTATTGTGTATATATACCTATATATTTCGTGTATTATAATAATTTCGATCAAACAAATATAAAGGTAATTGTTATATACATAGTAGTATTGTGTATCGACGTAATGTTTTCTATTTCTTCTACTGAATTGCCATCTCTTCCGACCTTTGTTGATAAGGTTTCACAAATCTCTATCGCCAGCGCCAGCGAACCCGGCGTTAGTAGCGAGAATCAGGCAACATTCCATACTTTGCGTGAGTGGAGCTCGGAGAACGGTCTTATGGTCCATTATTCTAAAACCCCATCCGGGATGTTTTATGTATTGAAGTATGACCGCGCTAAATTGAAGGATCATGAATATGAAACAGTGGGTCGGTTTCGGTCGGTGGTGTTTGACTCCAACGGACAGATTTGCTGTATTGCACCCCCGAAGATGTTGAAGTTATCCGACGAAATGATGACATTGCCTGTGAATTCGGAGGGCGGACACCTTACTGCAGAAGAACTGGTTGAGGGAATGATGGTGAATCTGTTTTATAATAATGGAACTGAGAAGTGGTATGTTTCGACGAAGAGTAGTGTTGGTGAGGTATCGTTCGATCATATCCAGGAGGCGGAGGCGGAAGCACAGGCTGCGACGGGGGATGCGGGAGACTCGACCACGGGAGCGACGGTGACGGCGACGGCAGTTAAGTTGAACATCCAAGAAGTCCTGCGCCGCCGTATTTGTGATATTTTGAGTTTGCTTCCCGGTGGTCTTGATGCCGTCCCCAAGCAGTACTGCTACTCTTTCGTGCTTCAACATCCGAAGAACCAGATTGTGAATGTAATTACAGTTCCAAGGTTGTATTTGGTGGCGGTGTATGAAATCGTCCGCCCTGACGCCGGGGCGACAATGGTCGGAGTGAATGCAATCCGCCTTGAACGCGACATCTTCTCATGCAGTTTCGGTGGAACTGTTTCACATATGCCGTCTGTGTTGACATGTGTCGCAGATGAGAATGCGGCCACGGTGGACGCCACGACAACACCACATACCGTCGCGGATTATTGCCGGATGTATGCATCTATGGATACTCGCAGTGTTTCGTTGCCGGGGGTTGTGTTCCAGGATAGGGATACCGGGTTCTGCTATAAGAAGCGTAATCCCAAATACGAGAGTGTGAAGAAGCGTAAGGGGATGGAGCAGAAGTTGTTGGCGCAGTATCTCCAAGTGCGTAAGGACCGTGCGATTGATGAGTATTTGAAGTATCACCCTCAACATTCGCGGATGTTTAATACATTCCGTGAGCGTCTTCATGAGTATACCCTCCGTTTGTATGATTCATATATTGAGCATTATGTTAAGAAGAATGCGAAGTCGTTGAAGGAATATGACCGTGAATTGAAGACACACATGTATAAGATTCATTATGACATCTTTCTGGCGACGATGAAGGAGGCGGGGGTCTTCGTTACTAAGCATACCGTTATCAATTATGTGAACTCGTTGGCTGCTGCGCAACAGTTGGCGTGCTTGGCTGGTTCGGGGGTTACGCCATCACCCTCCATTGAGGGTGGTGGTGTTTCGGTAGAACGTCGCCCTTTCCAAGGAAAGCGTATTGAGCGTAGCAGTAGCAGTAGTCGCGATAGACCTAGTGGTGCAGCACCTAGTGACGCGAGAAGCGGGTTTCGTAGTGCTAGACCTACACGCGGAAGAAGTATGCCGACATTGACGATCCAGGTTCCGTCAAATGACGGCGTGGGTGCGGGCCCGGACTCAGTGAAGGGAATCAAGACGCTGGGATGCGTGAAGGTGCACAATCAGTTTTCTGGATTGGATGTTGATTAATAGCACCGCGTCGTCGTATGGGGGCGCAAGCGCTAGATAAAATTGATTTGATTTGATTTGATAATAATAGTATTTACTATTATCAAAGAACGACGATGTCATTTCCAAACTGCCCTCCGCCCCCGCCATCGACGCCACTTCCAGACCAAACTGAACTCTATTTCGGTTGGTTTTCGGAAGCGCAACAACAAATGCGGGTATCGCACCCGACGGAGCACCGATTCAATGGTCAAATCATGAAGAGTCCGCCATATTGTTACTGGGCGCAAGGCGATCGGATAGTCCTCGTAACGGATGTAACGCATTCGGGGATTCCGACTCCGCGACAGGTCAAAAATGGGGATATATATTTAGGTCAAGTGGATAAGTATTGGGGGCGGTCGTATACTAGAGTTGCGGAGGTGGCGGTGACGGGGAAGTAGTGTGTGTGGGTGTTATTTTATATTGGTGTTATGATGAAACAATATATCATTCCATATTGTCACATTTTTATTCATGATTATATTATTATACATATATATAAGATCTCTGTTTATCCAGTGTTAAACACAACGAGTTTACGTGAGAGATGTAGTAAGGATATCGCAAAATTTTTGAAAGAAACACCTACTAATGAAATATTTGAATTTAAACTAGTTGAATCCACCCCATTAAAAAAAGAATCTATTACAACTTCATTTTTTATTACTCTATTATACCAACTATTTTAGGGGGGGTGGGCAGACTGTACAGGCGGTGGGGCAACAGGAAGGACGAGCAACCACGCCAGGAACAGGAACAGGAACAGAAACAGGAAGAGGAACAGTAGCAGGAGCAGCTGCAGCCGCTTTTTTGGCTGCTTCAAGAAGTCTCGCTCTTGCAGCTACACCCAAAGCTTTTAAACTATCTACCACATTTTTTGCCGCATTAAGAACCGTCTTTATTTGTTCAATTTCTGTTGAATATTTAGTCTTTATTTCATCGAATTTGGTCTGAATTTGTGAGACAGATTCATTAACCTTAGTCTCAATATTCGTTTTCAACTTTCCAAAACATTCAACAATTTCCGCATTTTTTGGATCACCCTTAACAGCAATAATTGCGGTTTCCAGCTCGGTTTTTTTAGCTAAAACGATCCCTTTTAGAAATCCAGCCTTATCCGGATTATCCATAAATTCACTAAATTTATCACGAATATTATCCAAAGGGGTCAGGACTTTGTCAAAATTGGCAGCTTCTGTTGCTCCTGCGGCTGCTGCGACGGCTGTTGCTGCTCCTGCTGCTTTTGCTACTGCAGCGTCGGCCGCGGCGTTAATTTTGGCCTGTATTGTCTCAATACAAGCCTTCGCATTTGGATTAGCTGCAATCAAAATGTCGATTTTTTCATCCAATAATTGTTTAGCAGCTATAGGGTTTGAAACAAAGTTCTTGGCAATAAAAACAAGTGTAAATAAAGAAGTTGATAATTTATTAATTGCTAATAATGCGGGTTGTGCTTGTAAAGCAATGGCAACCGCAGCCCCCTTCGCTATTCCCGCCGATGCCACCCCCTTCGCTGCATTTAACAAATCACCAAACCCACCCCCTCTCTGCGTCTTACGACGACGAATCACCCTCGATTTACGAACAGTCCGACGCTTTTTGTACGCACGTTTGGATGAAGAACGGTTTACTTTCATTGTATACGTGTATGATTATACAATATACTTATACAATAATATTTTACTCATTAAGGACTTCTGGAAATCTTATTACAGTTCATACGATTCATACTATTCATACTATTCCTATTGGCTTTAGGAAATGTATTCGGGGGATTAGATGACAGAAAATCAGACCTTTGTGGTGATAATGGTGAAGCAGCAAAAGCAGGAGGACCCATGGGAGGCAACATATCAAAATCTGCGTCTAAACTCCGAATTACTCCGGCGCCAGGTGCACCCGGCGCAAAACCCATAGGATTATACGGAAGTAATCCTGTGCCACGAACAGATAAGTCGGTTGGCGGCGGCGGTGAGCGTAAATAACTACTAGCGTCGGCAGGTGTGCTATACATGTAATTTGGCGGTCCTGAGTTGCTCATCGGTATCGGTGGTTGACCAAGAGTGCTCGGTGTAAAATGTGCAGATCTGGCCTGACACACAGGTGTTCCAAATGAATCGCGTAATTTTTCGTTATACATCGCCTTCGTTGCCGCGTCATGTGCTCCCATATAACTAGAACCCATTTCAACTGGATCTTCGAATTTTTTGTTAAGTTCATGACCCACTACTTCTAAAAATGGCGCGCGGGGTATATATCCGGGTGTGTGCGTGTGCGACCTTCCGCATATAGATGGTTTATGCGCGTGTCCTGCTGCTGCTGCATGTGTGGAACGTGCGGCATGTGCTGCGTGTGCGGCATGTTTCTTCATCCCTCCTCGTTTGACCGTTCGACGTCCGCGTCCGCGCTTGCTACGCGTATTGTTTTTGCGGCGTTTATTGATTTTAGACGCACGTCGCGTTTTCTTTACCATAATGGAATGGAATGGAATGTATACATTATCATTATAATAAAACATTGTTTTCTAAATGTCTTATTACTGTATTTATTTGCGTGCCGTGCGACGGCGAGGATAACGACGCCGCCGTGATTTGCTGCAACCGGTGAGGACCTTCCGTGATTTGCGACGGATACGTTTACTTCTTCGTCCACCAGCAGAAGAAGGTAACTTTACTATATATTCTCTAAGTTCTTGAAGTTCTTTGAAAGCAGCTGTAGATAAACCATTACATCCTATATTATGATCTGGATGCACGCCTAGTAATAATTTTTTGTTATTTACTAACGATTTTACTTCTTTAAAATCGGTAGAATGATACAGTTTATTCAACTTATCTTTAATTTCATCAGTATTTGCTCTACATAGTTTGTTCTTATCTTCTATAGGTATACTTCCATATTTACTTTCATAAGTTTCCGTCGCCGTCCACCACGGCAATCCGGAGGTTTCCTTGGGTCTAGAAGACGATGACCCATGTGACGACCGCCATGACGATGACGGATATTCGTAACAAATAGGTCGATCATCGGGTTCTCTACCAACATCGCCAACATCATCAAAATCAAGTTTTCTTGAACTAGTATTCTGAAATAATGGGATATTTGGAACATCAATACTCATCGTTTTTTTCATCATTTCTAACCATAATTCATAAAAATGAAGTAATGGTTGATAATCTTTCATCAACAATATTATTTTACCGATTCTATTCAATAGTTCAACTCGGTATTTTTTTTCATCCAATATAGCTTTACGCTTTGATTTTAAACCGATAACGCTTACAGAGAAATTACCATCTTTGTTGCATTTTTTATCTTTATGTGGAAGTTTTTGATATTCAGCTTCATATTTATCCAACTGATCATTCATATATTTATCATCGCCAAATATAGTATTGACTGCTTCCGCCGTCTCTCTCGCCATTGCTGCTGCATCCACCGGTGTTGCTGCCGCTGCTTCTGAAGCTGGAGTACATGATGGTAATACCGTATGATCTAAAAGTACAGAAATAAACCAATCAAACTCGAGCATATTTATTGCTGGTTTACCGACCCATACAACATCTCTATGAATAGGGCAAAACCACGGTGGGGTGTCATATATCGGGGAATTTACATAAGTAACATCAGATAGACCAACATTGATAGCAACCGTATTCTCTGTGTGCGTATCATATAGATTAATTTTTCGTCTTGGTAATCGGTCATCTTGTAATGACCTTTTTCTGTAATCATCATTCTCAATCCACGTCCATCTACCTAATCGATGGTCACCTTTATCATTGTTAATACCACAAAACGTGGCACTAAGTATTGACGCGACCTCCATGCCAAAAATAAGAACGCCATTCCAGAAAAACCCGAATTTTGTAAAAGGTAATGTATTGTCAGCCGGATTAAATTGTCCGCTATCTATAACATGTAATGCTTCTGTCTCACCCTGTCCGAACGTCATAAATAATCCCGTGGGACCCGTTGGATTAGGTATATCTCTAATAGATCCCGCATCAAATCCGACATATGTAGTTGTAAATGGTGGTATACCTATTGTCTGTTTAATAACATATAATTCATCCATTCTCTATTATATATTATGTATACAATTATCGTTAAAAAAACTTGGTTTCAGCGTGCTGAAATGGGCGCGCCGACTTCTCAACCACCAGCGGTTCCGGCAGAAACATCGCCATTCTATCGAAGAATTTCACCTCTGGAAGACTCTTCATATGCGGCACAACAGTCGCCTGTGGTTCTACTAAATTCGTGGAATTAATACCGAATAATGCGGATTCGATATCCACCGAATTGGATGAGAAATGCTCACGGGACATCTTGGTGGGGAGGATACCGACACTTTCAAACGCGAGTGCGGGTTCAAATGCTTTTCCGGCGCAACCGTTCTCAAACGCGACGTATGTCCGTGCGAGGTTTTGCGAGTTTTGCTCGATCTTGAAATCGGTGCGTGTATTCTTGTTTCGGGTAGATGTCATTGGTGCGATCGGATGTATATATCTGTGTTACTATGTTATGTTATTATATTTATTATTTATTATTATTTATTATTTATTATTATTTATTATTTATTATTGTATAGCGAATATTCGACCGACCTAAAACATCTGTCGAAGAGAATCGGCAATTTCATCTCGCAGTATTTGCGGAATCTCTTCACCATGTTTGGCGTGACGCATACACGTATGAAACATATCAAATATCTGGAATGAAAACATCATACAGAAAATCATCTCGCTATTGTCGGCGCCGGCTAGCGGATGCGACTCTAAAATCTCTCGGATTCCCGGATTCTCTCGGAATCGTTCATACAAGTCGTCAATAACGGCGGAAACAATCTCCGGGTGATATTCGGCATCAGATATCCCGAATGCTTGAAGAAATTGGATTCTAAATAGCGTATCTTGATCATCGGTGTCTTCAATCATTTTATATGTAAGGACAAGGTCGTAGTTATATCCGGATAGGTCGAGGTCGGTGGCGGGTGACTCGGGCGACTCGGGCGCGGGTTCAATCGCGGGTTCGGGCAATTCATAAGGTTCAACGATTCCGGCGTTTTCGTTCATTAAAATCAATGTATATAAAATATAACACGTTGACTTTATACTATTTCGTCTCGCGTCGTTACAGCACTTCGCTAAAGCTCCGTGCTTCACTCCGCTCGGTTCTCGCAATTTTGACATGTGACCCGCGCGAGGTTTGTGACATGTGACCCGCGTGACTACAGCACTCTGCTCGATCATCTTCGCCGATATATCACACTCCATCCATAAACAGTGACTAGATAGAGCAATGCGACACGAAGCAATGTGGAGCAAAGCGGAAGCATTGCGGGAGGGGAGTGTTGCGACGCAGAAATAATTCGGAGCTGTTCGCCACTTCGTGGCGGATTGCGGAGAATTATTTGAATAGGTACTCCTGATCACGCACCAGTTCACGCGACGGCACACCGCCACGAATCCAACCATTGACAGCTGCACCTTCCACATAATTGGCCGGGTTGTTAATCGTCGACTTAAACTCTTCCTGAAGGGGGTAGTCTGTCTGTGCAGCATTCAATTTCTCCGACAGTTGCGTAATGCTCTTCTTATTGGTATTCGTATCACCCTGAAGCATACGGGATTCAAAATCCACATTCACGGCGCCGCGTCCTAAAAAGGGGACGGTCAAGAATGGGCGTTCGAGCAGGCTCAACTTACACTTGGCGTGAGTATTCAGGCTTCCAATAGAAAGTTCGGAGTTGGTGTCGATATTACAACCACCGAATCCGGTCTGATGACCACCCTTATAAAACACATTGGGTTGACTGGTCGCGAATTGGATAGGACGCTCCATCTGGCAATCCGTCGAGAAGAAGTTATTCAGCGCATAATTGGCGGCGTTTAAATTCTGAACATTGCGTTGCGAGAGATCCCCCGTATCGCAACCGATACGCGACATATTATCAAATGTATAACTTTGAACGTAAGCCATATTATTCTATATTATACCTTATGTAATTAACATAGATATAATATTATTTTACTAAAGTCCGGAGGGGGTGTGGGCGACGGGAGACGCGCAGCGCGACATTACTGCCCGATAACCTGCCCCAATCGCGAGTTAATACGTCCACACGCGAATTCATCGCCTTCCTTACACGACTTCATGTCGCCATAACAGAATTTCGCGAATGCGTCTTGGTCGTTAGGGATTCGCGTATTCGCCACCGGATGGAATTGACGCATCGATGATTCAAATACCGCATTATCACCTAAAGTCCCGAATAATTTCCCATATGTTTCTTCGGGAGTATGATTCGGTTGTATCGCCGGAACATTACTATTCTGGTAAATCGCATTGCTCGCATTCGTGTCGATACTTCCGCTGACAAATTGTTTGGTGGATTCATTGATATCGCCTTCAACTGCGGGGTTAAATGACGGTGCGGCATTTCTACGTTGCGGATTATCTACGATCTCCGGTAAAAGCGGATTCATCAACGGGTTTTGCGGGGTCGGGGCTGTGAACTCGTCGCGCATCAATTCATACATCTCCGGTTTATCTATATTATTCGCAAACCCTTCCTTGGTTTTCAGGATTTTCTTCGCGTTTTCTGTATCCATTCCACTCTTCCCTTTATGGACGAAATTGTAAATCATAACAATAATTCCTAAAGTAATGGCGCCTAATATAAATATCGAGAATGACGAGGTTATCAAATATCCTAAAATTGTGGCGAGGATCACGAATCGGGTGATCGCGTTCAATTTGGCAGGAGGTTCCATCGTCTTCGACGGCCATATCTCGCGGATATAGTCCTTATTCATAAGGATGCTCGGGTCTTCTAACCAGAACACTTGGTCTTTCGTCATTGTTTATGTATAAGTCGGATATTTTGAAGAATAGAAATGTATAAGTTATTATACTCTTATATATTACTAGAAGGAATTAATCGCTCTTTTGTTTTTCCACGACGGGTGCGGGCGTGGCGGGCGCGGGCGTGGCAGGCGTGGCAGGCGTGGCAGGCGTGGCAGGCGTGGCAGGCGTGGCAGGCGTGGCAGGCGCTTGGCGCGGCGTCTTCGTCGGTTTCTCCCCCGATGAAAACACTGCGGTATTTGCACCACTTGCGGGGATGCTGGGTGCTTGTTGTTGTTGTTGCTGCGCCTGCTGGCGTTCCTGAACCTTCTTCTGCAATCTCTCGCGCATCTGTGCTTGCTTCATATTCTTGTTAAGTTGCGACTGCATTGCGCCGAAATTCACTTTGCCTCCGCCGCCGCCGCCACCCCCTCCTCCGCCCATGCCACCGGGCATATTCATCCCCATCTTGCTTAACATACTCGCCAGATTATTCATCCCCGGCATATTCTTCATCTTCGACATCAACTCGCTCGCCTCTTGCATAATCTCGCTCTCTTTCAGTTCACCCGACTTCAATTTCGAATCCAACTTGGATCCAACGGACTTAATAATACCAGACAACTTGGCCGGGTTTTTAAGAAGTTGCTGGAATACTCCCTTCATCGATGTCTCGTTTTCCATATTCAAGTTCAGATCGGCCGCGGTCTCTTCGGCAATCTCTTTGGCGAGTTTGCCGATTTTGCCATTCAGAATAGATGAAAGATGCTCGTGGATAGACCCGGCGTCGGGGATAGGAGGCGTCGAGCCCGCACCTGGTGCCGCGCCGCCCGCGCCAGTGAATGCATCATTCATAAACTCGGTCGCCTTCTTAAATGTCTCGTCGAGACCCTCTGCACCGCCGACCCCCGATCCGCCTTCTGCGTCATCTGCACCCCCCGATGCACCAAACATCGACCCCATCTCACCAATCACCTCTTCGAGTTTGGTCTTAAGTTCATTGTCGTCGATTGCCTCGAACAACTTCGCCGTATCTCCGAATGAACCCATGTCCGAGAGATTATTCACGATAGAGAAGAGAATAAGTTGGAGATACTTCCAAATAATATCCTTGGTGTTTTCGGTGATGTCTTCGGTATTCCAAATCTCGCGGAAATCGACACCGGGGAGGAACATGATGCTCGATCCGCTGCTCACCTGCTCGTCATGGGGGCGAACGTCTTCGCGTGAGGAACGTGTGGAGTCGGCCTCGCCGGCGGAAGGAGTTCCACTCGCGAAAAGTGTCTCCGTCTTATACAAAATATCGAAAAACTTGACCGGATACACATTCTTACAGTGCGTATACAACTCAATATAAAGTTCATCAGGCATAGGTTTCATTTCATGGGAGTATCCTAAATACCGCGACAATGTCTCACGATACTCAGGGAATGAACAGTCAATATCGCGCAGAAAATCGAGGATAATCGTCTGAAACTCGGTTGAAATGTCGTCGATAGTAACGGGTTTCTGAGTATTGTCCTTTGAAGTTTTGGGTTTATTGTTACCAGACTTCTTGTTCTTATGATGATTCTTACCGCCACCCATGATTTATTATTTCACACGGATTATATGAATATGTATTATTAATAGACCAAATATTTAAGTTAGTTATTGTTCTTTTTATGATGTTAGACAATTTTCTTTGTATTTATACATCGATATAATATGATATAATATCGATAATATCGATAAAATCGATATAGACGTATTTACATCTAATCATGTACTCATTGCGTTGCATTACATTACGTTGCATTACATTACGTTGCATTACGTTGCATATGACGTGGTTACTCGTCCTTAACTCCGTATTATTTGTAACAACACTGACAGAATATCTAATCTGTATGAAATACATCACCAATACCTATGAATATAAGAATGAATGGTTCAACCTATTATTATGTTTGTTATTTACACCTTTTTACAGTTGCATTTTTATTCGTAAATTTTCATGGAGTCAAATCAAAATGTACATGTCACCTGAACGACGGCATGTATTGAAATATCCGATTTTTACAGGTGTTCTGTATACAGTAGAGACATTTCTCGTATTTTTTGCATTGAATACAATGACGTTGAGTTACTATACAATTATACGGTCAGGATTTATTATTTTCAATATTCCGTGGTTCAAATACCTCCTTAAAAAACCAGTGTCGCGTTTGTATTACGCAAGTTGTGGATCATTGTTTGTGTCGCACATATTAGTTAGTACGCAGTATTTCTTTCAATATCAGGCCAATGACGCCGATAATCGCGGAGGGAGTGTAGTTCAAAATACCCTCATTATTATGGTATCCTGTTTTTTGAATTCGTCATATAATAACATTATCGAGTATTCAATGACGCGTCACGGTGATATCATGCCGAATATCGACTTTCAAATCATTTTTCAGATGACGTATTTTGTTCTGGCCGCACCATTGTCAATATACTATACTACGAAAAACACGCCACCGATTAATCCGATCACGATGACCATGTATTTCTTCATTGCATTCGGGTTACAACTGTATATGTTCAATAAGATATATATTCTCAATAGCAAACAAACCCTGATTCCGGCGAACATATTACTTAGCGGTCTTGATTTGTTGCGTCGCGTGATTCAACTTACATATTCGTTTGTTTGGTTTAAAGAACCGTTTGATGCGACGATCGGGGTTTCTCTATTGTTTTTGGGATTATCTGGCGGACTTTTATTGTATCAGTATATCCGGGATTACCGGTTTGGTGTGAATATTGAGGCGCATCAACAGATGGTGGATGACCCGGAGGGGCGCGACCACAAACGCGAGTTGGATAATGTGTAATGCATGTAATGTATTTTATTTATTATACTAGCAATTGCGAATATAATAAATAACATTTTTTTACGGAATATGTTGTCTTTGCACTAGATTCTACGCTGTAGCACATTGTGTAAATATATATATATATATATATATATATATATATATATAATATCGTATAATAAACCCGAAGGTTTATAACATGACGAAAAAAATTATTATTATAGGGGGGGGGATAGCTGGATTAGCAGCTGCGCACTTTCTATGTAAATATCCTGATTTTGAGATATCTATTTATGAATCAGAAGCAGAAGTAGGAGGACAAGCACGGTCAAGACTTGGCAAGTATTGTTATATTGAATATTCTTGGAGAGTTTTCGGAACATCTTATCATAATATAAATAAAATTATAGAAGAAATAGACGTAAATGATAATTTTACACTATTATCTCATCCTTGTGTTATAAATTCAAATAATAATATAGAACAAGGTGATTTATCTCCTTATAATCTTGGAAGAATAATATTAAAAAATGGAGAAACTGATTTAATAAATAAAATTGTAAATATTTTTACAATTTCAAGAGAAAGAGCATTGAATGAATATCAAGATATATTAGCATATGATTATTTCAATAAAAATCCGATCATACAATCAATTCTTGGCCCATTTTTGGGATTAGACGCAAATAAAGTAAGTTTATCAGGTTATTATCATAACTTATTGTCAGTATGTGATAATAATGAATACTTTTTTACACCAAAAAAAACAAGAATAACAAAATATCCTACACAAGAAAGTTTGTTTATTCCTTGGATTAATTATTTAAAAAAAAAAGGTGTTAAAATTTTTACAAATTCAAAATTGACCAATATTAGTATAAATAATGGTATAATCGATAATGTTGTAATAAATGATAAAAAAATAAAGGGTGATGATTATGTATTCGCGTTATCATTAGGGAATATTAATAAAATAATTTCACAACAATCATTTTTTTCTAATAAACAAATTAAACATAATTTACATAATCTAGAAAACGGTCTTCAATTATATTATACAATTAATTTGTATTTTTCAATTGAACTTGAAAATAACATAAATCTTAAATGCGATGAAATTGTTCTTGTTGAGACTCCTTGGAAATTAATAATACAAAGAAAACACACCTGGACACAAAAATTTATCGGGAAATGTAAAACAGAAAATATTGAAATAAAAGATATATTTAATGTAGGTTTTTTAGATTATAATAAAGGTGAACTATTTGGAAAAATATTGAGTGAGTGTTCTAAAGAAGAAGCAATACAAGAAGGAATACATCAATTTAAAAATAGTAAATATATAAAGGAATTATTAAATAAACATAATACCACATTTGACGCAGTTTTCATATCCTATGAAGATTGGTATGAATTTCATAATAATAACAAGGGAAAATTGGTATCATCTAATCCCAAATTCTCGATAAATACTGGAGTAATGAAATATATGCCAACGAATCAACCAGAAGAACTTCCAAATAATATGTTTTTATCAGGTTATTATGTCAAAAGTACTATGGGAGGGGTAAGCATGGAAGCGTCTTGTGAAACTGGATTAAACGCTGGATTATCAATTGTTACAAAACATAATCATAATGTTATAGAATATCCATATCAACATATAGTTGAAGGTATTCCATTAACTATTGGTTTGTCATATTTAGATAAGTTATTATACAAAATGAATTGGAAACCATTATATACAGTGATTCCATCATTATTATTAATTACATTATATCTAATATGTTGTATTACTATTGTGGTAATCGTCATTACGTTTATTTTAAAAAAAATAAAACTCAATTATAGTTTATTAAAAACTATCAAAAAACTTAAGTCAAAAATAGTATGATGATTATTATTGGTATTGGTAACATTATAATATTCTACGATATCACGCTCTCATACAACACCAGGTTCGTCACATTGGCGATGATATGGATCGCTGCGTGTGTGTATGTTGCGGGCCACATGTGTCCGCGTGTCATCAAATAATTGCTCAAACCATAGCATACGGTCGATGCACCAATGAGAGCAGTGTAGATTTGTGTGTGTGTGTGTGTGTGTGTGTGTGTGTACGCATAATACGTGTGATAGGTCATACCAGATAAAAAAACTGCGATATCTAGCGTGCGTCGCCACGAATTGCGGACAGGATTACGCCAATAGATGAGGGATGTCGTGAATACGGCAGCAGGGGCGATCGCGAAATGTGCGGTTTCAGAGTGGGAGTATGCGTAGATCGCGGAGGGGAGGGAGAACCAGGCGCAATACCAGATGAAATATGCGTGTGGGAGGGGGAGAGCGGTGGTGGAGGAGGCGGACATTAGTGTTGGATATATACAATGTTATGATTTATATTTTATCTGCAGTTATATTAAAGGATGTCGGGTATTGTCGTAAAACCGATTGATAAGTTTACTTTTGACGATGCACAATTAGATACCCCGTTATATATAGGTGATACTGTGGGGGAGACTACTTTTACGCCCAGAGAATCATCGATATATCCGAGCATTAACGATGAAAAAACCGGTGTTAGTAAATTAATTAGTATTGAAAACAATCGTAATCCAAATGATACATATAAAGTTTTTGTTAGAAGATACGACGATCCACCCAAAAAGGAAGAAGATTTTGGAGAGTTTTTAGACAAGAATTTTGAAGAATATGACTCCAAGTTAATATGGGTTATTTTAGGTGCAAAAAATATGAAAGAGGCAATTAACTCATTTAAAGATTTCATGAAGACCGGTCTTCTTAAAAGATCTAATAGTAATACTGCAAGAGATAATGATCCAATTGTAAAAAAAAAAAAGGAGGAGGCGGCGGCGGCGGCGGCGGCGGTTGCGAAGGCGACTGAGGCGGAGGCGTCGAAGGAACGGGAAAGGAAAAAACAAGCAGCTGCCAAAGAAAAGGAAGACGAGCGCAATGCCAAACAAATGTTAAAGAAAGAAGAAGAAGAAGAAACTAAAAAAATTCAGGAAAGCGGAATTGGAACAGTTAAAACTATCGAACAAATGTCATCGATAGATGAACTATTAAATGCGACATCATTATTTGTATGCGAAGTCTATGATCCAGAACGACATAAAGATAAAGAATCAACTACCTTTCAGGTTGTTCATAAAGGGTTCAGACCGAATCATTGGGATCATGGGTTGGTAGACGGCCATACATATAAAATGATAATAAGACGATCATCGTTATTTGATGAAAAAGGACAAATACCCACAGACGTACCAGATAAAAAAAAGTTGTTTGAAAGAATAGTATTAGAACCATTTTATGAATATAGTAGTAGTAAACCAGATAATAAAGAATATAACGTGTTCTTTGTTTTAGATGCAACTGATGAAACTTCTGCTAAATATGCATTTTTAAAACATATCAATGCGAAAGTTCGTGACAGATATGGGGAGTCTTATCGTTTAGACTATACATGTTCAATAAGTATTTCTAATGACCCCAAGATAGAGACCAGCAAACCAGCTGATCACATCGACCGCAAAAGCGTTATTTCAATTCCTCTTACAAAGAATGACGCATTTGGATATGTTAATATGTCTATAAAAAAATCATTTCCTCCCCCACCACCACCACCACCACCACCACAAGTTAAAGAAGGTGAAGAAAGTAAAGCAGTAGTTAAATATCTGGATGAAATGACACCTCAGGATGTAAAGAGTGCTGTTAGTATATTCATATGTCAACCTGAAACTAATTTTTTGGACAGTATTAAACATACTTTTCTTAGAAAACCAGATTTTTATGAGATAAAAAGAATTAAAATACAAGCCCCAGTTTATATAGACGCCAATGATACTAGAAATCTGTTTTTTGTAGTTAGAAAATCTGTATTTTCGGATGAATACGGATTAGAATTATATAACAAAACACGGGCATTTGGTAATGAACAAACGGTTTCGGATTTAAGTAGAGAATCACCAGATTTTTTTGAGAAAGTTGTATTAGATCCCTTTATACAAGAAGGACATCCAGATAGTGTCGTCGTATGGTATATCTTAAACGCCAGAAGTTTAGAAGATGCGATTGCCGCAGTAAAAGAACGTTTCCATCTTAAAGACTATCAACACACAGACACAAATACCGATAGTTATACTACCGATACTCTTATTTATTCAAAAGGATTTAAGTTTAAAGACGCAGAATCATATGGTAAAAATCCTTCTCTAGATATTAAAAAACCAAATCCAGTGGGTTGGACACGTGTACATGAATATAAACAAACAAATGATTTGGAGTCCCCCGGATACGAACCCGAAGACGAACCCGAAGAAGAAGAAGAAGAAGAAGAAGACAAACCCTCAAGCACCCAACCTGCCAACCTGCCGGGTCGCACCGCCGACAATTGGGCACAATCGGTCCTCGACCCATTTTCGCAGAAAAATAAAGGTTACAAGTTGGGAGTTTCATCAGGATTGAGGGGTGGGGGTCGCGGTCGTACAACCCGTAAAAAATCCAGGAAGTCAATTAAACGCACCAAACGTTCAAAATCGGTCAAACGCCATTCTAGATCCAAATCGCGTAAATCGCGTAGTCGCAAATAATCTCGTAAATAAATAACCAATGTCATATAAACCCATACCGCGTTTATATTACACCTCCCCGAAACATGGTCCAACTCATCCCGGCCACCGCTCACGCTAACGCCGACCCAACCATGTCCGAAATCGATACATATATCCGCGAAACCCGTGCCGCGCCTGCGTCGGAGGGTGGCGTTGCTGCGCTTATGCGGACCGTCCGAGAGATTCAGAGTAAATCCGGCGCCGGCGCGTCTCTTCATCCGGCCGAGGAGTATTTCATGGACCGGGTTGAAGAACGCACAATGTAAAAATTCGCGATATTCTTTTTTAGGAGTCGGTGACTCCACGCCAAACCCATACAGTAAATTACGACGATCAAGAATTGCGTCATGAATTGAAACTGGAAAAACTGCACTTTATTATTGTAGATAAACAAAGGCAGTTGAATCAATCGATAATACGAATACACCAATAGTTGCATAAAATTAGAGATGATATTCAATCGTACATATTCCGCGTATTGTTTATGTAAATAATAGGAAATGTATATCATAATATTCGATTTTTCAAGAATGTTATATGCATACAGGATGTGCTGTTGGTCCGCATCACTCCTGAGTGCCGCGTTCAATACACAAATACCCGCGATGTGATGCAGAATGAAGGGTGTCTGTTTTCGATTCAAACCTGAAAAAATGTAGATCAAGTCGTAGATGTAAAACCCAATACTCATATGAACCGCATAATCCAGGTTATAGTCGTAGTTATAATGGACAAGATATGAAACACAGTGAATGAAACTAACAAAATTGTTCGTGATGGCAGCATCTTCTTTGTGTTTTGATATTTCGGTTGAAATCGTGCGCCAAAAACAGATGATAGGGAGAAGGTATCCGATGTTCATTATTGCGTGTAGGGTCAATACTATTGAAATAGAGTAAAATCGTTTTATACCGGTTAATATTTAATTATTCAACTGTGTATATCATTGAATGAGGGGTGTCTCCTTATCAATCGATACATTCTTCGCTACTTTCCGGATGACCTTGGCGATATTGCCGTCCTTTTCACCATCCGTGGCAGCCTTGGATAGTTTGAAATACTTTTCGTTCTCTTTGAAGCTGCTGTTCATACACCTTGGGTTGGCTTTCGCCCATTCACCGACCATTGCGACGTTCTTCTGTTCCACGGCAAGGACCGCATTCACCATTTTCGGGTGGTTGGGTGCATCGCGTTCCCATTTATTGTCGTCCTTGACGTAGATTGTCTCGCGCTTGACGTCGCTACAATGAACGGGGCGTTTGTATACATCCGTCTTTTGGAGGTTGGTGATCAGGATATTCGACATTCCTTCGACATAACCATCACGTTCCACATTTTCCATGTCGATCATGTTGAGTTGAATAGAATTGATGAAATCCTTCATATTCATCGCGTCTTTACATTTCTCGTTGAGGAACATGTTCATGTTGAATGTGTTGTTGGTGTTGTTGCTGTTGATGGTGTTATGGTCTCCTTTTAGATTTGATGCGACTCCGACTGTGGATTGGGACGGGATTGGATTTGTCATTTGCGATTGTGATGACTTCTTCATCATTTCTATCATCTGTGATTGTAATTGTGTATTTGATGTTAACATTGTCATCATCATCTTCTTAATTTCACGGTTTTCAGCAGTAAGATTCTTAATTTTCTTTTCGGTGTTTTTCTCACAACGCTTTATATTCTTATGTATAATTACATTTTCGGTTTGTAGTGTGTAGTCATCGGAATAAATCTCATCATCATCATCATCATCACCATCACTATCACTATCACCATCACTATCACTATCACTATCACTAACTGTGTTTTCCTTAGGGTTTATTTCTTGTTTAACCACCACACATGTTTTCCTATGACGACACAGTCCCGAAAGATGTGAATATTTCTTATTACAGTTGGTACAACTGAATGATGCAACTGATGACGGTTGGCACTCATTTTGGTTATCTCCCATTATCTTTTTATGTTTATTGGTCGAAAGATGCGTGACAAAATTGGATTGTTTAGAGCATCTAAAGTCACATTTTTCGCATATGAATTTATTGGCATTTTCGGCATTATCCGGCATTATCTTTCCTAAATAATGTCCAATCGATGTCCTAAATTAACGGTATAAAATACCCCCCTGATTCGAACGTGGCGGTCGACCCCAAAAAAGTCAGTCACAGATTTTTCGGTGCAAAAATCGGGTTTGTGAGCGTTTCAGTAACAAACCCGTTTTTGGGGGGTGCGCGATTCGTGTTTTCAAAACTTCCACGCGCAACAGGCGAAAAGGACATTCCTGGCGGACATTCCTGGCGGAGGATCCAGTTACCATTAATGCCGGGGTTCCCTCCCGTGCTAAACTATACGCATTACTATAGAAATACCAAAGCATATATCATCTCACTTTTTATTCAAATTTAAACGGAATATTTTCTGGGATTATTCTCTCGAACATCAAATTCTGACCCGTCCAAAATCAAACGGAATATTTTCCATATGAAACGAATGAACCAACCGGTATGAATTGTTTTTATTCTCTACAATACAATATATATATATGTCTTCACCCGAACAACAACAGTATATTCAGGATGGGGTCAAGAAGGTTGATTCAATAATTGCATTCGCTATAGAGTTTCTTACTGTTTGTGAGGCCCGAAAAACATGGGTGAAATTGACGGGACCATTAAGTATGACATGTGGATATACCGCACCGGGTATTGGAATATTATTACAACTATTTAGACCTCATAATATTTCTAGTGCGCCCGAATTAGAGAGATTCTTACAACATATAAACTGGCCTATGGATCAATTTATATTTATCGTAAATGAAACAATCGGTAATTTACTGGATATGATTCCGGAATGTCCGGTTACTCAAACACAATACGGGATAAGAGGATTGCTTGTGACCGAATATTCTGAACAAAAGATACCCGGATGTGGACGTGGGGGGGGTATTGTTTATAAAGTTGAACCTGGCGGTGCAAATCTCGTAGAAGGTGCCAATATTATATCTTTTGCACGTAGAATTCAACATTGTGAAACATTTCATCACGCGGTTATATATAAAATATCTCAGATAAATGCTTGTTATATAATAGATTCATGGGTCGAACCGCGAGGTATTGATTGTAGACCTTTATCAAGTAGACGACATATCGGAAATGAAGTTTATGCTATAATAGATGAATTAAATTCTGATATAATTACTAGAGAAAGAACTTATGAAATATTAACCACATATTTTAGGGGTCATTTTGGAAGTATTGGTCAAATGCTTCAGATGACTGATGAAAGAATAATGGTTAATACAATTAGTCCAGGTTACATACAACATGTTTATACTCAATGTGAAAACATTGCGAGAACTGGTCAACCGTCTTCTTTTGGAGGTAAAAAACGCAATAAGAGTAAGAGTAAAAATAAATCAAGAAAAAGAAGTAAAAAATACAGTAGAATGTCAAATAGAAAACACAGGATATATAGACAAACCCATGTAAAATATAACAGGGGTTGAATGGAATATTGCGCACTATTCGTGCTATTATTTATAACAGGACCGGTGTGTGACATGGGACCGAGGGCGTCGCGTTCTTCAATAACTCTTTGAGTATCCGGTTTTCAACCATCAAGTGCTTGATTTGCTCGAGAGTGAGTGACGCCGGGTCTGGATCACTACTAGTTTGTGCGGACAGAGAGGGTGTCGGAGGACCGCGACATACGGACCTGTGCTTATAAATACTAGTGCGTGATTTGAATATCTTATTACATATATCACATGTGTGATTATCTGTAATGACTATATTATTTTCGTTTGATTGTTGATGCTTGCGTGTCCCCAAATGTCGACTATAATCCTTTTTATTGTCCGTAATATACAAACAACTTTGGCAATTATAAACAACCGGTTGTGTTGTTGGCATGATCGTATGATTGTATGATTGTATGATTGTATGATTGTATGATTGTATAATACAGATACAAAAATCCCCCGAAATGAACGAACAATGAATGATGTTATTCCTTCTTGATAATAACATTTTTCCCGATATTCTTTATATTCATTGCGTCTTTACTTTGTTTCATTTTTTTCGGTCGGTGTAATTACATATATTTACATTATTTGTACATTAACTCAGTTCTTATAACATATTTAACACCACTAATTAATTTTGGAACTTCATGTAAAATATTTTGATCCATTAAACAAATTAATCCTATTTTTGGAGTTATTGAAATGTCATTTTCATTTTTATCATCAATTAAAAATTTGGTGTTCCCACCTTCGTAATCATCATTAAGATAAATAAGTACTGTTATTAATGATATTTCATTTTTATCATTTTTATAATGTTCATCGGTATGTTTTGCAAAATGGTCTCCACTAGTATATTTTAAAAATCGAAATCTTGGATTAATTTCACAAAAATCCATATCTTTATAATTATTTGGAATAATGTGAGATATTCTTTTATACAATATTTTAGCAAAATTAACACTATCAATGATACATCGTAATGATTTTCTAATTTCTAAAAAATAATGTTCTTTTTTATGTTTATCTGTATATGAACTTGCTTGAACAAATCCAATCTTTTCTGAATGAATAATTAAATTATTACATTCTTCATCAGAAAAAACATTATTTATCAATGATAAATGTAAATTGTTGCAATTTATTTTTTCACATATTAAATAATTATAGTTTTTATTTTTCTTGTTTTTTTCACCTAAAATAATATCCATATTTACTTTAATTTAAAGAATTATCTTTAAATTATAATAAATATGATAAGATTAACATTATTAGATAATACTAAAAAAATATAGAGTTATTTGATGAAATTACAGACGTAAGTGGTTTAGGAAACGTTCATTCTTTAGATTGTTTAGTATAGTCTGGTAGCAATTTATGTTTATGTTTTTCTTTTTTTGAATTACAATATTTTCTGTGATAATCGCCTTCTATAATTTTTTTGTCGCATTTTTTACAAATCCACCACTCTTTTTCTTGATAATCATCATCTTTACAAATTTTATCCAGACTTAAAAGTTCTTTATTTTCTGTCATATTGTTGGTTGTTGGTTGTTGGTTGTTTATTCTGTATTTATTATTATATAAAAAAATTTCAATTTTTTTATAATAAATTCAGATATAAACATAATCGATTATTTATTATTTATATAAATAATGAATAAACAATCAAGTTATGAATATGAAAAATATATAACAGATAATAATAATGTTTTGGATACACTCAATAAATATGGTATAGCAATAATTCCAGATATATTAAATCAACAAGAATGTGATACAATAAAACAAGGGATGTGGGATTATTTAGAAAATATTACAGCAAAATTACCAGTTCCAATCAAAAAAGACAAAACCAGCACTTGGACATCATATCAACAATTATATCCACAACATTCAATGTTACTTAAACATTGGTCAATAGGACATGCGCAATTTATATGGAATTTGCGAACAAACGATAAAATAATTGAACCATTTGAAAAGATTTGGAATGTTAGTAAAGAAGATTTATTAGTAAGTTTTGATGGTGTGTCATTTCATATGCCCCCAGAAATAACCGGATTTGGCTGGGCCGAAAAACAAGATAAAGCTTGGTTACACACGGATCAAAGTTATTTAAGAAATAATCGTGAATGTGTTCAAGGATGGGTTAATGCGTATGATACCAATGAAGGAGATGCAACATTAATAATATTAGAAGGTTCACATAAATATCATAGTGATTTTGCAAAAGAGTTTGATGAAACAAGTCCCGATGATTGGGTTCTTTTGAAACAAGAGCAAATAAAATGGTATACTGATAGTAAAAAATGTGTTAAAAAAATGATTAAATGTCCGGCAGGTTCTCTTGTATTATGGGACTCGCGCACAATTCATTGTGCAAAAAAACCCGAACCAAAACGCCATCAACCTAATTATAGATGTGTTGTATATGTTTGTTATACTCCAAGAAGTTTTGCATCAACAGGTATGTTAAACGCAAAAATAAATGCTTGGAAAAATTTAAGAACTACGTCACACTGGCCACATAACCCACACCCATGCGAACTTTATCCAAATACTTTTGGTAATCCAATACCGCAAATAGTTCAAATAGTTAGACCAGAAATAAACGAGTTAGCATATAGGTTAATTGGATACTAAACAAAATAAACGAAGATATTTTTATATTGTTGTTGTAAGATATTTATTCCTTCTCAACCATCACCTTCTTCGCCACATTCCGTATCACCTTTGCGATGTTGCCTTCCTTCTCCCCGTCGGTGGCTACCTTGGAAAGTCTGAAATACTTTTCGTTTTCACGGGTATTACTATTCATACACCTTGGGTTTGCTTTGGCCCATTCACCAACCAACGCCACGTTCTTCTGTTCGACCGCAAGGACAGCGTTCACCATTTTCTGATGGTTGGGTCCTTCACGTTCCCACTTGTCGTCATCCTTCACATACAAGGTCTCGCGCTTTACGTCACTACAATGGACCGGTCGTTTATATATATCCGTCTTCTGGAGGTTATCAATGATGATATTCGACATACCTTCCACATAACCCACCTTGTCCACATTTTCCAGGTCGGTTAGGTTCAACTGGATAGAATTCACGAAGTCCTTCATATTCATTGCATCCTTACATTTCTCATTGAGGAACAGGTTCATATTGAAGGTAGGATTGTGACTGTTGGTGATGATGGTGTTATTACTGTTGGTAGTGGTAGTAGTCGTGTTGTTTATACAGAGTTCCATCATTTTAGACTGAAGTTCTGTGTTTTGGTGAATGAGCATCATCATAGCAGATGTTAGTTCTTGGTTCTTAATAATAATATCGCGTATATACTGGTCGCTACCACCGGCGGTGGCGGAAGGGGTGGTGGATGCAGTGGTAGAAATGACGTTTGGTGGTGGTTGTGGTGGTCCAGTGCATACAGATTTATGCTTATAAACACTCGTCCTATGTTTGAATATCTTGTGACAAGAAGGGCAAGAATTAGGGTCGGTTTTGGGCAACGCTTTTTCGTGGTTTTTAACGTTTTCGTCGTGTTTCCGTCTCGTTAGATGACGTTCATAGTCGGTTTTGTTATACGACATAAAGTCACAAATTTCACAGGTATAGCAAACTTTCGATTTTTCGTGCGTCATAGTGTATTCTGTTATATTATACCATACTATAATAAAACGTCTAAAACTACGCTCCACCGCCGGCGTTCCGACCCCCAAAAAAAGTCAGTCACGTGTTTTTCGGGGCAAAAATACGTTTTGTGAGCGTTTCAGTCACAACCCCATTTTTGAGTGTTTTGAATTTCGAAAAAAAATTGACGGCGCGCAAACGTCGTTTTGGACATTTATTGGACAAAGTCCAAACGGGTTACAAAAAAACGCAAATCATTACCCCACGCCACACCATAAACTCAACTACCCTACCGTAACCCAGACCATATACGGTCTCCGTCCAGCGGGACTACACAAAAAGACATGGGCGCACCCCCCGGCCCGCCGGAGGCCCATTCGCATCCCCCCAAACCAGCGTCCCGACATTATAGAATCTGAAATCCCCGATTTGGGGGGATCAAATTTGAACGGATTATAATTGAACGGAATATATTCTGGGATTTTATGGGTATACTTTTGAATTTGAAAGTTTTGATTTCAAACGGAATATTTTCCAGAGTTTTTCTTTCATTCCAACCGAATCTATTCCATTCCATTGGAATCCTTTATTTTTTCAATTTCAAACCGAATATTTTCTGGAGTTTTATGTACTTACAAGTCTTTTTTGAATCTCTCGACAGGGAGATTTTATACGTAAAAAAAGTATATCAACCCCTGAAACTAGATGCATTTTTATTGGCGCCCGATATCCTTGAAAAACGACCCTTCGCCGTGTAGTGTATATTTCTTCCCGGTGCGAACATCCACGTATCCGTTTGTATCGGCACAATTCTGGGCTGGGAATCCGTTGCCGTACCAATAATATCCGGTGATTTTCGTGACTTCATCGCGAAGAAACATCACGTGACCGCCGTATAATTCGGCGTGTTCCACACAGGATTGATTGTAATGCTCGATGGAATGGAGGTGGGATGGCGTGACGCTCTGGTATTCATGCCATGACCGGTTGAGGTGGGTTGTGTATTTCGGGGCGGGAGTGGCGGTGGCGTGGGAAACAGTTTCGATGGCAGTAGATGACATTTGATGTTGTTGTTGATGATTGAAATATGTAATTATGAATTAAACATTTCAATTTTATTGATAATAAAACCGTTCCTCGATGGAGGAATGTCAATTTTTCTGCGAAAAATCGTTCCTCAGTTGACGAGGAGGAATGATTAACGCCGTTGTTTTCGGCAACTGTGATTACACCGACTTTTAATGCGATTGCGGTAGTTGGATTTGACTCGCTTTGTGATACGTTTATGACGTGCACCACCAGCACGGCATGATTGGTCTCGTTTACATCTATTCACTTCTGGTAACATTTGAAACATGTCATATTGTAAATTCGAAAGTTGGATTTGGTGATAATTAATCGATCTCATAATATTATTATAATTTTCGAGAGTAACATTACAGTGGACATCCATAATGTTTTTTAATTCTAGTTATAATATTTATCGTCTATATAATTCCCACATATAATATAATACAATACAATTCACTGCGTTATATCCAACTTCCACCTCCACGCGGTTGAGCCCGCATATCCATCGAACCACGTAAACTACCGTCCCCGTTGGCGTTGGCGCCGCCTAAACGTGAATACTCTGGTTGTTGAGGCGGAGCGCGATACGCTGCTTGTGCTGCAAACTGGGGAGGTGTTCCAACAGGCGCATACTGATGCGGGGATGGCATAGTCTGTCCACGCTGAGAACCACTGGCTAACGCCCCCCCTCCACCACCCATACCCCCTCCACCACCCATACCCCCTCCGTTACCCATCGCCCCCCCGTATCCACCACCGCCGTTGGGGGGCGGAACCCCCTGCGGACCTCCCGACACTACAGTATTCTGTTGTTGCTGATTTGTTATCTCTAAACTCCGTTTAGTTTGTAACTGCTCTAATGAAACACTCCCCACCTTATCTGGCGAATACGTATCAGGTGGCGTCTCTATTTTATCAACCAAGTCAATCGTCGCATAATTATACAATTGCCGCATTCCGCCATTCCCCTTGGCCGATAATTCATCGGCACTTTGGTCTAAAAAACTGTAATTATCCGATGCAACACCGAATCCGCTACCCATACTCTCGCGACCCAACGCAAAAGCATTCGGTTCACCGTTGAAACCGGTAGCTACGTCGTTCAATGCTGCGTTCTTCGGTTGAAAATGCTGGAGGATTTGCTCGCCGTACAGCACTTGGTGTCCTTTATTCAAAAGAAGGAGCGCGGGGACGCGGTTGACTTGAGGGGGGAGTAGGACTTTTTCGCCGCTTTCTGTAATAATGTGCCAGGCTCCGGTGCCGGATTTAACGCGTTTGTCAATACAAAGAAAATGGATATCATCCTGGAGACGTGATTTAGACAGTGTCGTTAATACGGCTTTGGATTTCACACATAAATTACTGTAGTAAATGATACACGACATATTCCTTAATACTAAAACATAGATAAGTTTTTATGTAGGTTTTGAACGCGGTGAAGCATTAGTAACGCCCGTTTTTCGAAGAAAAAAATTGATAGTAAATTGTTATAACAATATAATATAAACATATCCATTATTGTTATTTACCGAGCAAATCAAATGTCATCCGCGTCCGCGTCCGCTTCCGCGTCATCAGCCCCTTTCCATTCTGCTTCCGCGTCAAGCAAATACATTCCTCGCATTGTTTCAAAAACGGATGAGGGAGGTCAATTAAAATTCACCATTGACAAAATCAACGTGAGCTTGGCCAATGGACTCCGAAGAACAATATTGTCCGACGTCCCAACTTTTGTGTTCAGAACATTCCCTTACTCGGAATGCAAAGCATCGATAACGACAAACACATCAAGACTGCATAACGAGATTCTCAAACAACGCCTCAGCTGTATACCAATCCACATCACAGACACCGATTTCCCCTACAAAGATTACCAAATTGAAATTCACGTCACTGCTGACGCCAGCGAAATCCGCTACATCACAACAAAGGATTTCAAAATGAAGAACAAAGTCAACGGCAAATACCTCACCGATGTCAAAGTCCGCGAAATATTCAAACAAAACGAAATCACAGGCGATCACATCGAGTTCGCCCGCCTCCTCCCGAAAATGTCAGAATACAGCGAAGGCGAGCAACTCGCGATGACGTGTGACCTGGATATCGGGACCGCCCGCGAAGACGGAGCATTCAACGTCGTGTGTACGTGCGCCTACCAAATGACGATGGATCCATCGAAGGTCGATGAAGCGTGGCGAATTAAGGAGGCGGATCTCGTGAAGGAAGGTATTGCCACCATCGGAAGTGAGGAAATGAAAGCCCAGCGGAAGAACTGGTCGCTCCTGGATGCACAACGATATACAAAAGATGATAGTTTCGATTTCGTCGTGGAAACGGTGGGTGTCTTCGCGAATGCGGATATCGTCCACAAGGCCGCACAGATTATGATCAACAAATGCACAAAGTTCATCCGCGATATTGAAAGCGGTGAGAATCATATTATACCTACTGTAAGTACAATCCAGAACGGGTATGATATCGAATTGAAGGGGGAGGATTATACACTGGGCAAGGTGTTGGAGTTCTTCCTTCACGACAAGCATTATGCGGAGGACCAGACGGTGACATATTGTGCGTTTCGGAAGATTCACCCACACAACCCGGATAGTATGATACGTGTCGGGTTTGCGGAGACGGTGGGGGTAGATGAGGGGATTGTGGCGCAGTATATAACGACATGCGCGAGGGATGCGATTGTGGTGTTTGAATATATCCGTGACCAGTTCAGGGAGTATTAGCGTAACGAAGTGAAGCCAAGCGCGTAGCGCGGAGCCCGAGTGTAACGAATCCAAATGTAATGGAATCGAACGAAGCGTAGCGAAGCGCGTAGTGCGGAGCCCGAGTGAAACGGAACCGAATAATAAAAAAGTGTTAGATGAATATACACATTACATACCTTTTTTATTATTTTTGCATGCGAGCGTATGCGAAGCACATTTACATACTGTTGATTTCCTGCTCCGTCGTCGTCGTATCAGAATCGCATCGGGTCGTCCATTCTTCTGGCATCGTCGCCGCAGGAAATCCCATCCGAGGGCGAAATGGACGCCCCTGGTTGGAGAAGATTGCGTCATCAGGATTGATTGGTGCGGTTGCGAAATCGGTCCCGTGGGTGAGACGGAACAGGTTGGAGAACGCGAGAAGAGACATCATGCTCCACGCCACAGTTGAGATATCGCGTAATGTCTGGAATACGTGAACAACATGACCGCGATTGTCGGCGTCATAATGGTTGAACTTGAAGTATAATGACGAGAGAACGAGCGTCAATGCAGTCTGTTTTCTCGTGAGACTGGCTTCAGTGATTGGGCGGTCGGCCGTCGTCATCGCATTCACAAGTGTGATGTCGGTCTCGGCAAGAACGCAAAGACTCAAGAAATGCTGCTGGAGTTGTCCACTGCCGATGAGAAGGGTATTCGCGAGCTGGTTTTTGGGACGATAGTCATTGTAATCTGCCGAACGAACATCATCGTGTGAATGAGACTGAGAACGGGTAAGCAACGCAGCGCCACCGGGTGTGGGAACGCAGTCATCATCATATTCGTCGTTGTCGGAGTCGGATTCGGAGTCGCCACCACCACCACCACCGCCAGTCTCGATGTCACTGCTTCGCCTTCCACTTCCGTGTTCGTATGCGTTGTCTTCTTGTTCTTCGAGGTACCTGGATGCAACCAGCGAAATCATTTGAATGGTTCGGTTGAGAAACGCGAGTTCTTTAGCAAAGATTTCGGCGAGCGCCGCATTGTCGCGTTCGATTTTGTAATTGGGGTCATCTTGGGACAGTGAAACACGACGACAACGAGGTGTATGGGGTGTCATCAATTCTTCGTCGTGATGGGAAAGGGGTGTATTCGTGTCATCTTCGGTGTTTTCCGTCGCATCGACGACGACCTCAGAAGCATCCGCGGTATTTTTTTCGATTTCTTCTTCGGGTTTCCTGATACCTGTGAAAATCGGGTTGCCCTCAGCGATATTGTGGCGCATCGCCACCGTATAGGTCGTAAGAGTGTGGCGGATTTCGTCCTTTCCGATGTATAATCCAGGGAGATTGCTGTAACTGGTCGCGAGTTCGCCGGTCTTAAGGGAAGCAAACATTGTCTTTGTGTTGTAGTTGTAGTCGTGTGGAATGAATCTGTCAAATGGATGAATGGTGGAAAAACATTTCAATTTTTTTACGGAGTAAAAAATCGGTCCCTCCGGGGACTGTCAATTTTTTTGTGAATGAAAGAAACCCATCCCACCACCCCCCTCCGGGGGGTGAGAATGTCAATTCTTGAATTCACAAAAAGAATTTTTCTATATGGGGTCATCGCCTGGGTCATCTCATCACCTGGGTCATCTCATCACCTGGGTCATCTCATCACCTGGGTCATCTCATCACCTGGGTCATCTCATCACCTGGGTCATCACCTGGGTCATCACCTGGGTCATCACCTGGGTCATCACCTGGGTCATCACCTGGGTCATCACCTGGGTCATCACCTGGTGCTTGACGGGGTGAATGATTAGGTTATTTACGTCATAATATATATGAGAAAAATACGATTATAATACAGGTATGCCGAAAAATATAATTCTAATCGACAAACGTGTCCAAGGTTACGAGACAATCGTAGCGTCAACAGACCCCGAGATATGTATTCAGGTATTGTTCGATTATTATACTGACACATTAGATGACATCAAGGTGCGAATCGTGGGTGCCGCGGAGGCGGATGTAGGGTGTGTCGCCAACGATACACCCCCGGCGCGTCGATGCGTCGGTCTTCTTCAGCATAATTACAATCATCCTTTTTATAATTTAGTTGCTGCAGAGGCCGAGAGCAGTGTCGTCCGATGTGTAAACGACCGCGATCCTGACCTCGCAACATGGGCGCCGCTTCGCGACCTGATCACATGGTGTGCGACGACACCAGAAATCAACGCCGAGTATTTCGATATGATGGCGTGTGCTCTATATTCAAACCCGGATTGGAAGTATATTATAGATACAATCGAGACGCAAATCGGAAGCATCAGCAGCATCAGCAGCATCAGCAGCAGCATAACGATCCGTGTGTCAACTGATAATACGGGGTCCGCGGCCCTGGGTGGGAACTGGTTCCTCGAGTCACATACGGGCGTCAATCTAAAAGACGTGTATTTCACGGAAGCAATTGAGGAATATCAGGGGATATTATACTCGGAGATATATGATTTAATAGAATATTCAACGAAAGGATTTGCGAGTGGAGATGTAATTACGTGGGGGGAGGGGGTCGCCGGTGGCGGTGCGAGTATATCTTCCAATGTAATCGCGATATGTAGTAATAACTACGCATACGCCGCATTAAAAAGCAACGGTAGTGTGGTTACATGGGGAACTGCGGGATATGGAGGTAATTCAAGTTCGGTTGCTTCGAGTATATCGTCTGGTATACTCCAAATATATTCAACTTCAGCGTCCTTTGCCGCATTAAAAACAAATGGAAGTGTAATTACGTGGGGTAATCCGGATTACGGCGGAAATTCAAGTTCAGTAAGCGCGAATATATCGTCGGGTGTTGTCGCGGTATATTTTAATCAAACCTCATTCGCTGCATTAAAAAGTAATGGCGCTTTAATAACGTGGGGGTATTCACCTTATGGTGGCAACTCAAGTTCAGTAAGTTCAAATTTAACGTCGGGTGTCATAGCAGTATATTCTACCGTTTTGGCATTTGCCGCGTTAAAACTCGATGGGAGTGTAATCACGTGGGGAGAATCAACCTATGGCAGTGACTCAAGTGCTGTAAGTTCGAGTATATCTTCTGGTGTAATCGCAATATATTCAACTCAATCAGCATTTGCCGCATTAAAAAGTAATGGAAGTGTGATTACATGGGGTAATGAAGTTGGGGGCGGTGACTCCACTTCAGTAAGTGCAAGTATATCTTCTGGTGTAATCGCTGGGTTTTCTAATTCGGTCGCCTTTGCAGCATTGAAAAGCAATGGATCGGTTATTACGTGGGGGTATGGTGCATTGGGTGGAAACTCAAGTTCGGTAAGTGCGAACATATCTTCTGGTGTAGTTACAATATATTCAACTCAACATGCATTCGCAGCATTAAAAACAAATGGAAGTGTGATTACATGGGGTTCCTCAGACAACGGAGGCAATTCAAACGCGGTAGGTGCGAGTTTGGCGTCTGGTGTCGTCGCGGTGTATTCTACGCGATCAGCATTTGCCGCATTAAAAAGTAATGGTAGTGTGATAACATGGGGGGATGCCGGTGGCGATTCAAGTGCGGTAGCGTCGAGTTTAACATCAGGTGTTGTCGCAGTATATTCGAATACCTTTGCTTTCGCTGCGTTAAAAAATAACGGGACAGTGATTACGTGGGGATATGCCCTATATGGAGGTAATTCATCCGGTACATCTTTCGGAACCACCATATCTATTTACTCGAATGGAACATCATTTGCCGCATTAAAAACAACCGCCACTACATTTGACTTATCTATGTCATACTATACCGATATGGATCGATTCGACATTCTTCGTAAAAAAGAGAACAGACGACGCGTTAATTTGGCAACATTAAACAATAATGTATTTACGATATCACAACCATTCGACATTCAAACATTCAATCCGACGATGCCAACCGATAAAACAATGCGTATTATTGTCCCAGATTATGTCGCATCATCCTATTCTATAACATCCACCGCCACAATACCATCTAGTTCTGGGAATTATATTGTCGCGTGCGACCAAGGCGAACCTGTCACTATATCTGGCGTTACTTATGTGAATTACGGTATATATGTTTATAAACAGGAAACGAATAATACTTATACCAAATTAACAAGTGTTACAATCAATGGAAACCTTTACGCCGCATACGGCGGTATCACTACATATTCCAGCGGTATCGCATTTGTAACTCTCTACCCCCCACCAACTCTATTCAATTTTGCCGATATAACGAAACCCACCACTGCAGTCCCATTTCAAATCACTCCACCCACCAGCAATAGCACCGGTGCGTTTTCATATACGAGTAGTAACGCCAGCGTCGCCACCATCTCTGGCGACACCGTAACCATCACCGGGTTCGGCACCAGCACAATAACTGCAATCCAATCCAGTGATAATGCGAATTATGGTGGTGGCAGCATCACCGCGACCATTACGACCACCCCCTCCAACTATTTCGGTGCGGATCTGTCCGGCGCCGATTTCACAAATGTATCGCTATATGGTTCCACCCTCAATCTCGCCAACTTGACAAACGCGATATTTGTATCGACGGACCTCTCTGGCGCAACCCTCACCGGCGCAACACTCGCCAATATTCTCTCACGCGGTATCATCGGACTCTCCACCGCTACCCTCCCCGTGGGTTACCTAGGTCGTGGTGGGTCCATCTTCGGCAATAATGTGCGTATTACCAGCGCCAACCTGACCAATGCGGATCTATCCAACGTCGTTCTTACCAACTCCGATGTGTCTGGTGCTATCTTCACCGGTGCAACCCTTACAAACATCCGCACCGCTGGTCTCACGGGAACGACCACCGCAACATTACCCAGTGGGTACTTCTTCCGCAATAGTATCATCGTCGGGCCCAATGTATCGCTGGCGGCGGCCGCACTCACGGGTGAGGATCTGTCTGGGATCAGCGTCGCAGGCGCAGACCTCTCGGGTGTGAACCTGACCGGCACAAACTTGACAAACCTAGTCTCTGGTAGTCTTCGTAATGCGTCCGTCACGGCAAATCCTCCAACAATATTACCAACGGGTTATATCATCTATAACAACTACATCGTAGGTGCGACCGTGAATCTCTCGAGCGCGGCACTTACAGGTCTAGATATCTCGGGTGCCGCCGCCACTCTCACCAGCACCAAACTCACATCCGCCAACCTCACCAATGCGTCGCTCTTCAATACAGATATAAGTGGTGCAGATCTATCAGGTGCGACCGTCACGGGTCTACGCAGTTTCGGACTCACGGGTGGAACCGCGACAACCCGACTCCCCACCGGGTATTTCGTGCGCACAAGTTCCGGTAACACCGGAACAGTCGTCGGGCCCGCCGTAAATCTCTCATCGCTCACACTTCAAAACATTGACCTCACTGGCGGGATTACACTCACCGGCGCCAATTTCACAAACACTGACATCAGTGGTGCATCTACGAATCTCATCGGAATTATAACCGGGAACATCACCGGTCTAGATACAGCGACACTCCCGGCAGGGTATATCGCACGCAACGGATTCATCGTCGGTCCGCGTGTCGTCTTACGTAGTGCGAATCTTTCAAACCAAAACCTCAACGGCGTCGATCTATCGGGAGTAGACCTTTCGGGCGCCAACTTGACAAACGCGGTCCTCACCAACACAAACCTCACCGGCGCCAACCTCACAAACACGACACTGACGGGTGTCATCACCGGCGGGGTCACGAATGCCATAAGCGGTGCCGCCGCGGCCACACTCCCCGCCAGTTATTTCGTGCGTGGCGGGTTTATCGTCGGTCCAGGTGTCTCGCTCGCCGGTGCAGCCGCAACAGGTGTCGATTTATCCAACGTGGTTTTAACCGGTGTCAACCTGACGAATGCAGTCCTCACGAGTGCCGTCCTCACAGGTGTCACAACAGGCGGTCTCACCGGTGCAACAACGGCCACCCTCCCGGCAGGATATATCGCACGCGGAACGGGTGCACCCGGGACATTCATCGTCGGTCCAGGCGTCATCCTACGCGGCGCCAATCTCGCGTCTGCCGACCTCACCGGCATAAGCATCGCATCATGTGATGTATCTGGTGTGACATTCACCGGTGCAAATGTGACGAATCTGGTATCAGGCGGACTCGTGAATACGACCAATATTACCGCACTACCATCGGCGAGTTATGTCATCCGCACAGGGTATATCGTCGGTCCGTCCGTGAATCTGACCAGCGCCGCCCTCTCTTCGCAACTGTTCACGGGTCTCTCCGTCGCCGGCGCCAATTTCACAAACGCCAATCTCACAGGCGCGACATTTACGACGACAACCATAACCAGCGCGAATTTCACAGGCGCCACATTTACTAATATAATATGCGGTGGCGGTCTCATCGGTGTCGGCAGTGCGACGCTCCCATCCGCGTCATATGTTGCACGCGCCTCATACGGGTATTTCCTTGGTCCCTCCCTCATCGTGCGAAATGCGAATTTCACAGGAATAGATCTGTCTGGCGTTAGTCTCGTCAACTCGGACTTGTCTGGCGTCAACCTAACCAATGCAATCATGACAAATTCAAATATAACAGGTACAATTATGTCAGGAACAACCCTCGCGGGTATCACCACCGGTGGTCTCACATCAAACGCAACGACAACAATCACGCCTACAGGGTATGTCATCCGCGCAGGGTATATCGTCGGTCCTGGTGTCTCACTCGTCGACGCCAACCTGTCAAATACGGATTTAAGTGGACAGTCACTCGTCGGTGTTTCAATGGCGGGGGCGAATCTGCTTGGTGCAACATTGACTCGACTTGTTTCAGGGTCGATATCTGGGATGGATACTGTCGCACTTCCGACAAGTTATGTTGCACGGAATGGATATATTCTTGGTCCTTATGTTCTTGTGCGTGGGGGTGCATTAACTGCAGTTGATATTACAGGTGTGCCGTTAACTGGTGCGGATTTATCCGGTAGTGTGTTTACAAATGCGACGCTCACATCATGCGACATATCCGGTGCAAATCTCTCGCGTGTTACATTTACAGGTGTAATCAGCGGTGGAATAACCGGTGGTGCATCCACCACGCTTACGATGCCGACAGGGTATGTCGTCCGTGGAGGTTACATTATCGGTGCGGGTGTTTCACTGGTTGCCGCCAATCTCTCGAGTATTGATTTGACAGACACAATAATAACAAGTGCCATCATGACAACCGCGAACCTCACTAGCGCCACATTGATGCGAATAATAACGGGCGGACTCGTGAACGCGGAAACAGCCACATTGCCTACAGGATATGTTATTCGAAACGGGTATATTGTTGGTCCCAATGTGTCTCTGGCTGCTGCGTCACTGACAAATATAGATTTATCAGGTATATCTATCGCAGGAACAATTATGACAAATACAAATATAAGCGGCGCTTCAACAATATTAACCCGTATGTCATCGGGCGGAATAACGGGTCTTACAACGGCTACACTACCGACGGGGTATGTTGCACGTAACGGATATATCATCGGTGCGGGTGTGAATGCGACGGGAGCTGCACTATCGGCAATGGTGCTTACATCCGTAAATATGACCGGGATTGATTTGACGAATGCGAACTTGACAAACGCTGTTCTTACTTCGGCTACAATCACTGGTGCGATCCTCACGGGCGCAACACTGACAAATGCGATAACGGGTGGTGGTATCGTCGGTGCGACAACAGCCACATTGCCGACGGGGTATGTTGCACGCAGTAATGGCGTCGGTAGTGGATTTATTATTGGTCCAGGTGTATCACTCCAAAATGCAGTACTAACTAGCGTAGATTTGTCGGGGGTCGCACTCACTGGCGCGACAATGACCGGCGCCAACTTAACGGGTGCAATACTGACGAACGCCAGTATTTCAGGTACAATTTTCACGAATACCACACTCACGGGTGTTCGGAGCGGCGGGATGACTGGTGCAGCAACGGCCACATTGAAAACAGGATATATTGTGCGTAATACGGGTGGTAGTTCTACAGGTGGATTCTTGATCGGTGCGGGCGTCAACCTCTCCGGTGCGGATTTATCTGGGGTTGATATGTCTGGTGTTGTCCTAACAAGCACTGATTTCACTAGTGCAAATCTGACAAACGCAAGTTTGCGAAATACGACACTTACGACTGCGAATCTCACAGGTGCAACAGTCACTGGACTTCTTACCGGAGGTATTACTGGACTTACAACAGCAACACTCCCTTCTGCATCATATGTTGCGCGTGGCAGTAGCGGCGGCGGGTCAGTCGGTTTGATTGTCGGTCCTGGTGTCAAACTCATCAGCGCCAATCTGTCGGGTGCTGACCTCACAAACATCAATATAGCGAACTGTGATATTTCGGGTGCGAACCTATTAGGTGCGACGATAACGGGTCTGCTAAGTGGCGGGTTATTAAATGCGACGGCCGGGGCGGGCGCAACAATGCCGAATGCTGCAACAGTAGTGCGTGGAGGTTATCTTCTTGGCAGTGGCGTATCACTTGTCGGTGCGGATTTGAGCAGTGTAGATTTATCAGGTGTGAACCTACCCGCCGCGGATATTAGTGGTGCGATTTTCACAGAGACAACCACACTGACGAATATAACAACTGGTGAATTGCGTGGTGTTCCATTTGCGACATTTCCAAATACTTATATAGGTCGAAGTGGATTCATCATTGGTCCGGGTGTTCGTCTTCTTTCCGCCAATTTATCGGGTGTGACCTTCACGGGAGTCAATCTCACCGGCGCCAACCTCACAGGCGCCAACCTGACGAGTGCGATCCTTGCGGGTGTTGATATTTCGGGTGCGAATTTCACTGATGCGATATTGACGGGGATCATTTCAACAGGTGGCGGAATAACAGGTGGCGCGGGAGCATCTGCAGCAATCTTTCCGACGATTGCGGCAGGCGCGGGCGGTGGCGTCTGGGGCGTCCGTGCAGGGTATCTCCTTGGACCCTCCGCCATAGCGCGGTCGGCTGATCTTTCCGCGTCCGTGGATTTATCCGGAATTAATTTACGCGGATGTGATATCTCTGGTGCGAATCTTACAAACGCCAATTTCGCGAATAATGACATGAGTGGAACCAATTTAACAAATACAAATCTAACAAATATAACGAGTATAGGTATCGTGACCGGTACTACCGCTACCGCCACCGCCATATTCGCAGGCGCATCCGCGAGTTATACTATCCGTAATGGATTCATCGTCGGTCCCGCCATCAATCTCTCGGATAAAACCCTCACCAATATAAATCTCTCGAACACCATACTAACCACCGCCAATTTCACCGGAGCCAACCTAACAAACGCCAATCTCGCAGCTGCAGATATATCCGGCGCAACATTCTCCGGCGCAACCTTGGCGGGTGTTACTTCCGGACAAATAGTTTCTCCGGCGCAAGCGTCCGCGGCCGCGGTGACCCTCCCTACGAATTTCCAACTCCGAGGCGGGTTTATCGTCGGTCCCGGGTGTAATCTCGCTGGCGCGGACTTAACAAATGTGGATTTATCCGGTGTGAATCTCTCGAACACAATAATATCAAGCACTACGAATTTCTCTAATACACTGATTGTTGGCGCGACATTGACGGGGATGTCGGCGTTTACGGCAGTTCAGAAATCGCAATTACGTCGAAATGCGGCCAATGTGGCGGCCGGGATCACGGCCATCGAAATAACAACGATCGCACCGACAGATCTACCATTATTAAATCCGGCAATACGCACCACGGATATCGTCCGCTTGACGGGGGGGATAGATTTATATACTCCCACCATAGGCGCGGGACCGGGCGGGGTTACGGTGATCTCGGGATTCACGACGGACGCAGATACAACTAAGGGATTTTATGTAGATATACCCAATAACGCTATTTTCCAGATAACGGGGAATAGCGCTGGGGATACGAAACAATATCGGAGCTCTGGTGCCGGCGTCATCGAAGAAGTCGACGGGTCGCAAAACACCGTCACCATAATAAGAATCCGTAATACATTATATCGGGTGTATAGCGGGTCGCTTATCGGAATCCCCCTAACTATAAATGAATATAAGGTAATCGGTGCGGGATTATATGATATTCTATTAAATGGTGGTTATGGTGGTGGCGCGATGGGTAGCACAGGCCCGCAGGGCGCACCAGGAACAAATGCGGTCACATATGGCGCCACAGGACCCACAGGACCGGCCGCCGGAGTCATCAACGGAGGAACTGGACCCACGGGTCCCGCTGGTGCAACAGGACCCGCTGGCGCAACCGGACCCACCGGCGAAGATGGACGAACAGGACCGGATGGTGTCACAGGTCAAACGGGAATACGCGGACCGAAGGGTCCACCAGGTGTAGTGGCGGAAGTGGGAGATACTGGACCCACCGGTCCCATGGGTGCGACGGGTATCACCGGGCCACAAGGAGCACCGGGTGGGGTAGATTTCACCGGTCCTGCAGGCGCAATCGGCGCAACAGGCCCGACAGGTGCGACGGGTGCATATACTACATTAGGCGCGACCGGTGCAACAGGCCCACAAGGCGCAACAGGCGCATTTTCGATCTGGAAATATTACGGGTATCCGGTCGAATATGGCGGCAATGCAGGAAATACCGGAAATACGGGAAGTATCTATTATGACGGTAGGGTCGCAATCGGAAAATCCGCCCCGGACGCGTCATTTGCACTGGATGTGAGTGGTAGTATCCGGTGTATCGGTATTAATAACGTGAGTGATTATAGAATTAAGGAAGATGTGCGTGATATCTCGGCGTCCTTGACACGTCTTCGTGGAGCACATTATTTAAACGAAATTACCCAACGCTCCGAATACGGTTTCATCGCACACGAGGTCCAAGAAGTATATCCGGAACTCGTCTATGGTGAAAAGGACCACCGCGTCGAATTACAATCGATTGACTATAGGTCATTATTCGGCCTACTGACCAATGATATCCAGCAAATGAAAGAACGCGTGAAACGATTAATGAGGCGTTGATGAATGCTGCATCAGCGTCAATAAAGAATATTCTTATGTTATTATAGAAGACATCATACCATCTACTATACTGACATCACTAAAGACGAGACCATTCAATGTCATCATATGTTCTCAATTTTGACGGAGTAGATGACGCAGTAACGGCGGGTATTCCGTCGTGGACATATTCAACACAATTTCGCACAACGATGACGGTAGAATGCTGGTTTAAAACATCCGATACAAATAATCAAAAACTGGGTGAATTTGTATCAAGGTGGAACACGGCTGGTTCGGCATCAAATAGCATGTTTCTTCTAGCGATGGCTCCTTCCGGTGATCTTACGTGCTGGATGACGAATTCATCAGGAACATTTGGAGGTACCGGTTCGACGACAACATATAAAGACGCACAATGGCATCACGTAGCAATTACATACAATTCAAGCACGGGTGTAGTGAGTATGTATATCGATGGTACTTTTAACAATAGTTCAACAACCCCGTCATTTGGCCTTCTTTCGAACAATACAACTACCCGACTTATATTCGGAAGCGACGATGCGGGCGCCTCGCCGAATACACAAACAGACCGACAGTTTCGCGGTGCGTTATCGGATATTCGTATGTGGAATGTTGTGCGGTCGGCCGCAGATATCTCAAATAACTATCGCCAACGACTCATCGGGAATGAAACGGGGTTGGTCGGATATTGGAAATTGAACCAAGGATACAGCAATGGTTGGGGATCTTACGCCATAGCGTTAGATAGCACAAGCACACGCGCACACGGCACACTTATCGCGACCGCATTCGGTGGGAATCCATCAGGTAGTTGGATAACATCATCCCTCTCCTTTCTTCCGCGTATTTCAACGATAACGCTAGGTCCGAACAATGGCGTATATAATGTATCCGATGCATCGTTTTCGTTTATGGACCCGAGTTCGAATAGTATGGGTGCATTTTCATACGCCATCAATTCCGCGGCTGCCACGATTGCCAACGGCGCGACGGCCACGACGAAAATCGTCTACGCAACCACCGGCGCGATATCCATACCGACCCTCACTACATACGAGTTCCCCGAAATCGCGTCACTCGCAGATTGGCAGATCGATATTAGTTTTACGGTGACAAGCGGTGCTGGAACATCGCGTGCACTTGTTGGTGATATGTATAACGAAATAAATTCGGGTAGTGGATGGGGATTATGGGTATCATCCAATAATAGAATACTTTGGAGATGGATAACTACAACATCCGAACCCGCAACAATTTCAGTCGCCACCAACACACCGTATGTTCTTACAGCGTCACAATCCAGTGCAACATCAATCATCACATTAACGCTGCGAACGGTTTCATCGGGGGCGACACAGACGGGATCATTTGGCACGGGTGGAAACCCGATTGGGCGAGGTCCAGTAACGATTGGTGGATGGCGCATATTAAGCAGCGAGAATTTCCCAGGAACGATATCCTATGTAAATGTGAGTGTTCCAACATTCCCGCGTGTGGTTACACTTGTATCAAGTACCGAGGGAACACCCGCCACGATAACCGCGACACAGGCGACGTTTCTTGATTTCGGGACGAATACGAAAACCGCGTCATTGACAGCGTCGATTACGACAACTGTATTTTCTACCGTGTTTTCAGTCCAGGCAAATAAGGTATATGGTGACGCACCATTTGCTCTCATCCCGCCCACATCGAATAATACCGGCGGAACATTCAGTTATACGAGCAGTAATATTGGCGTGGCGACTATTGGAACTGGCGGAAGCAGCAATATCGCGACAATTGTCGGTGTAGGTTCCACGACAATCACAGTAACGCAAGCAGCCACATCGACACATACCGCAAATACCGCGACGGCGTCGTTTACAGTGACATATAATCCCAACCAAACAAATCAGGATTTATCAGGTATAAATCTATCGGGAATAAATCTAACGGGATTTGATTATACAAACGCGAATCTGACAAACGCGAATCTGACAAACGCCATAATCACCAACACGAATTTCGCCAATGCGCGGATTGTGGGCGCCAACCTAACAGGTATAGCGTTTAGCGATGGACAAAAAATCCAATTACGGAAAAATGCCGATAATGTCGCGGCAAATATTGCCGCAATTACACTTCCGTCAACAATAACCCCGACAAGTATTACAACAATTATACCGAGCATCAAAATCGCGGATTTGGTGAATATACAGACAATCCAAGTGATTACACCAGACGCAGGCAACAATAACAGTGTCACAATCACACCAAGTGCAACCAGCGGATTTTATATCAGCGCGGTAAATGACGCAACTGTCCAAATAAACGGTGCAGTATATACCTCGAACGCAAATGGGACGGTAGTAGATGTAAACGGTGCGACGGTATCATTTATTAAAATCGGTGCAGTATTATACCGGATCTACGCCGGGTCGATTATCGGAATACCGGTAGATCCGAATTATTATAAAGTGAAATCATATGGATTAGGGGATGTTCTTACGGTATATAATATGGGTGGCGGGAATGTTGGTGCGACGGGGGCGACGGGTGCAAACGGTATAAATGGCGTTGCAGGGACGACAGGTGCGACGGGTGCATATGGGTATCAGGGTGTCACGGGTCCTACTGGCGCGTCGGGTCCATCGGGTCCACAAGGACCGACAGGTTTAACTGGACCGTGGGGTGTGACGGGTGCGTATGGTTTATTCGGACCAAGTGGTCCAACGGGGGTGGTGGGTATCACTGGTCCGTCCGCAAGTAAAGGAGATACAGGTCCCGCCGGTCCAATGGGTATAACTGGTCCACAGGGGTCGACTGGACCGCAGGGAGAATACGGTATCACTGGGAATACGGGGGCTGCGGGTGCAATCGGCGCGACGGGTCCACATGGAGAGATTGTCGACCAAGGATATACGGGGGCGACGGGGATAATCGGACCGACGGGGACAAATATATGGAATCTAGTAAGCGGTGGTGGCGGCGGCGCATCATCCCCGATTTATTACAGTTTAGGTCGGGTAGCCATCCAAACGAATACACCGAGCACCTTTTATTTACTGGATGTGAGCGGGAATATAAAAACGACAGGTGTTATGAATGTTAGTGATTATCGTATTAAACACGATGTCGTATATATGAGCGACACTGCGCCAGATCGAGATATTTTATCGAACCAGATACACCGAATGCGACCGGTTATGTTTGAAAACACCCTGCGAAATGGTGCATTAGAATACGGGTTTCTCGCACATGAAGTCCAGGCGATATTTCCGGAATTAGTAATTGGTATAAAGGACACCGTAGGAGAATACCAGGCTATTAGTTATCATCAACTGTTCGCGATCTGTTGCGAGGAAATAAAATCACTTAACGATAGAATTACGCGACTGGAGCGTAATAATTACGCGACTGGAGACTTCAATAAAAATAACCGAATAATATAACACGCATATATACACATATATACACACAGGAATGTCAAATTATACAGGACAAAATCTCACAGGTTATTCATTTGTAGGACAGAACCTCACAAATGCGATATTTACAAATGCGATCCTTACAGATGCGGACTTCTCCGGTTGTAATTTAACAAATGCGGTATTCGGTGGGGCCATTATGCGAAATGCAGGAATACCAAATACAAATCTCTCGGGAGTCGTATTATCAGGCGTCCAGGCGGCACAACTATTATACAATTCGGTGAATCAAGAGATTGCATATCTAACTACACGACTTACCGCGGATTTACAAGCACCAGGGTTGCCTTCCGTGATAACAACGATTTTAACAGATGATGTGAGAGATTTACCGGCTACCAGTGGCGGCGTGACAGGCCTCGATATTCTCACCGCGACCACCGTGTCACCAGGCGTAAAGCAGGCCACAATCACTGTCGATCCGCGACGTGCATTTTATATCAACGGGATTTCTCTCGCGAATAATGACAGTGTTACATTAAATGTTAACATTCAGAGTATTGGAACAATCAACGATCCTAACATAGTTATAACCTACGCCATGAAAACATTTACTGTCTCTCGAAGTAATGCAGGTGTGATATCCATTGTGGATTCAACTGCAGGCGCCGGAAATCCGGTAATAACCAATGCGCTTCTTCGTCTCGGGAATGTCGTGTATAAAATCCATGGTTATACGATGATAGGTGTGCCTTATGATATAAATATTTATAATGTAGTCAATGTTGGTCTCTACGATATTCTCTCGAACTCCGATTATTTAGACGGACAAACCGGGGCGACGGGGGCGCGAGGAGCAACGGGGACAAGCGGGGTGACGGGTCTATCGGGCCCAACGGGTGCAGCCTCTTTAGATGGATCCACGGGTCCATCCGGACCAGAAGGTGCAACCGGTCCAGAAGGCGCAACAGGCCCGATAGGTCTAGCGGGTCCAACCGGTCAAGAAGGTGCGACGGGTGTGACCGGTCCCGATGGGGCGCAAGGTGATGCAGGAACACTAAGTGGTCTAGGACCTACGGGTCCAACCGGTCCAGATGGGTCGACTGGACCGACGGGACAGGGAGGTATCGCCGGAATTATCGTCAATGCAGGACCACCAGGCACCCAAGGAGCAACGGGGTCAACCGGATTAAGCGGTGGATTAATGGGATTTGGTGCAACAGGTCCGACGGGAGCGACGGGTACGACAAACACGGGACCATGGACTGTGATAAACCCAGGCGCACCGGAAAATACAACCGGATATACGAATATTAATTATTATATACTGCCGGTGGAAGGCGGTGCGAATGGGACACGCACAACCGTGGGGATTAATACGGCGAGTGCGGGAGGACCGATCGATATTAGGTATACATTGGATGTTAGTGGTGTCATAAAAACCGTAGGTATGAATAGCGTGAGTGATTATCGTATTAAAACAAATGTGCATGATTTACCGGAAAACAAAACCGTCGATGAATTGCGTCCAGTGAAATATACGAATCGACTTACGGGTCGGAGCGAATACGGGTTTCTGGCGCATGAATTACAAGAAGTATATCCGGAAATGGTGGTGGGCGTAAAAGACGACATATTAGGGTATCAGACGATACAATATGACCAGTTATTCGCGATATTTATTTCGGAAATAAAGAAATTAAGAGACGACGTCGAAAGACTGGAGGCGAATGCCAATACATAATATAATTACCCAATGGTCTTATAAAATTATATTATGAATCTACATATAAGAGAATGCCAGTTGATTATTCTAATCAAGATATAACAAGCACCGATCTGACCGGTGCGGATTTGAGTGGTGGCAATTTTACAAACACAAATGCGACCAGTGTTGATTTTACGAATGCAAATATAACCAACGCGATATTTAAAAACACACTCATCGTTGGTGCGACTATCGGCACACTGACATTTAGTGATCTACAGAAAGGATATCTTCTTTTACGTGCGGCCAACCATGGTATCGCGGCTATCATCGATCTGGTATCTCTGACATTGTCGCAGTTTCGCATAATACAACCGGCAGTTACTCTGGATAGTATAACGACGATACAAAGTGTCACCGTGAAGATCCCGAATAGTCAGGGTGAAGGATACACTACCGCGATAACTCCAGCGATCCATCAACTTGTCTGTATTTATGTTGCGACGAACCAGAATATCGTGATTTCAAACATGACGCCAGCACCGCGAACGATACGTAGTAATGGTACGGTCATCCAGGATGTTGATAATGCGAATGCGACATTGACATATATGAAGGTTGGGTCGGTTCCGTATCGTCTTACGGCCGGGAATGGTGATGGTATTATCGCATTTATTCCGCTTGATATGAATGTTTACCAAGTGAATGAATCGGGGTTGGGTGATATTCTCTCGTTGAATACATTTGTAGGTGCGACGGGACCGCAGGGATACACTGGACCGACTGGACCTCAGGGCGACACGGGTCCAACGGGACCTATCGCACCGACGGGACCGCAAGGATACACCGGACCGACAGGACCGCAGGGCGACACGGGTCACACCGGACCTATCGCACCTACGGGACCAATGGGCGCAACCGGACCTACTGGACCTCAGGGCGAAACCGGACCAACTGGACCTATCGCACCTACGGGACCAATGGGCGCAACCGGACCGACAGGACCTCAGGGCGAAACCGGACCAACTGGACCTATCGCACCGACGGGACCAATGGGCGCAACCGGACCGACAGGACCTCAGGGCGAAACCGGACCGACTGGACCGATCGCACCTACTGGACCGCAAGGATACACCGGACCGACAGGACCTCAGGGCGAAACCGGACCGACGGGACCTATCGCACCGACGGGACCGCAAGGATACACCGGACCGACAGGACCTCAGGGCGAAACCGGACCGACG